CCCCACCCCCGCCCCAGGTCAGGAGAACATACCTCTCCTTTTCCGTCGTCTACGCTCCCCAGAACAACACAATCTTAACCAGAAGCAGATCCACAGGCAGAGATAGCAGAACTTTCTCCAGCACCTTTGCAATTGGGTCTTATATTTCCAGGCACAAAAGAAGCCGAGCAGGAAACCAATTAGGAGGCACAGAACAACTATGAGCAGGAGTGCCCACAGGGGTATTTGCAAGTTACCACTGTTTGGAGAATCCGGTCCCGCTGTTGAATTATTTACACTTGTTCCATTGAGACTTTCACTTGCGCAGCCCCCTAGGACAGCTAGGATTGCTAGGAGCAAGCAGAGTAGCTTCATGATGAGCCTCCTTTACCGGTCGCCTCTGTAGTGAAGCATGGCTCTCGGTCTAAATAACGAGACCCCCCACGCTTTTCTCACTTTAAGTCATACACCTAATCTGGTTGCAAACTTAAAAATAAGTTCTTGACCTTCAGAACAGTGAAAGGGTTTTGCCCAGATTTAAAAAAGCAAATCTTATCCAAAAACCTTCTAGGGTGACATTGTCATTAAGGGACCGGTAACTAGGACATTTCCCTAGGCTTGGAACATGTATTTTTCCATATATCCATATATTTTCTCTTGATTGGGAATTAGGTTGAATTCTTGGGACAAGGAGTGATATACACTCTCAAGCAAACATGCAAATTTTTCCCCTTGGTTTACCCTTACAGTCAGATTTTAACTTGAAAAATTACCTATAGGGGCGGGTCATTGCCTTAAATGGCTAATATATCGGTCCCCAAGGGGGATTATCTTCTTTTTGTCCTACTGCTTTAATTGGATTGGCCCATGTCTTGAAAATAAGCAGGAAGTTGATTTAAACTAGACAGACTAGAGTCAGACAGGGCAACTATCCAGGATAATTACTAATTTTGAACATGCCTTACAAACCTCAGAATCCTCTAGGAGGACCTAATCAAGGACCCACCCCTGATATAGAATCCGGCCCCGGATCAGAGTCCTCCGGTTCGACAGCAGGAATGGGATCCAACTCAGGATCAGGATCCAGTTCAGGATCAGGACCAAGACCTGGTTCTCCTTCCGGATCCAGCTCAGGATCAGGAACAAGACCTAGATCTCCTTCAGGATCCAGCTCAGGATCAGGAACAAGACCTAGATCTCCTTCAGGATCCAGCTCAGGATCAGGAACAAGACCTAGATCTCCTTCAGGATCCAGCTCAGGATCAGGGGAAAGGCCTAGATCTCCTTCAGGATCCAGCTCAGGATCAGGACCAAGACCTAGATCTCCTTCAGGATCCAGCTCAGGATCAGGGGAAAGGCCTAAATCGGGTGCAGGATCCGGACAAAGGCCTGAATCGGGTCCAAGAGCGCCCAGACACATAGATGGCTATGCACCTTGGAACCCAGAAGACCCAGAAGTTCAAGTACCCCTATGTTTAGATGAATATGATCCCGGAAACGAGCATGGCCCCTTCAATTATCAAACAAAACCTAAGAAGTTCTCAACACCAAGTAAGTAATTCTCTGGGGCTATGTGTTTATTTGTGGGTGTGTTCTAGAACATATTTTAATAGATTCTATATTCTTGGTTTTAAGGGGTCCCAATCCCAAGGAGGCCTTGCCCATGCAACATCTTCCAAGCCATGGTTCTGCTGTTCCTGTTCCTTATTTTAATGATGCTCCTTTACATCTGTAAGTTAACATGACATATTTTACAATATTGGGCTAAACCCGGTTAAATCTGGACTTAACTAATTCTTCCTGTTTTATAGGTATCCTCCTGTCACAACTTGTCCTTAGAGATGGAATGCCCAGGAACGGGACGAATACTTCTTAAGGCAATAAGCATTTTTATTAATGCATCCACACTACAACTGCAGCAGTGTTAATTATCTTCCCATAAATATCCTCTGCAGTATTTTGCTCAAACCACCGCTTGGTGTCACCCTTTGGGGCTTCAGGCATGCAATCTGATCATTTGGTACAATAGTGAGTCTGTCTTTATGATCAGTAATATATGAGCTCTGAGCAATAAAGGCCATGGCCTTTTTCTCAAATATGAGGGGATGATAGGCTCCGTATGTACATGCTGTATCCTTCATACTGTCATAATAGTGACACAGCTCTATTCCCTTCAGAGATAAAAAGCCATAAAGGTCAATCTTCTTACAAATGTTCATCAGGAGAGCAAGCCCGATGGTCCCTGATGAAGGTGGGTTGGGTTGAATTCTTTCGGCACTGAAAGCTTGTATGACTGTCCACACCTTCCATATAAAATTTGGATTGAGGATAAACGCTTCCTGGCCTTGCATTTTGTCCACCCATTGTCTGAAATTGTCAAAGAATTTATACTCAGGGTTAGAATACCATTCTGTAAGATTTACATTATATGTAGTAGGATCCCAGATCACAAATTGATCTCCCAGACCTTTCATATTTGTAAAGAAGAATTCTTTTCGCCTCGTAAAAACTTGAGAATTAAATAGTCTGATTGATGTTTTGCTTCCTACATCTAGCTCATACCCTTTAGTGGGGGCATCATTGAACCTCATTATGAGGTCATGAGAATCTATATCTTCTCCAAAATTGGATGCTCTCATAGATGCAGCCGATGAGACCACAGCACACGTGGTTTTTGCTCTAATTTTATCAAATACCATAGACCCGAAAGGCAAATAGTAAGACCAGTTAGAATGCATGAATGGCCTGTCCCTCTTTGTGATAAAGGCATCCAGAATACCCTGCAATTTGCACATGAGTTCATATTTTGTCATTTTAACCCCAAAGTCCACAGTATTAGGGACCTTATATTTATTGGCCAATATCTGACTATTTTTAATTTTAATGAGTCTTGGCTCAAGGTCACCACTCATAAACTGACTCCAGGAAGGTTCCACATCAGGATGTCTTTGTGCAGGTCCATCAGAAAGTATATATTTATAGGAGAGTGGGGCAAGTATTACCCATATAGCCACACCAACCAAACATAGACAAGTAACATTGCCACGGGAACACCTCACTACCTTACTAAATAGTCCACGATGAGGTGTTAGGTTTTCGGGAACTTCTGGAAGCTTAGAGTATCTCATATGGTTCCGGGCCATTGTAATTTAAGGTTTATAGCTAGACAAAGAAATCTGACTTACCTCCACACAGTCTACTATTCTGACCACATTTATACCTACCTAAAGAATGTGCAATATAAATAAATCTGCAACATCTCCCCAAGGCCCAACTTAGACCTTAAATTTTATATACTTTGTTGCATCTGCTTCATATCTGATTCAGTGAAAGATATTACTGTATCCACGCCTCCTGTATTAGATGCCACCTCTTTCTCACATTGTTCGAAATGGAACTCTGTATTAAAAATCTGGTGCTCATGTATGAATTCTCTCAACCTGATAACTTGTTCCTTAAGGATATCAAATGTCCACAATATTGCAAACACAAACACCAACATATCCATTAACCTCATATATATCTTGGATTTCATGAAATCCCCTTGCATGAGGGCCCAGTATACAGACCAAAAGAGGCAAAAAGTGCCCCCAATTATGGTTACGTGGCAGAGGGTTGTGAATACAAATTTACAAATAGCCAGTCTGGAATAGGTCTTTAGCTTCCATCTGCATAGTGGTTTCACATATTTCTTTCCCGAGAATTCATGTTTGCATAACTCACATTGCAGAGTCTGTGAGATCCTTACCCAGTTCCCCAAACACTTATTATGCACAAACTGTAGAGTCCCCTTACATTCACATGGAGCAATAAGAATCCCATCATCTAATAAACAAATTCGACAGGACCTTCTATCCAGGGACATCTCCATACAGAGTATCTAATAGTCTCAGCAGGATTGTAAATGTCCTCTTTAAATAAGCTCATGAGCTCCAACTGGATTTTACTATACAGAAGTCAGCTGATAACCACAACCCATTTGAAATCCCCACTGTTCACGCCCTCCTACTCCTACATGTTCACACTAGCAGCAACATCAAGAAAACAGGACACAAAGTACCTTAAACCAGTTGATTTTATTAGGCCATGTCAGCAGCATGAAATCATCCGGACAGATTTAATAATTAATACGACTCATAAGAGTACCTGTCACACTGACCATTGGTAGGACAATGTCTAAAACCATATGAGACGGTTCCCTGCCCCCCAATAGAGACCACCTTCGTGGATGGATGGACTGGAGATGTAGCCCCACACCAGGGATGGATCTGCAGATCAAAAACAGGTGAGATCTTGGACAAAGGGGGGCGGTTTAAAGAAGAGGCAGTTACATAATAAGTAAACGGGGGTCCCTGTCTCAGAGTGGGTTCCTGTGTATTATCAGACCATAAATAAGGTGACCCACAACACAGAAGACTGGAGGTCAGATTAACTTGGCAGAGTGTCTTGGAATAAATCTTCTGTTTCAGATATAGGTTCTTGGTGACAAAAAGGGTCTGTGGCCAATATTTTATGAAGACAGGAGTCACTCCACTGAAATTGGCATAAATAATAATATTCAAGGTACTATATGTCTGTTCCTTGATGCAGCATCTGGTACCATATAAGGGATCACAGAAAACAGTGCCCTGCATAAAATCATGAAATGGATTATTGCCTCCAATATGTTTCTCAAAGGATGATTCACTCACATTTACAGATAGTATATTTCTGCAGTTATTATACATGTCACTTACCCCCTCAAAAGATGCGAAAGGATTGGCTGTGGAATTTTCCATACATCTGGTCTTGTTTAGGTTGTCATCATGTAATCCCTGTTGGCCTTGGTAAAAGGGCGGTCTTCCACAAATCCAATTCCATAAGATAATTGAAAGCAGAGGCAGGAGAAGCTTCATCTTGATCTATCTGAGGCTTTACTTACACCAAAAGTTTCAGCTAACAGCATAGATGTATGCTACCAATCCTATTTATAGGGCCTATATATGTTTAAATGTTTCACTTTCAATAATATATTTTAGTTTATACAGGCAAATATGCTTTATGTGCATGGATGTGATGCATTTTTATGTGGGATGTGTTAAGGTCACTTACGCAGATTGATGGGTAGATTGATGGGTATTCATGCCCGGGGGTATATTCAATCTTAGAAAACAGGATGTATGATGCAAGGTAGTATGTGACTTACTGGAGCTGCATACCATATGGACAAACAACTCCAAGGGGTACAACCTAATTTCCATGTTTCTTTTAAAAGAAAATTATATTTGGACTACGTGTGGGGGATTTCAAGAAGTCCCGGAAAGCAGCATAACTTACTGTTTCCAAGCAGACCCACCTGTTTTTAATTAGCTTTAGGGTTTGTGTAAGATATGTACACAAATGTGTTCTATACTACTGGATGATATGTCTCCTCCCCTAACACCCTGGCTTCATGCCCTATAAAGTCAGAGAATGGGAAATACTTTAAAGCACTGTTCAAGTATGGAGCAATTCTTTGAAGATGTGCTCCTATACTTATTCAACAGAATCCCCAGGGGACACCTTAGAGCAGAACAACTGGTTCTGGTGGAATTAGTGCAGAAAATCCTGTTCTCTAATATGACCACCATCATCCAAGTGGCAGAAATATTTTGCCTGAATGCAAAAGAGGATAACCTAAAGCAGCTTACCAATTCCATCTCTATGATGAATGCTGCCATTCTCAACATCAGCAGCAAGCAACTAGCCATCATGATATCTGTCTTATATGTGATTATCATGCTAAAAAGACAAGACATCACGACACTTGGGGCAACCGTTGGACAAATACTTGCTTCGGAGTTCATAAACTGTCACTCACAGCGGCTCATTGATGTGGGAGGCATAAAAGGCATGATTGCTAGAGATCACAAACACTTATACATCAGATATAAACTCAAGACATTGTTTTGTTTTTAAACAAATATCTAACATGTAATCTACCACAACCAAAAATAAAAACCGTCTGTCTTTCAATTTGTCATTCAGAACTGTCTGTTGGGCTAGAGGGGCAATATAAAAGTGGAGGGCACAGCTGAAATACATTGTTAGAGCAGCATCTGTGGACAGAAGCCATGACCAGCAAGGGAAACATGGGAACGGAGAACAATATTGCATCTCAGGCTGAAGTGGGAGCATGTGGCTACATATATTTCTATCCTCTTAATCAATTCCCAGTAGAAGAAGCTTCACTTCTAGGAAATAGGTGTCAGAATGCAACCACCTTATCTCTCCCTCTCTTGTGTGGCCTCACTGTGGAATCCACTTTTGCATTCAATGTCAAAGCCATACATAGAAAGCTTGATTCCACCACAGTCCTGGCTCGTGTGTCAAGCTTCCATAGGGAGATGTTCGTATTCCATAATGGATCTGCATTCAGTCCTATAGTTGACGCGCCAGGCCTTCCAGACCTATGCCACAGGGCAAGACATCTATTTGGTTTTACAGCATTCACGCCACGGACCATACCAGATACAGACATTGCCTGGCTCTGTGCTCCAGATTATACGCCTCAGGAATGTATAGGAGCCGTAGCTATTACAGAAGTGTTCAAGGAAAGACTTTATAGTGGTAACCTAGTACCCCTACAACATCTGAAGACAGAAGTCACTATAGGCCAAATGACAGCACACCGTATTCCACTATATGACCGTGATTTATTCAAGTGCACTCAAAGTCCAAAGCTATTTTACAACAGGGAACTCAGTGAGTACATGCACGATACTTTATTCACTGTAATTGCTCAAACCCTACGTATTCGTGATGTGAGTTCTGTCATCTCGGCCATGGAGAATCAAGACATACATGACCAATATAAGATCTCCAAAATTGCCCAACATAAAGACTACTCCAGCAATACCTTCCAGCTTCCAGATTATAGACAGTTGATGATCATAGATGCTGCAGCTAGTGAGCTTGCCATGAGTTATGGTTTGGCCTTCATAGAAGCACCACATGATGTGTCTGGGATTTTAAATTTTGACACGTGGCCAATATTTGATGACTGTAGTTCACAAACAGACAGACTGGACGCCCTCAAGCGATGGAACGCACAGCAAGCTATCCACATCCATGCCCAACTGTTTGCAACAAATTCAATTCTCTACATCACTAAGGTGAAGAGATTGGCTGAAACAGCTCAGAAAACTAGCTCAGAAAACTTGGCTTACAACAATTACTTCCTAGGTCATGGATTATCGGACCTCCATGGACAAACAATGACAGAAATGGGCCTTCCTAGCTTTGCTGGGATACCAAAAAGTACCCTGGATTGTTCCGAGTATAGCCCACTACACCTAGCCTATGCAGCATCATTTTCCCCGTCACTGCTTGCAAGGCTTTGCTATTATCTTCAATTTGCATATGCTCAGAAGACAACCGGCAAGAAACGCGCCCCACTGTCTCAATATGTGACAGGTACTGCCAACTCAGCCCTTTGTGAGTACTGCTCAGGACAAGCCCCAAATACTTGCATAGAAACACTGATGTACCGCCTCAAGGAGAGACTACCCCCAATCTCAACTAATCAGAAACGAGACCCATATGTAATCACAGGAACATCTGGTCCCTACTCTGATCTTGAACTACTTGGAAATTTTGCTAGTTTTAAAGAGAGGGATGAAGGGACCCAAGGAGATGATGACAAGTTGAGATATGCTTATGGACAACTCTGTGACACTTTCAGGGAAAAGTTGGAGGCACTGGGCGTTGGAGAAACTGAAACGGAGACTACAGTATCCATAACCAGCATCAACAGTTTCTTACGCATTTTCAGGGAACTGGATGCTCTCTGTGAGTCAGAGGCAACAGACTTCATCAATAAACTCACGGTCAACAACATCAATTATAGAGAGACCATAAGAAACATAGCCAACGTGATACAGATATCCTGCAACCCTAACTGGCAGGCACCATGCAGTGTATTCATAGCTTTATTCTATAGGTCAATATTGACCATAATTCAAGACATTGCACTTCCGGTCTGTATGACATATGAGATGGAGAACCCAGCTTTAGGACAATACCCAAGTGAATGGCTCAAGATGCACTTCCAGACACTTTGGACAAATTTTAAGACATGTTGCATGGACAGAGGAGTGATGACGGGCGTCCAGGTGACAGCCATACACAAAGAGGGCTACACAGAACTATTTGATACTGATATGATTCTAGACAGTCCTACCTGCCCCATGAAAATGCAACTGAAACTGTCAAGGGCAGCCATAACAATACCAAAGACCTACAAGATCAAGCATAGGATAGTTGTATCAAGCGCTATCACAAATGAGCATGTGCAAAACAGCTTCGCCAAACCTATAAACCCGCGAGATAAATATATCACCCTAGGACCATATGTAAAGTTCCTATATAAGTACCATCGTGTTATGTTCCCCAAAGCCAAAATTAGCCCATTTAATTTTTGGAACATAGTGTCTGAGCAACAGCGTTATCCTAACATAGAAGGAGTGGATGCTGGAGAATTGAGGGAGTTGGTAAGTTATGTTAATGCAAACAGCCGCCTGCATGAGAGTAGGAACGTGTTTGACCTATGTCCCACCACCATGGCAATGTATGCCAGACAGAAGCTTAATAATCACATAATGCATGTATGTGGCCAAACACAGAATTATGCAGGACTTCTCTGTTGCCTCTCCCCTATAGTACAGGAAGTCAATGCTTCTGAATTTCCACATGCACTAGCAACTCAAAAATGTAATGATCCAGCAATATATCAACACTGTGCGACCACCACCAGGACTCTTGGAGTACAGACATCTACACTCAACTATATTGGCACACAGGGAAGACTGCGCCCCGTTGTCACAGCTCCCATTATTGTTAACAAATACACTGGGATAAACGGAAACAACACGCTCTTTCAGTCTGGTAACTTGGGATATTTCTGTGGATTGGGTGTAGATAGGAACTTATTACCAGAATCTGGCTTTGGCCGGAGGCAGACCGCAACATCCCAATTCAGGAAAAAGTTCCTCTTCCTCGTACCTGTTTATGGAAATTTGGTAAAGAAATATGTCCCAGGTTCAGCCACCCATTTTGAAATAGAAGCAATAAGAAAAACTATAATTGGAATCATGAATGAGAAAAATACAGTGGATGCCAATCTGAAGATTTTGGTGGAACTAATAAATCACTTTGGAGTAGACTGCAAAACACTGACAACAGAGGACATCCAGTTTCTCTTAGGGCCTCACTGTCCACTGGGAGATGATATATTAGAAACCCTGCAAGGATTAGAGCTTCCAGATGAATTGCCCTCCAACAAGGCCGATATAGAAACCTTCCTTCAGACCATCATCTCCCCGCAGATGAGCGACTATGAATTTGTAACCTTGGAAGAGCAGCCCAGCAACCCCAATACTACAGAACTATTGCTGCCCCAGTCAGCACATCCCAGAAAACGTAAGCTTGATTGTATACTAGATTCTCTTGAACTATGAGCCAGGAACTAGCCCTTATTTTTGCTCATATCAATGGATTAGCCATGGAAACATCTTTAATCCAATACTGTGATCCTTCCAGTCTGGATATAACTACCATTGGAGAAAATCTCAATAAACTAACAAGGCTATCAACCATACTACACCCATTGCTTAAGAAACAACACCTAAGAAGAACCTCACCTCTGTCTCTTGAACTAACACACCTAATACAGAACCTCTCTTGCATCCTTGAGAAGATTTATAGTCTCATTGAAGGTGGAAAGACTAGGGAACAATATTTTACTGCCTTACACTATAATGATCAATGTCCTTACCACTTCAATGACACTTTGGAGTTCTATGGGCCATGTCATGTAGCCATTTCACTATCTTTAATAAATGATGTAGAAACACTCTTGAAGCGCCTCAACGCAGTATTTTTTTGTACCTCACTGACCTCCACATTACCCCTTCTTGATGCGGTATATGGCTTCCTGGGACTTATGCGTGGCATATCTCCAATACCTTACCCTACGACATACAACCCCAATACCCCCTGTATCACCTGCTCCCTAGAAGCTACTCTCATACCCAACCAGGGAGAATCCATGCTGGCCAATCTAATTCATTGCACCTGTGGTCACGTATGCACATCCCTCCAGGCCGAACCCATTATAGGCCTTTTTGAAAATGAGCTCAAACAACATTGCTCCCTAGACATAGAGTCCATACGCGGGCCGAAAAATGTGGAGATTGGGTACGAGACCATAGACACACCAGAAGCTCTTGTACACCATAATATATTTCAAAAAGTCACCCCATATATTATTGACCTGTCTAATCTCATATTCTGGAATTCTGGTATTAAAAATCCAATGTCCAGCGAAGAAGGGAGATTGTGTTCTCATCTTGGGCAACTAATTCTAAGGGAATCACGCATGCTTGAGTTGAGACAACTATATTATCAGGACCACCAAGCGCCACCATACCCCATCCACTTCTTTGACTCACTAAAAGCCGATCCATTAGAATCACTTTTTTCTGGGGGAATATTTTATTCAGTTGGAGACACTATAGATGCCCTGAAAAAAGACTGCTCCTCCCTTTTCACTAGACACCCAAGATACCAGAGTCTTCTCAAACAACACAATGAGCTATACACGAGGCTCCATTCAGCCCTTGCGGGAGACAATGCAGAGACCTCTACCTTGTCTGGGCCTCCTGACAATAATCCTATAGTAGACCAGACAAGAGACCGACACCTGGACCCTATTAGAGTTAATAGAGAACATATTCTAGCAGATGCAAGAATGCGGAAGGAGAGCTACCTTAAAAAGGTCTCTCAAGACGGCATGGAAAAACTAAATCGATGCATAGAAAAACAGGCCCATACCCTACATGATTCATTAACACTGAGGTTATGGGGGAGCACCATATACACCAGCCTATCAAATATTATGAATCATTTTCTGAACAGAAGGCTTTTATTAGAAAGCAGTATTTACACACCAGGGCAAGATGATTTCGAAAACTGCAAATACATTAAAAACATTCTTTTCACGCACCACCTGAGTAGAGAACACATTTCAGATCTCACCCTCACTTTTTATAAACTCATCACAGGCCCGCTGTTGAAAAATGATGATCTCTTTCCCATATCCATTAACAACAGGTTGGCCCACGCACTAGATGCTGCTGGAGCCCTGGCCCATCACAAAATAATCATCAAGCATATGATCTGGCCAAATATAGAACCCAAAGACTGGATAGACCTCCACCATAATACTTTTTATTCTATCACGACTACAGATCTGAGCATCTGCCAGAGAGAAGCCATGACATACATAAGAGAACTAGTATTGTCCGTGGCACTATATAACACCATATGGAAAAAACAATTAAAGATCTATACACCTGACACTCAGGTACAAAATGATACTACAGGTGGTATTTTTTTAACATATGAATCATCGGCTCCACTTATACTAGTATGTGGTGGGACCAGGAGGATATTTAAAGATATTTACACCATGTTGTATTCACATCTACAGGTACAATAAGATGGGGCTTCAAACACTGATCCTGATATGTGGTTACATCATAAGCCTTGGCTGGGCCGCTTCAGAAGCTCCCCCTACTGCTGCTCCTGGTGATAACAAGACAGTTATAATAGACCGAACAGGACTCAGTAAATTTCCATTTAGAATATGCAGTGCCTCTGCAGTCGGAGATATTTTCAGATTCCCTGTGGATCAAGAATGCCCAGACACCCAAACCTCGGAACACAACGAAGGTATAATGTTGGTGTACAAGGCAAATATAGTGGCTCATACCTTTAAGGTGAGGAAATATAGGAAAATTGTGACCTCAACGACTGTATATAATGGAGTATATGATGATTCCATCACCAGTCAGGACACATCTATGTTCTCCATACGTGATTATGAAAGACAACTCATAGATACTAAATACAAGTGCCATAATGCCATCCAGGTCGTGCGCGATGGTAATTCTTATCTCTATGTGGACCGAGATGACACCAATAAGACAGTGGACCTGAAACCTCTAGCTGGGCTTACACCCAGTGTTATCAGATATAATAGCCAACCTGAGATCTACGCCGATGCTCGGTGGGGGTGGGGCAGTTATGCCAGACGCACCACAGTGAACTGTGAAATCACAGATATGACTGCACGATCTCACCCCCCATTTGAGTTCTTTGTGACTGCTACAGGAGACACAATAGAGATATCTCCATTCTACAATGCATCCTCAAATGGGTCACAGGACGAAGACACGAATGAAGACAAAGATAAAGTTGAGATAATTCCTGCCTACAGATTTGCACAATTCGAGCAGCGTGAGCAGGACACTACAGAAAACCATACCAGAATATTTGTATCCAGGAATGAATTTACCATCTCTTGGGCCCTTAAGACAAAAAATGAATCTTATTGCCCCCTTACCCTGTGGAAGTCATTCAGTTCTGCCATTCAGACTAAGCACCAGAACACATTTCACTTTGTGGCAAATGACATCACGGCCTCCCTAGTAACCAATCACACCCAGACAGAAAATTTCACTACTCTATACGCTTGCTTAGAGAATGAAATGAATTCTACCATAACTTCAGAATTTGAAAAAATAAACACAACACATGTACAGAATGGCTCAAGAGAATATTATGTAACCCAGGGAGGATTGTTTATAGTATGGCAGCCAGTCATCAGGCGAGACCTTAACAACCTACAGAGTAATGTATCGAGAAGGGTACGGAGAGACCTGGGTACCCAGAGTAATGAAGGCTCGGTGGCTGCGGCCCAAGTTCAATATGCCTATGATAAACTGCGGAACGATATCAATATTATCCTAGGACAGATTTCAAAATCTTGGTGTCTGGAGCAGCGTAGATCTGCCCAGATGTGGCAGGAACTGAGTAAAATAAACCCCACCAGTGTTATGTCCTCACTTTATGGCCATGCAGTGTCTGCAAAACATGTCGGGGATGTGATATCTGTATCTCAGTGTGTGAATGTTGACCCATCTTCTATAGCCCTTCATAATACAATGAGGATTTCTGGGAATTCTGAAACTTGCTATGCACGGCCACCTGTCACGTTTAAATTTAAAAATGACTCTGATCTCTACAGCGGACAACTGGGAGTAATGAATGAAATCCTTCTCACTACATCCTACACTGAAAAATGTAGGGATTTGGCAGAACACTACATTCAGGCAGGGTCGGAATTACACTACTACAAAAATTATGAACATACAAAGACTCTACCTATATCACAGGTAGCAACACTTGACATACTCATTGCACTTAATATCAGTCTCATAGAAAATATAGACTTTGAGGTTATTGAACTCTATTCTAGTGAGGAGAAAAAGGCATCCAATGTTTTTGATCTGGAAACCATGTTCAGAGAACATAACTATTACATTCAGAAAATAGCTGCCATGCGCAGAGACCTGGACAACAGCCTCAGTATAGACCGATCAGATTTCTTAGGTGCTTTGAGTAATGCGCTTGAAGAACTTGGCACAATAGGAACCGCTATTCTAAATGTTGCCAGCGGAATCACCACCATATTTGCCAGTGTGGTATCTGGCTTCTTTGGGTTCCTAAAGAACCCATTTGGAGGCATGCTACTCATAGTGGTTTTGGTGGGTGTGGTGGTTGTGGTTTTGCTCCTGATGAGACAGAATAGAGCATTCATCCAAACACCGATGAAGATGATTTTTCCTGGCATAGAAAAACTCACTGGCCTAAATACCCGCAACACTTCTGACTTTAGTGACGAATATATCCAAAACTTCCTTATTGCTCTGTATGATTACCAACAGAGACATCCCACAGAAGACATGCCACGTGCAAAAAGTTCCTCCCTACCAATGTTTATAAGAAACATACTGAATGGGAGACAGGGTTACAGGAGGCTCCAAGAGACTGATAAAGACACTAATGTGTGATACGTAAGCATTACACTCCTCCCCTTTAACTTATTATGCACACCCAGGCTCAATAAAATCCTCCAAAAACTATCATACCAGTGTCTGTCTTTCTTCCTACCTCCCATAAAAATGTCTTTCCTCAATCCCTATCTGTCAAATCGAAGACCCATTAAAGTCCAGACCCAGACTCATCAGAGTCATGCACCATGTGCCCCAACCACAACCGGCCAATATATCACAAGATTGATCCCCGATTGTCTGAGGATATCTGGGGCAGAAGGAGTGACAGTCTATCATAGCCAGTATCCACCACTATACTTTGAAGATGGGACAGAAAAATCTATAATAGACAACAGAGGGGGGAGCATGTGGACACCAACCAATAGCAGATCCACTACCATAGATCAGGTAACCTTTCACATGTATGATCTGGTAGAGACATGTTACACCGGCAGCCACTGTGACCAGATACCATTTCGCCTCCAAGCTGACATCCTACCAAGAGGAATAGTCCTAAAACTATTAGGTAAAACAGAGGATGGGAGAAGCATCTGTGTCAATGTATTTGGGCAACAATTCTACTTTTATGTCAAGGCCCCGCCTAACAGCCATCTCAATAATCTAGATTTCATTCTTAGATCCCTAGCGCACAATAATGGACAAGCTGGTTTTGCTTACACCATACGTTCTGAGAAGAAAAAAATCCTGCAAAGGTTTGACATGGAGCTCCATGATGTCTATAAGATATCCATAACCACCAATGATAATATACCTATGATAGTTTCAAAACTCATGGAGCATGGGTTTGAGGTGTTTGAGGCTAATGTGGATGCATCCAGACGGTTCATAATTGATAATGGCTTCACCACATTTGGGTGGTACCGTTGTAAGCAACCAGAGCTGCGCATCAACCATAGGGATTCATGGACTATACTGGAAGTGGACTGTCATGTCTCTGACCTAGAAATATTGCCAGATATAAATATTTGCCCCCAGTATTCTGTTATGTCATTTGATATAGAGTGTCTAGGAACCAGAGGATTTCCAAATGCCAGGACAGATGGAGACATGATAATTCAAATATCTTGTATATTCTGGTCTATAGGGACAGATGACCCATATGAAAAGATCCTACTATCTCTAGGTACCTGTGAAACTACAGAAGACTTCCGTGTCCTAGAATTTCCATCTGAATATGACCTGCTGTATTCATTTCTGACACTCATAAGAGACCGTGATGTAGAAATAGTTACTGGCTACAATATTGGAAATTTTGATTTCCCCTACATCCTGGACCGAGCATCTCTTGTCTACAACCTTAAACCTACAGATTTTACAAAGGTGAAATCTGGCAAACAGTTCGAAATCCAGAAACCCAAGGAGGATTGTCCCAGCATAATGCGAGCATTCACCAAGACCAAAATCACTGGCATAATTGCTATAGACATGTACTTAGTATGTAAAGATAAACTAAGCCTGTCTGATTATAAACTCAACACGGTCGCACAGGTCATTGTTGGCTCAAAGAAGGAGGACCTCTCATACAAGGACATTCCCATACTTTTTAGAGCAGGGAAAGCTGGAAGACTGAAGATTGGCAACTATTGCATACAGGATTCAGTGCTAGTGTTAGACCTGCTGAAACATTTCATGTATCACCTGGAAATTATTGAGATAGCCAAGATAGCCCATATCACACCACGGAGAGTTCTGAACGAAGGACAACAGTGTCGCGTATTCTCGTGCCTTCTTGCAGGCGCCAAAGATGAAGGTTACATCCTACCCATGAGTAATGGCACAGAGCAATCTGGTTATCAGGGGGCAACTGTGATCAACCCAATTTCTGGGTTCTATAATAATCCTGTCTTGGTGGTGGATTTTGCTAGCCTGTACCCCAGTATTATCCAGCGCCACAATCTGTGCTATTCAACCTTAATTCAAGCAGATCAGCTCTATAAACACACTAATCTCAAGCCTGATGACTATGATACATTTGAGATCAGCTCGGGCACTGTTCATTTTGTCAAGAAGCATGTAAGGGAATCCTTACTGGCAAGACTCTTGACAGCATGGCTTAATATGCGCAGTGCCATCAAGAGAGAGTTGAAAGAATGCACGGACCCTAAACTGGCAGCTATATTGGACAAGAGACAAAATGCTATCAAAGTCACTTGCAACTCGGTGTATGGTTTCACGGGCGTGGCCAGTGGTATATTGCCCTGCCTAAAGATCGCAGAGACCGTCACCCTACAAGGAAGAACCATGTTGGAACGTACCAAGGCCTTTATGGAAGCCATATCTCACCCAGAAGTGGAAGCATTAGTTGGCTATCAGATTCCATGCGAACATGACGCATCATTCAGAGTTATCTACGGGGACACTGATTCACTGTTTGTGGAATGCAAAGGCTATCCACTGGACACCATTGTTGAAATATGTGATGCTTTGGCACGGCACACCACAAGATCGCTCTTCCAAGCCCCCGTCAAACTGGAAGCAGAGAAGACCTTCAAATGTCTACTCATGATAACTAAGAAGAGGTATCTTGGAGTGCTACCAGATGGAAAGATACTCATGAAGGGAGTAGACCTTGTAAGAAAAACTGCCTGTGCATTCGTTCAACAGATTTCTAGAAGAGTGCTAGACCTGGTACTAAAAGACCCAGAGGTAATGGCTGCAGCCCATCAGTTGTCCCAGCGCCCTGCAACTGAGTCATATAGTAAATGCCTTCCTAGAGGTTTCTTTAAGGTCATTAAGGTATTGATAGATGCCCATCACAAACTCCGCACTAATGCAATCCCTGTGACAGATCTTACATTCTCGACAGAACTGAGCCGGGACTTCAGCAGCTACAAAACAAAAAACCTACCCCATCTAGTGGTGTACAATAAAATTCTTTCCAGAAACGAAGAACCACCTCAGATAAAGGACAGGATTCAATATGCATTTGTTAAATTACCCCAAGGGACAAAATGTAGCAAAGTATCTGACATGGCTGAAGATCCTAAATATATAACTCAACATAATATACCCCTAGCCACGGAGTACTATTTTGAAAAACTGCTATACAGTGTGTCCAATATTCTACAATGCCTTTTCGAGAACAACTCGAACACGACACTTGGAATCCTTTACAACTACACAGATCTCCCCGAATAGCCAGGTCTCTAAAACACCCACATGTGACCAGAAAACATCCTTTGAAAAGAGGAAACCATCAATGCTTCCACAGACATCAGGACTCACAACACCTGAGAGATACTCATCAAGATGGAATTCTACCTGGATGATGCCTTCTCTAATAACTTGGAGTTTTGGGATAGATATCCTATCCTTTTAACACTGTGTGATGACTACACATATTCCACAGAAAAAGAATCCAGCCTAACAGCTAATGAACTTGTGTTACTACAGCAACTTAGAAAGATTAATTGTGGGGTACTGGCTGATATTCTCAGCGGCCCGCATTGGCCATTACATATTGATGATCCAATTTCTACATGTGACCTCGTAGTTGAGGAGCTGTTTGAAGACCGAGTCAACATTGGAAGATTTATGGTCTTCTTTCTGATGGGCATGTATGCATATAAAAAGCTCACAGAGACCGGCAGGAAAGACACAGCGCAGCGCCTCAAAGTTCTGTGGGCTGATAAATACGCAACGCACAGACACAGGCTCAAGGATTCACGGCCCAAGAAAACTTCCATCCCAGGCATAATCGTCTCTCTATCTTTTTTCTGTCTGGCAGCCGTGGGTCTACGATACCTTGCACAATAATGGAATATATCCACCATTCCCTCCACAACAGGCTCCAGGCCGCGCATACCGATACCACCCCGAAGATAATTTTCAAAAGAACGAGTACACACGCTACCCTGCCCACCAGAGCCACTCCCCGTTCGGCCGGTCTGGACCTATACAGTGCCTATGACTACACAATAGCCCCTGGAACTAACTGCCTGATTCGTACAGATCTACAGATGACCTTACCACCAAACACTTATGGCCGCATAGCACCCAGGTCAGGGTTGGCCCTTCTGAGATCTATCTGTGTTGGAGGTGGTGTGGTAGATGAAGATTACAGGGGCCATGTGGGAGTCATCCTATTTAATCTTGGAGAAAAACCTTTCCATGTTAAACAAGGAGACCGCATCGCACAGCTAATCTGTGAGAAGATTGAGTATCCCCAGGTTGTGGAGGACTCGGAGGCTATGGATGCCACAACCCGTGGTGAAGCAGGCTTTGGATCTACTGGTGTGTAGTGGAACCCTGAACCCATGAACAGGCTTGTCATGGCATACAGAACCAATAAAATTTTTATTCATGACTCGCTTAATAGTTCTTGACAAAATAGTTTCTGGAAAACATTGGTTTTGTCATTACTGATAGTGACCGAGGCATCCACTGTAGGACACTCTTTAGGGTCACTTGGGATAACTGGAAGGTGTGGTTGTATTGTTGTACATGGGGCGCAGTTGTCCACTGGCTTGTCATTAGGTTCGGCACGTGGGCATTCGGGCTTAGGCATCTGTAAAGGCACTTGTGGGTGGGTATACATATAAGATGGTATAATATGGGGGGTTGGCCCAACGTGTCCTGGGATGGCATAATAGACAGCATTTTGGGTGGGGGTTGGCGCTTGGGCCTGTGACTGGGTACTACTGGAACTTGCAGATCTAAGATCTTTGACTTCTTTAATCAAATCCTTCAATTCGGACATGTATTTGCTTTGACGTTTCTTCCTAGGCAGTTCCTCTCCTGGGAATATCAGTTCATCATCACTGTCAGAATCAGATCTCTTATGCTTAGATGGTGGGCAGCGATACCATGGTTCATATTTCATTGGAGGCCTGGACCAAACATGATGCGAAGCATTGCCACCGTGGAAACCTGTATGTGGGGCACCGTACATAATGTCATATGGCCTGGAGGCCCCAGCGTCATGTTCTAGTCTGGTCTGTAATATGCTCATAAAGAGCGAGCGGGGTACAGTTATAACATCATCTACATTGGATGTCTGTATTGGTGGGTTAATAGAAGCCATTCCCTTGTTAGAAAGTTCCTGCCCTTCGTGGTCAGTGTTAAGTTCCGCCACCCTACACCCCAAAGGGTCAGCACTTGCTTTTAAATATGTCATATTATGGATGTGTGCAGAATGTTTATCCTTCCTCAATAGGTCCAGTCTATCTCGGATAAATGAGGCATCTATAGCCTTAGCAAGGAGCGGTTCGAGAATAAGGTCTTCTACAGGCAATCTTAAATCATCCAACAGTAGGCCCTGAGACTCTCTCCCCAATAATGCCCTGTCATTTTCAGACATAGAAATGAATTTAGATAAGACCCATGGAAATTCATGACCATATACAGCCACAGTGCCACGCCTCTTTCCCAAGGCACAGAGAGACACGTGGTTAAAGACCGGGCCCTCATGCCCCTCTCCCCAAAAATCTGGGTGCACAGAAGACAGAGATAGGCCAGGCAACCATGCATGCAAAACATCCAGTAAAGGATCGGAGGGTAATTCTGCAAGCTGTATCTTGGCTGATGATGAGGAAGAGGAGACTACCCTCAGTAGGTCAAGGAACTTCGGAGAGGAAATTACTCCCAACATAAAGAGTCCCTCTGAAACGGAATATATACCACACACCCACCCTATATGGGTACCTTCTAGATGTTCTATTGTAAGAGGTATTCGAACTTTAAAAGGCAGGTACATTTTCAATCTATCCTGATCCAAGACCAGACTCCTATCTTCCTTCTCGCAGGCCCTCAAATCAACATAGCCACCAACAACAATCATGATGAATCTAGGCCGCTTTTCTCTTTCTGATAACTTATCAGATGGCCTTCTGTCCCTGATAAATAAATTAATAACCAACAGCACTTTAAATAACCTAAAACCAGAAGAACTCAGATTTATACACTTGGTGCTGTCCAGGATGCTTCAATTCACTATAAACATTTATAGTTTTAGGGAAACAATAATTAATAGTGGCAACCAGGACTCTATGGTGTTGGGTAGGAAAGTCCCACTGAAACTATGGCAGGTGTTCTATATTGCATGTAAAAAGGCGGGGCTGAAAGATGAAGACCTAGTACGTTCTGAAGGACGACGGGCTGCTTGGCTGGCACTCAATAAGGCACCCAGGTTAATACAGAGTATGCTAGACCATGTCATGTTCCAGAGTTTAGGATTTCCTGGTTGCCCACTATATCCTCATATCTTGATAGATGGCAATGTAGTGTTTAATGTTCTCTCTATCTTACCTAATAGACTTGTGCTATGTATTGCATTCTGTTTGAAATATTGGGGACAGCAGGCATATGAACCATGGGTGAGGTTATTTTCAACTAAGGTGGTCATTTTGTACCTCATCATAAGCCGTCACATCCAACCAAAATCTTCCACCCTACAGGCAGCCGCAGACATGAACTACTCGGGCCTAATAGAACTCATATGTACTGACATATTGGCCACCAGAGGTACAAGAGCGCGTCAGTTTGTCCACGACCAAGACAGTCTACTTCTACCTGGATTAGATTTCCTATATTTATTCAATAATAGCATTACACTCCTCGATTTAGATAATGGGGTTGGCCACGGGCAGGCACCCCAGGACCAAGAAATATAGCCTATCATAGTCATCTTCACCAGCAAAACTAGTTCGGAGTATATCCTGTGCAATCATGGCTGGGTTGGGTGCCCCCAATAACACAGCCAAACCTGCCTCCAATCCAAGCCGTAACCTAACTTTGGCTCCATACAGTTGCTTTGGATCCAATATCAGCTTCTTCTGCACTATTGTGTCCAATATATCATTAAACTGCTGCCCTGCCAAGTTAATAAACTTTCCACGTGAACCATCTCGTAAGTGTCTTGCCTCTAAAGCCAATAAACAAGCACCTGGAAAGATATCTGACATGGGTTTAGATGGGTCACGTAGTAACATATAGGTAAAATAGTTTTCAAAAAGATAATATAGCACCTTAAGCCTTCCGAAACAATTCCTTGGGGGCGCATGAACAAAATTATCCCCCAAGAGGGTCTGCAATTGCAATCTCCTCGTGGCCATTCCGCCCCCAGAAGGATTAGCAAATTCTATAACAGTAAATACCAACATCAAAACTTCCAGAGCAATTATGCCAGCACGTAAGTTAAACTGATAGGCCATGAACGGAGGAACATTCTCTCCCAAAATAGTTGATGTGATAACATATATTAAGTCCACACTATCTACCCCATTGGCCCAGTGAGGACCAGATGGATCAAACACCAACAAAATTGCTCTATTAACCAAAAAATTAAATATTTTATGCCCCTTAAAAAAGCCCCTTTCATATGCCAAATTACGATTTACGGGCACGTAGGTTTCCTTCTGTCTAGGATCATGTGCAATAAAATTATAGTCCCCTTCATGCGCATTCGCATATTCTCGGAAATCAGCCATAAAAAGTGCTATCTTGTCTCCAATGCTGTCAAGAAGCCCGGACATATCAGAGGGCAGGGATGAACCTTTCCTCTTACAATAATATGCATTTAGGATACAGATACAGGACAATGTATCTGATAGATGCCGCCCATCAGCATATACATCCGCAGTCATGTGACATATTGTTGAAAGCAGTTCTTTCATGAGAGCCAGGGAGACTGAATTCTGTAGATTCGTATTGCCCTTGAGCTCTCTTGGGAAAACCCTACGTTGCATCACAGTGGCCACTATCTGCGTGTACCAGGGACCATATGAGGGAAGCCACATCTGGGGCTGCGAGTAAAGACAAGATATGAATTCCAACCTAAAGTCCACTTGAAAAGCAAAACCACTATCCCCAGGCACAATGAGTATCCCCCACTCATTAGTCCGAACATCCAGAGCATTCCCCATATCACCGCTCTTGTCCTCTGTGTGCATGCCTCCGCATGCCCCCTCCGTTCCTGCTGACGTTGCGCGTACGTGTCCTTCCAGTTGGTCTAGATCTCTTAGGAGCCTGGCTGAGTTGTCTATTTGTTTCTGAGCCAACCCGTCTAACTCTAACCGCAACAGTCTCTTTTTTAATTGGTTTTCTGCCCTTCTGGCGTTTCGAAAGCGATGTAACCATGCTACTCTTCGTATCTCTTCCAGATGTGGGAGATAAATCACAACCTTCTCTCGGTACCCTTTCTGTAACAGAGTATTTCCCCTTCTTACAACATTTTCCCACACCCTGTGAAGCGGCATTATTTTTTATCTTGCGAACACCTGACTCACCACAGGTGGCAACCTTACAAAGGCCACGAAACAATGATTTATCTTGTCTACCCTGAAAAAATGCCTTTAACCTAGGAAAGTTGGAATTCACTATTACATCACTTAAGAAACTTGGATGCTCAATATAAACCGTCTTTAAGGTTTTCTGGGCTTTAAATAACAGCACGGGGGTTACTATCCACCGCTCCTCTCCTAGAGGAGCATCCCTACAGATGATTCTTGAACTATCCAGTAACTGATTCAGACCTTCTAACCTTTGCTGAGCCCTGATCTTCCTACAGAGATCCAAACTGTCTGCTGCACAAGTCTTCAATTCCAATACAAGGCAGGTATTACACTTTTCTGTCTTAATTAATGCTATACAATCTACAATCCTCTTATATAGGTTTACCTCGAAGAATAGCTCAAGATCTGTTACATGCTTGCCAGGCTTACTTAGACCTATAAACTTAAAAAACGTACTCGGCCTTTTAATTTTTAACAATCTTTTATAAAATCGGACGTGGGCACGTTTGCCACGTAGTTTACAATAATCTGGTAGACTACTCAACCCACCAGTTGACATGGAATCCGAGGATGAGCCCGTGTATGGAAGAATTCTTCCAGGACCCACTGGACACCCGAACCAAGCTGCTGCTCCAAACATGATGAGACTTCCTCAATATGACTACCCGCGACCCCTAGTGTGCAATTGCAGAGCACATGGAACTCGTAGACATACTCCTGACATCACAGAGGCAATGCACCTGGGTCCCCTAATGGACACTCATGATTATGCCACCATTGATACACCAGTGAGAAGGATTAGACCTGGAAGTCTGTACCAGTCACAGACTGAACCCCGGACACACGAACAACCTAGGCGCTGCAGATCTCTGAAACCCAGAAAAGACTACACTTCAGACCCTGGCGCAGAGGCACATAACACAGAAAAAAAACATGACTTCAAGGACCACATTCTACGGGCCTTAAGTATGTTCAGTGAGCCTCACTGTAGAGCTTCATCATGCAACAAGCCCACCTGTAAAATGATGGAGCTCCTCGAACCTCACAACCCCAACTACAGGAGAGCATGTTTAATATATCTAGAGGGATGTCATGGTGTGGGAAAGACCACCATGCTAACAAACCTAAAATCTGCTTTTGATGAAAAGCAACTCCTCTCCTTCTTTGAGCCAATTGGATTTTGGACTTCTGTCTATGAGGACTCACTGAAGAGAGTCTACAAAGCCACGAAGCAACATAGGCTACACAAGAAGTATGCTACATCAACTGAGGTCCTGTCATGCCAGACCAAGTTTTCTGTAGCCCTCAGAACCATATCCAAGTCTGTCCAGGGATGCATTCAACCATGCGCTCCCTTACAACAGATGACTTCAGAAGATGCCATGGTGGTATTTGATAGGCACATAATATCATCAACTGTGATCTATCCTCTAATTCAGATGAGGCGGGGAATTCTGTCCCCTTGTGATATGCTTGGCATGTTCTCTACCTTTCAGGCAAATGCATATGATGTAATTACTATAGTACACCTTGACCCTGATGAAACTCTATGCCGCATACGTAAAAGAGGCCGTCAGTGCGAGGAGGGTGTTGATAGGCAGTATATAATGGATGTCAACTCAGCCTACCACTCTGTCTATTGTACCTGGTTATTTTTGAGGAATTGCCCCATCGAAATATGTATGAGGTTATGCCTTGACCTGATCACCATGAAGGAGTGTGCTGCCGAATGCGGCCTTGCCACGCCAGGCATACTACAACAACTGTTTGACAAAAGCCTTTTAAAATATTTTAAGGATGTGATGAAAATGTATAAAGGAAGTACATGTTTATTTGAAACCATCAAACAGGTGTGTGAAGAGTTGAAAAAACCTTATATCATAACTTTTGACTATAACCAAGTTACCTCTACCTCCTCTCCAGGTCACTTGGCACTTCACCGTCAACTACTGAATACCGAAGCTATTAAAACAGTCTATCTGAACTGGACATATTTATATAAACTATCCCACGGCTTTTCCAGTGAAAATGCTTTTATCTAACAAAAAATGGCACCGCTTTCTATGTCAAGTACTCTTCTGCATCTGGATTATGTGTATCCTTACTTATACAGCCAAAACCAAAAAAACATCCAAGATCAGCAAGACACACCTACTGGTTACCATCGAGTGGAACAATGAGCTCAAAAACTATACTCTAAACTGGACTCGGATACTGTCAATCGTGAATAATGTTACAGTCAGGACCTTATGGGAGTTATCCAACGTGACAGAATCCTTAGCTGATACATACAATAAATTCCAATATTTTTATAAACCAGAAAATGACACTGTTGTGTTCAATGGTTCGGGGTACAAAGAGAAATCGGTGAATCCGAAACAGAAGAATATAAGTGTGGGAGGCGAGATCACCGAGACAACTGTGGGTAAGACATACGATGGGAATTATGGCATACCGTCTCAAAATCTATATGATAACTTATTCAAACATGCTATGGACGTGTTTCCCAATAAGAATGTTTCAGTAGATATATTCTATCCTCTCAGAGACAGGGCCAATTACGTATCTCTAAAAATTAATGAAGAGGTGGAATTTGTGGGGGTATTTACTGTGGAATACGCCTATACCATCTTCATCTATGAAATAAATTCTACAAAATATGACCTCACATTGGTACTTGGCAACACAAATGAATTGCCTGCCCTCAGGGGTAGCCTGGACCACACGAACTTCACTGTGGCGAGGAATGGAGAACAGTCAATGATGGTCTATGTGAAAACCGAGGACAAGGAAAAACTGGCTAGTATCTTCAACCCAAATTATACACAGATATTCCAAGAGGTTACAGAAATGCCCCTTTTCGATCTTTTGGGGGACCTGCAGGATTATGTGGTTTCAATTGAGGCTGGTGGACATTGTAAGGCGCCGCACCTCACAGGCACATATGTTGAATTTTTCTTCAAAGTGTTGGTGGCCTTCCATCGAACAGGACGCGAATTAAAAAGGAATGGGAACAGTAATATATATTTCAGGTGGCTTGTAGAGCATACATATGAGTTGGAAGTCCTGACGGACTTGATCAAGGGCTGCCACAAGTCATTTTACATGCATGGATTCTCGACCGTGTTACTACAACGCATAGCAGCTGCAGTATCTGTGAATCTTCCAATTAATACCTTGAGACGCCTGACCAAGACTGAGCAAGACTGGTCTCTAAAACTCATCTATTACAGTCACAACTTCACCAGCATAATCGAAAACTCATGGGGAGGTATAGCCTCCATAATGCTTGGACTATACCACACATACACACAGACATTTTCATTGAGCATCCAAGATAGACAGACCCTGTTCTATGTGTATGAGGACCTCCGGTTTGATGAGATTGGAAACCTAACCTTAGATGACCATAACTTAAGGATCATATATACTACAGCTACCTCTATGTGCTCATCAATAGAATTAGCCACAATGATACAATTCTGGGCGAAACCCAAAGGCCACTCGCATCAGCTGCACGCCTCATTCAGTCCATGTTTTATGAGTCTAAGATTTGATTTTGCAAAAGATAAACTATATAGTCAGTCATTCCAAACTTCAGCAATTTCAAAAAAAGAGACTCTATTAGGAGTTGATGGGTTTTTTAATGTCATACACGGAGAACACCTACAAAATTCCCTCCATAGACTCATGGTCCATGACTGTATAACAGAGGATGATAAGGTGAGGATGATTCTAAGTCTGACTAACTACACGTACGTAATATCAGTGGGTCAAGCAAGCAAAGGTACCAGCACATATGTTGTAAAGAACACGTTCATCAACAACAAGTTATTTATTACAGTTATAGACAACAATTATAACTGTTCTTCCATAAAGACAAGCACCACAACCATAAAGCCAAAGAGCATTCCTGTTATCTATAACATAACCAAACCATGGCGGCAATGTGTCCTTTGTCAGTCTGCCATCCTGAGCTATGATGAACATGATGGAATCCAAACAGCCGTATATGTTACTGACATCAGTGTCCAGAATAGAGTTTTTGATGAAAACAATTTATTTTTCTCAAGCAGAAATCTACATGTTCACTATTTGATCCTGATGAACAATGGAACAATCGTCCGTGTTAGGGGAATCCATGTTCGTCACCTGAGACAACTGATGTTATCTGCTATGTTCTTTCTAGGTTTCTGTTTGATATTTTGGTTAGTCTATCGTGGATTGGGTTCACATCTCAGAATAAAATGAGCACTTTACTGTAGTAGTCTAACAGTATTTTATTTAACCACCAAGGAATGGCACATATAGGGGTAGCAGCCATCCATAATATCTTCATACTTCGTGGCATTTATGTGTCAACGGCACAGATAGCAGACACAGCTATTTTCTTTCTCCACCAGAGACCGAACCTTCTTCCAATATGCCTCACCATAGCATGCTTAGTTGCCACATCACACCTGCCAATATGTCCAATCAAGCTCAAGAAATTTGCATTTCTCCCTAACCTGTCTAACCGTGCCTTCCTGTTCTTTATTAAAATCTTTGGAATCATGTCACTTTTTCTATAGCCAATCAAAGAACATTCGTGTTTGTTCTTGGAGTGACAGACAATTCTTTTAGAAAAATCCAGTAACCCACTATCCACCAAGCTCCCCAAGGCTACACAGTTTAGTCTCTTAAAGGAAACAACCTCATAGAGACATTCCAGGAACATCTTATGTAGGACAGTCACCTGACCACCGTTCCTGTTTTCCAGCCTCGTGAACATTCTATTTTTAATCCTATCGATCTTGGCCTCCCTTGCTCCAATTATAGGTTTAACTTCGGAATGCACCTGGGTATATAAATCGCTGCCATGGATCCTAGAAATGTTAGCAGTGGCAGCCTTAAACCAAGACACGTTAAACCCAGCCTTGGTAGAAATCACGGATGGAAAATTGGTGGTCCAGAACACATCTTTACGTCCACTTCTCACTAGTGACTGGTTTTCTAACCCATGAAGATCCATAGTGGAATTCCAATTGGCAACAGACACGGGATAGATGGCAAGAATAGGAACTATGCACTTGAGGATGCCCATAGCAAACATGAATTGGAGTTGGTCCCCACTGATATTTATATTTATAGCTACCCCCTCACACATATTCGCCGAATAAAAGATACTGGTAGTGAAAGCGGGTTCCTTGACTGAAAACTTCCTGTTCACAAAATTATTCGTCAACCTTGGAATGTCTAGTATACTTCTGTACCTTGAAGATCTACATATCCGAGTCCTGATCTTAGTATTGATCACCATATTTGTATTAAAGATAGTGACCTTGTATCCATTGATACTCACATAATTCATGAGGGCAAAATTCAAGGGATTAGTCTTGGTCATGGGAGGGTTTTCTAATACATGACTATAGTCTTCCGAAAAAGATAACATGTTATCCTTAGGGATAGTGTCCATCCTGGTGAACATGGACACAAGGAGCCTGGGAATACATTCATCTCTTCTTTCGGGCTTAGGGGTTTCGAATATGACCGCCCCATTTTCAGGAAATAGCATACAAAAGACAATTCTATATATAGGTAGAGTGCTTGGAAACGCTAACCACTGTTTACATGAACCATCTGCTAAAATATTCACCAAATTTAAAATCGACCCAGGATCTCTCTTATACTTCATAATTGCTGGGAGAGCCAATACTTGGTTCAAGATCCCAACAAATCCAGTTACCAATGGACTACTAACAGAAACAGCTGATGTGGCTGGAGTCTTAGCAAGCATCTTCACCCTTTCAACATTTCCAATAGATTTAAGGACCCTTTCCTTGAGGTCATTTAAGGCAGGATGATTACCCCAGCATGACACAAATGAACATACGTTAAACCTTATAAAATCTACTCTTTCCTTTGAGGTCTCGCGAGGAAGTTGACCAGTTCGAGGCACTGACCTAAGGTGTCCCAATAATGTGAAATAGTTAGCTTCACAAACACTTTGCAGTTTTGGTTCTAAGGTACGGATAAATGCCACATAGCATTCCTCAAATTCCACAAAGGTAACATATCTACTTATGAACCGGAACATTAGAGTATAGTCTATTTGCTTTACGCCTAACCAGGTAAAGTAAATCCCTCTAGGACACGACCATGCAACGGGGTCTGTGGTCTCCCTAGACATAACACATGTCAGATATTGGTCCGTTGTTACATTATCAATGACATGAAATCCATTCTCTCTCAACACCAGGCAATGCCCAGTGCAAGACCAGCCCGAATTACGGGAGGCCAAATCTGTCAATTCTGCAGGCAGGAGAACTGGCAGCCTGATCACCCCCAACAATAGTCTCCTCACAGCTCTGCAGGCATAGAAGGTCTTTTCATGTTTCATATAATCGTCTATTGTATTTAAAGTGAGTGGGCCATCCACCTTCGCATTAAGCGCAAGATACAAGAAAAGTTCCACTTGGAGCTCTTGAGGCGCACGTGGGAGGTGCTTTCTAGACCTATCAGGAAAATTCCCCAGAGCGGGTAAAAACTGTCCATCGGTCAATAGAGGCACCATGGCCCAACACCACGAGCTAACTCAAAGATGTACACTAGAAAACAGACCTATACCCTATAGTCTGACAGAAGCAGATCTCCTTTCAGGAATAAAACACAGTGCTGCAGCTGGCCTATTTCGATCTTTCCAGCTCAACACGGGCAAAGATGTTAGAGATGAAACAGTAAAATTTGAACTTCTTCTAGGAGTGTACACCAATTCTATAGAGTTTGTGAAGTTTTTAGAGACCTCTCTCGCAGTATCTTGCATAAACACCGAGTTCAAGGACTTGAAGAGGATGGTGGATGGTAAGATCCAGTTTAAGGTAAATGTACCCACCATTGCCTACAATGACGGCCGACCCCCATCAAAACAGAGAATGTACATAGTAATGAAGACATGTACTAAACATCATATAGGGGTTGAGATGGAACTAAATATGGAGGACCTGGAAACCCTTCAATCAACACCCACAACTGACCTTGACGAGTATGAATATGTGGGTGCCATAAAAACAGTGACATCTGCTATGAAATTTTGTGTGGATGCCCTAGAAAGGGGGCTCATCAATACTGTCCTCAGCACCAAACTCAGACAAGCACCGCCAGTATTCATCCTAAAACCCTTGACCAATACCGCCCTTATTGAACACGGTTTCAAGACCGCAACCAAAGCCAATATAATCTCGGCGTGCAGGCGGCATCTCTTAGACCATTCCTTCTTCCTAGACAGGGCCATGGTGTCACAAAATCCCAGGTCTCATTTAATCACTAGCATATCTGACATAATAGGTGTTGTGTCATCAGAGACAGTTTTCAAGGGTATCAGCACCTACACTATGGAAGATGGCACAAACATAGAAGGGGTGATCGAGACCACAGATGGTGTCATGAGGGAATTACTTAATATCTTTGGACAAAAAGATACAGTCATGATAGGACCCTCTGCCTATGCTAATTATGTCATAAAGGGAGAAAATCTAGTCACTGCAATAAGTTATGGCCGTGCCATGTACTCCTTTGACCAATTCAAAGACAGAATCCTAGATACTGATGGTCATCTTACAGACCGACCAGAAGACATGCATGCCAGAATGAGTGGGGGCAGGACCAAGATTTCTTCCTCAATAATTAAAATAGGCTCTAACAATATTTGCCTGGAAAGTCTCCAGAATATGTACAGTCAGGCCCAGGCATGCTTCCCCCTTCACAGGAGAATGCAATACAGCTATTTTTTCCCTGTAGGACTCCATTTGAACCAACCAAGATATACAACCTCAAATGTTGTAAAGGGACTGGAGATCTCCCTACGTCTTCCTACAGAAGCTTGGGTTGTAAACAAGAATAACATACCGCAGAAATTTTCCTTTTCCGAAGCACTCCGGACCACATGTCACCCCAGAGTCCACAATCCATCACCATGTGCTACAGCCCTCCAGAAGAGATTTCAAAGGACCAGGGCCAACCCTAGTTACTATGGCCGAAGGCATATTCAACCCAACACTATGAACCTATATGTTTTGGTAACCCAGTACTACATGGGGAAAATGCATGCAGAAGTAACTGATATTGCCAAGAAGGCGACCATGACCAGAGATGAACTCTTGCACCCAACTAATGAGGAGCTTCTACGCTTAGAGGTTCACCCGTTTTTTGATTTTTATGCAGAAACGGGCGGAGATCAGGAGATCTCTTATAGAGCTACACACAGAATTATGGCAGGTAATATACCTGGTGGTCTCGCCCCAGGAAGTCTTCATGAGTCCAGGGGATGGCAGTTTTCAAGATCAACTGATGTAGAACACACATTAAATGACTCCATATTAGGCAGATTAAGAGAGACATCATCAGACCCCACCTATCCCATACTATGCTATGTTGTGGAAGCTATGATTCATGGACAGGAAGACAAATTTCTGATAAATGCCGACCTTATTACACTCATCATTGTCACATACTGGAATTCTTCAGGAAACCTAGCATTCATCAATAGTTATTTTATGATCAAGTGTATCTGCCTATATCTTGGAAAGGGAGTCCTGAGAAAAGATATTCACATGCTTTATAGAAGCATCTACGGGGAAATCCAGGCATTATATCAAGCCATGATCAAAACTATAGGCAATGAGGCTGCAGAAGGCGCAGATATAGGAACATTGGCTCATGCATTACTGGACTCCTCCCTCCTACCACCCTTTACTTATAGAGACATCTTCTCGCCCCTGATTAGGGCACATCAAAATGGAGAAGCTAAAGTACTGATTGGTCCCACAACCTATTCTGAAACTGACAGGGCTGATGAACATATCACCATTAGGGGCAAGATGGAGGATTTGGTAGACGACATGTTAAACATATATACAGAGCGTGCCAATGAAGATCATGACCACAACTACCGCCTATTTGTAGGGCCAGAAGACCACCCCGAAGAGGCCATAATGGAAAAAATATTCTATTATGTGCTCCTACCAGTCTACTCGGGAGGAAAGATCTGTGGGGCAGGGATAGACTTTGAACACTTAAGCCTCATTGTCACATACAATGGACCAATTTTCAGCAACTATCATCCAGACGAAGACAGCATTCTGGAACATCTAGAAAACGGAACACTCAGGGACCTGATTCTGACCTCAGACATCCGTCCCACAGTGGGCATGATTAAAAACCTGTGCACATCATTTCTTACCTGCCCCCCAATCACACAAATGGCTAGAATTAAGTGTCAAAGAGACCTATGTCAATCACAGGCCACACACCAAGAAGGAAAGTCTGTTGAGCACACTGTGATTGTCAATGGCATAGCAGCCTTCCAGATCTCCTCAAGCTTCAAACCAGTTTGTGAAAAGTTCATGTACCCCGTACCATTCCACATCATGTACTCCCATCCTAGTGTGGCAGCCGCCCTTCATGGTACAGTAGCTGACTACATCACCCGGGTACCATCCCAAAAGGGCATGGCGGGTTTCAATGTGCCACCAGAACTCATGGCAGAATTTAGGGAGTGGCACAAGACACCAATGGGTATCTATCCCTTATCTTGCCCGGCAGCAACAACATCAATAGATGCCCTAATAATGATGCATATGAAGTTGTCACCCATATCATTCATCATCCAAGGACAGTGTAATATACACCCTGGATTTGCTCTTACTTGTGTAAGGACAGATGAAGTACTGGGCGAATATCTTATGTATTCTTCGAGAGCATCCAGCTCCATATTTATCGGGCAACCGACTGTTACCCGGAAGGATGTGAAAAGTGACTCTGTAACATTCGAGGTTACTCATGAGATAGGAACCATAGAGAATGGCCTAGGTTATAGCTCAACCCTATCACCCGCCAAAGTGGTTGCTATCACTACAGATATGGGAACACATGCACAGGACATGTTTGTGACCCATCCTAGTGACAGGTTTGGAAGCAGGCACATAATGCAATATATCAAGACAAAGACCGGTGGCGACAAGGCAAGTCATCCACCCAAAGATCCAAGAATCTACATAACAGGGACAGCGACAGTCACCAAGCCTGGACTGGGACACGGACAATTGTCTACATGCGAATGCATATTGACGCCAGCCAATGCTGACATAGGGTATTTCCAGAGCACCAACAATCCACGAGGCAGGGCCTCGTGCGTTGTGTCTTGTGACTCTGGAAACCAGGATGCGGCAGACAAAATGGTCTATGACCATTCGACTCCTGATATCAACTACGAACACCGCAGCACCATCAATCCATGGGCCTCCCAAATAGGTTCTCTGGGGGACATCCTATACAACTCCCAGTATAGACAAGTCTCCGTGCCAGGGATATACAGTCCATGTAGACCATTTTTCAGCAAAGATGATATAATGAGGAACAACAAAACACTCTACTCTCTCATCAATGAATATACTACGAGACTCCTTGGAAACCCCGCCACTAGTTCATCCGATGTACAATATACTGTCATAAACGGAACTGATGTGTTCTTGGAGCAACCATCTTTGATTCTCCAGGAGGCCTTCCCTACTGTCTGCACATCACATAGGGCCCTATTGGATGAATATATGTCAAATACGAGAAACCATGCCCCCATACATATCGCAGACTATCTCATAGAAGAAGTGGCCCCAGTTCACAGAATATTAAAGATCGGAAACAAGACAGCATACTGACTATAAGAGACCACCTGTAAACAGGTTGCCATTATGCAGTCTAATAAAGTCACCATCAATTTCACTGCTAGGCTATTCAATGATGAATTGAAGGAGCTACAGACCAGGGTAGGTTCTGTTCTCCCCCTCAAGGATCCTTACACAATCCAGAACATACAATCTGTAGGCCTGGGGATGATATTCTCCGAATCCACTACCCCTGATTACATCACATGTTACAACTACCTGAATAGATGTACCTTAGCTATACTGGATGCTGTCTATCCAGACCACATGACCCTCACGAAAATTGTAGATAGATGCTATTATGACATCAAAAATGTATATCAGCCTCACTTCCCATGGGACACCCAGTGCCAACTCTCTATTATACCTCCAGTATTTGGAATCCACTTAGCAACTGTCAAACTGGAATCCAACGGTTTTGATGTGGTGTTCCCATGTGTACTGCCCACCACCGTAGCCACCCAGGTACTTCAGAAATTGCTTCTTCATTCTATCTATGAAAAATCTCTGACCCATGACCCAGATTTATTATCTCGAGAAGAATTATTGTTGAGAACGGGCGCAGTGACATACATGGGGAGAAACTATACCCTGAACCTTGAATCAGCAGACCAGAGTCAAACACTGGGACTCCTTGATGACCTAGCTATTCACAGTACGGTGATGCTAGCTGTAGCACCAACTGCCTGTAAGATACTAATGAAACTGCTTCTGAGACATGATGAAAGCGAATTCCTAGAATTATATAGGGGTATATTGGACTACCAGGACAATGCCGTTGATCATATAGATCTCCAGTCGGAGCTCTCAGCAATGGAACTATTCCTTAGCTACGTACAGACATTAGGTCACATATTTAATCTAGAACCAAGGCTTTCCCTTACAACATATTCTCCAGATTCTAATTCAGGTACATGCCACTATGGAAACCACAAATAAAAATTCAGGTGTACAAAAGGTGACCAGATTCGATGATGGTACAATTTTTGTCGTTGAACAGACGGATGATTTACTCACAGAAACCTACTACAAGACTACAGCACCCCAGAACTTAAGCTCGGAACCCACAAATTCTGCCCTTTGCTCCATCTTTGCTGACCGAAAGCATAAAACAAGGCGGCATAATTTAAGACTACCAGCGCTCATATTAATCCAGCTTCTCTACACCATGGCCATAATATGCTGGGCAACTATCCCACTCCAATATGCAGACCTACACCCAAATAGGAGCACACTATGGGAACAAACGTGTTCAGTAAATATTACCAAATGAACAATATTGCCCTTAAGCCCCACATATACAGAACAAGAAGCTGCTCTAGGCGCGGTGACCGCACTGAGATACCATGTCATGGTTTGATGGCCACCTTTGCATCTCACTCCAGGCATAGCTGTGAGAAAGTAAGTGACTTGCTATGGGCTGTTAGCCATATGGAAACCTGCCTAGACATAGTAAATGTGGAAATATCCATGACATGCTGAATATTTCAATATACCATATGGAATCCCTATGACCCATGGAAGCCGGAATGTCCGGTCACTCAACATCACTGAGTCACATGAAATCATAGCCACCATGACCACAACCATGCCATTGACCCACATCAGACAGAAATGACATAACCATGAAAAACCCAGATTCTCAAGCAGCCACGTAATCCAAGAGACTCCCTATATTAAGACTTGAGCTCCAATCACTGCACTGCTCAAACTGAACGGGATCATGCCACGTCCTTCATCCACAACTGGGACGCATGGCAGTGAGACCTGGAATATATTCCAACTCACTCTCTCGCTTATCAAAATCACAACTTGCATTTTGGGGGGTCTCATCCTTATCACCAACCCTATACTAACCACATACAGCGAATACTTCGATATTGTGATCGACACCGGATCATCCCAAACTACAGCTTTCCTCTATTCAGTCAGCACCGAGACCAGAAACACCACCCGTCTGGTAAGAGAACTATACACTTGTACTGAAAATAGGAGAGGAAAAGAGAAGTTCATACCCATACCCGCAGAGAGGTTGCCTGGGGAGACAGTAGACCTGATAGAGGAGTGTGCCCAGGCACTTCTGAATCTGATTCCAGCCAATCGGAGACGCTCTACTAAAATATACTTAGCTGCTACAGCAGGCGTGCGTACATTGAACCCAAAGCTACCAGAACTCCTTACTGAAAGGACATTGCGCTTGAGGGCCAACACCCACGTGGAATCTGTGGATACTAGAATCCTGACAGGAGAAGAGGAAAGTCTATATGCCTGGATAACAGCAAATTATCTAACTGAAGCCTTCACAAAATATTCAATAGGCAAAGGCAAATTCATTGGTACCGAGGAAGGTGTGACATGGGGAATGTTGCACATGGATACAACATCGACCCAACTGGCTTTTGAAGAAAAGGAAGTTAATGAGATACAGAATTCGGAGACTAAGCGAACCTTGCATAAAATAAATATGTTTGGGAGAGACTACATAGTCAGGGCCAAGAGTTATCTATGTTATGGCCAAGACCAATTTCGTCATTGGCTACTTGAAGAACTCTACGGCATCCAATCTAACAGCACTCGGCACAACACATCCATAAGTTTTCCCTGTTTCCATGCTGGATACTCAACCAACATCACATTGGCTGGACGCACATCAAATAACTGTTCTACACTGGCTAATGAAACTACCATACACGTCATTGGGACTGGCAATGCCAGTCAATGTAGAGAACTGTTCTCCAGAACTCCTCTTAATATAAGCGGAGGAGCCAGATCCAACATGTGCTCTATACATTCATCATTGCCAAGAAACATGACTTTTTATGCCACCTCGGGCTTCTTCTACACCTTCAGTTTCCTCAACATTACCGACACAGGTCCAGGTGATGCTCTCCAACGGATCACAGACTTCTGTGCAAGAGACTGGGGCAACATCTCCCAATTTTACACTCAGCATACCCAATGGTTGCCCAACTTCTGCATGAATGCCAACTACCTATATACTCTGTTAACAGCGTGTTATGGATTTGACAACTCTACGTGGAGTAATCTGAGGTTTGTCCAACGCATAGAGGGCACAGAGGCTGGTTGGACACTGGGTTACCTGCTCAACATCAGTAGTACGCTCACCTTACAATCTGAGTCTCATTCTCTATGGCTCCTGCCGCTCATTCTCTACTGCCTCTGTTGCGCTGTAACCTTTGTATCCATTTTCAATTGCTCAAGAACAAAGAGAGTTCAATTAGGTTGATTTACTAGAAATGTTTTTGCTTCCAATTACTCGACTCATAAGTAAAATTTTAAATAAACTATTTATTCTCCAAGTCTCTTGTACTTATATTTGTCACCACAACCACACAGATAATGTGCCATAGTCACTGCCACCAGTGCATCATCAGATAGGCCACGGTGCTTCGCGTCATATGTCCTGCTACCATCTCTTAGCACTTTACACTTGATAGCACGAATAGACTGGGATAGATAATTGATTGGGTCAAAGTTGATTTTTATGGTATTCGACACCAACATCTGTGCAGCACATAAGGTGCTCCTATTAAGTGCATATATGAATTGCTCAAAGGCTAGGCCCTTCTCATTACCCAAAAGATACATAGGCAACTGTTTAGGATTAGTCATATTAGTAGAGGAATGATGCAGAAAACTCATAATGATATCACCACCTAAGTCATCCATAAGAGTAGCAATAGCCACCGCGGAATCCTGACTACTGTTACCCTCCACCGCCACCCTCACTTCAGAAATGTTCTCATGGAGCAACAGAATCGCCCTAATCAACTGGTATGCACATGATGCGATCTGATAAGTGGCAGTGCCAGTTAAATTTCGTAGGAAAAAATGTTCCAGCCCCAAAAGTGTGACTGACTCACACCCCCTCATCCTGATTACAGCACCCACACCTGTCCCGGAAGCATCCACATTATTGGTATATGCGGGGTCTATATAGACATAGAGCACCCCATCTAGAGCAACACTGCCATCCACTGTGTCCACCCTACACATATCAAACTGCATCAGTGCCGTTTCACTCACTAACGTCGTGCGACCCACAGAATCTAACTCTGGATTGTCACCCATGAGTTCCGTGCTGAAGGCCCCCTCGAGGAACAGCTCGGAGGTATCCCTGACCCCATCATCTATAGAGATATAGACTGGTGTGCTGAGAATATAGCAAGGACAGGCTAGTAAGGCGTCCTGAAGACCAAAGTCATCTCTGTGGTCCTGACAAACATAGTTCACCACATTCAACATCCGTTCTCTAGCATCCCTCATCCGATATAGGAAACTTGTAGATCGATCTGATGAGTTAGCTGAGGATATAAAAATTATCTTTGCATCCTTTTGCAACATAAATCCCAGGATTGCAGGCAGTGCATCTTTTTTAATAAAGTTTGCCTCATCGACATAGAGAAGGTTAAATGTCTGCCCACGGATACTCTGTAAAAAAAGACCACAGATTGTCAGAAACCGTCTTCATTGAATGTGACCAATTTTTCTCTAAAAAACTCCCTGATTTAATCACATCTATAGCCTCAACTCTGAATACACTGCGCCCAACAGAGTCAAATATCCAAAAGACAGAACTGATCTGTTGCCTGTTGGACGTAGTCGGTACAGAATGTATGAAGGAAGTGACCAACATCACCAGGTCCCGACATCCCACGAGAGCCGAGAACCAGGCAAGAGACACTACTGTAACTACAAACAGTTCGATGCAACCATCTGCAGATACCACCAAATCAACTCCATCTACATCTGCATAGAATGCCATGCCTTCCACGTATGTGACGGGGGTGCGGAGTGTTTACCTATGGACTCTGGTGAGGGGTTGGTATGTATGGTCACAGGTAGATGCCTGGGAGAAAATATGCAGACTTCAGGTCACCATTATGAACTGGTCACCTGGTCCACACAGGAGCCCCTCAAAAACTATGTCTTTAGTCAAATGTCCTCAACCTTGGCTGCTGATCTATTCCGCTACTTTCACATACAGAGCAATACTGAAGATCTAATGGATGTACGCACAGCTATCCTGGACACAAAGAAAGGTTGCCTCAAACAAGAAATCATTACCATCATCAACAGAACCTTTCAATTCTGTCAACATCTATTTAATGATGCTGTGTGGGCTCAAGACCTGGTGAAAAATATATACATACATGTGATAATTTCAATATACTCATCAAGAACTGTCTACGACAGCTTATTATTTAAGTGTACCAAGAATAAGAAATATGACCATATCTTGAAGCAGATCAGAGAGACATGGATGTCCACCTTAATAACCGGAGATACTTGACCACTCCAGATAACCTCCTCATCCATGTGGCTCTATCCCATGACATTCTAATAAATTACAATATATGTGTTGATTCCAACATCTTGCGTCTGACTGCCCAGACCCGATGGCCCTCTGGGGCCACCCCATCTCCATATAATATTGTATGGGGTAAATTCATTACAAGACCCATACAGGGGGTACCTGGTACAAATAACTTTTATGTGAGTATCCCTGTTGCGGTCCAGGATGGCCATTATGATCCCTTCGCAATCACAGTCCTACGTTTCAGTCTACCATCAGGGAATGTCCACATCCCCTTCTTTCACCTCACACTCATAAGCGGCCTTAAGAAGGCCACCCCTGCCCCCACACTTATACAACAACCAAAATTAGCTCAACAGGCCCACCAAACCAGTACCTTTGACCTACTGATTCAGAAATCCCTCGCACAAACCACCATTCCACAAGCAGATCTTGACAATCCACTGTGTCTCCTAAGAAAGCTACTTGAGCGCAAGCGAGGGGACGAGTGCCCCAGGCACCATCAAGGCTTAGAGAACCCAGGGGCCATCAGAGGACACACCAACACCTTTCCACAACCCAATACCAGACCCAAATATATGGGCCACAAACGCACCATTAAAAAGGGCCTTTCGAAAAGTGACCTAACAGAATTCAGTACATCCCAGGTAAATCATGTATTTTCAGATAATCCAATCTACTTCTTTTGTTATCCCACCATACCCGACCACCTTCCAACATCCATCATTGAAGAAATGGACAATGCAACTTTGACTACAATTAATCCCCTCAAAGTAATCTCAGATGAACTAAATATTCTATATACTCTAAATAACCGATATATTAAAACCTGGGAAACATACCTAGATGGCGGACAGCCCCTACTAGAACCCCTGTGTGGTTTGACAGAAACAGTTATTGTGCCACCGTCCCCCAAATCCACCTTCTTAAGGGCCGCCGTCACAGATGCATTGTATATGACATATCAGTCATATACTCAAATAAATTCGACAATCACTGCCATCTGTGCACAGCCCAGAGAAGCTGGATGCTGGGCAGACATTGTACCATTAGATATAACTAGCACACCCACGTGGTCCCTGAAGATCTGCCAGTTCACCCTATCAGACCCAAGAAGCCTCACACCCAATCTGCGCACATTAAAATACATCCAGCGCTTCTTCACACACATCTACTCCTATGTGATCCTATCTGATTCCAATCTGAACGTCTGGCTTGTCCTACCAGGTGGATATATAGTACCAGGATATCTCATACTCAACCCAGGAGAAAAAGAATTCATCTGTCAGAGGTATGGTTGAGATTGGAACCCTTATCAACTTTCTGAACAAGGAGTGCTTCTGGAAATGCATAGAAGACACAAAAAAAAGAAAAATATATGTGGCCACAACTGCTATTTCAGCCGTGTTTACACCTCAGTTAGAGAGGTCGGCAGGAACAAGCTGCACAATGAATGTCATGATGATCAGATTGCGACAGAAGACACTGGGGGAGTATCTGACAGTCTATATCAACAAAACCTACGTGGGTGGGTTTTTCCCATATGAACTAATAGTCCGCAATACCCTGGAGTATATGGACCTACTGATGATCACAATCAGAGGATATTCTCCCCTTGAATCTGCCATGTTTATACCTGAATGGGTTCCTCACCCACTACCATCAACAATGACAGAGATCCTACCTACCACCATCTGGGATTACTCTAGAGTCATGACAGAAGAAGAACTACGTGAGCTAAATTTACAAGTAGAGCGTGAAGAACTACCAAAACCTAAAAAAATAGGACGTGGTGGTGCATGGATGTCAGGTAACCAATTAATATTGGCCTTTCTAGACATGGACCTAGCTATGTGCTGTCCTGAAGATCTCATATTTCCCTCCCTGAGCACCATAGTAAACAGCTTAACGCGCTGCACTAATACAGAATGTGTCCCATGTCATGGGCATGGTCTCCACGTGCATGTCTTGGATGGAATCACACCGGAGTGTGCCACGGGCTCGTCCAGAACATGCCCATGTCTATTATCATGTGAAGGGCTCAGCAGCACACACGTGGCCATCAGACAGTCTAGACACCTGCTTCCATTTCTGTTTGATCAGGACAAGACCAGATCAATTAGGTACATAGGTTACACAGATGGACAGGGAGTACTGGCGGTAGAGGACCTTATATTTGGAGTTGGACCAGGTGGCGAACACATCAGATGCAATGGAAACTCCTGGAAACTCCTGAAACTACCACCCATTCTAACCAGAATCTTCCTATATCAGTGTCAGGTCATGAAAAATATATGCTTACGTTCTTATTGAAACATGTTGCACACATAAGCATACTCCCACGACACCCTGGCTTCTTGATTGTGATGGTGGAATTCTCCTTTCTGACATCCAACCAAGCATCCGCGTTAGGACACAAACGCACAACTGAATTCCTGATGTCTTCAAACACAACGCTGACAACGTGCTTCTGGTGGGCAACGTACCCAACATGTATATCGTCTACTGTAAGAAGGAGGATACTCAATATAGCAGATATAATCCATGTCTTGCCATGCCTCCTTGGGATAATAAACACAGATGCTCGCTGCTTGAAGATGCTAATCACATCAGACCTTACATCATTCAACCCGAAGTAAATCTTAAAAATATCCAGATAGGAATCCACATACTCTACACACTTAATTGACATCACAAAACACAGAGTGTGGAGGATGAGTTGTTTTTGAAAAGGTTCTATATGTGAGGACTTTTCAGAATGGACTCCATTCAAGTAGGATGATAAATTAAAAATAAATTGCTTGATTTCTTTGAAATTTGCACGTTGCCTCATTTTTTCCAGTGTTTTCATAGTAGAATTTAACTCACTCAGCTGACATTCATCATAATTAATGGAGGTTGGGATAATCGATCGCAAACATTCCACAAGCTCCTCCAAAAGATAGTGATTATCCGCCTCTACCTTCCTCTCACCTACACATAGATCTCCAGATTTACTGTAAGAATCAAACATCTGCCCATAAGTTATGCAGAAAGTTGACAACTGTCTAGAATAGAGGTTAATGCCAGGTATGAAACCCAACCTTGGATGACATATTCTATCACTCTTTCTCTTGGAGGAGGGTAAAGATAGACATTCACTCCAGGAGACCACAGTATCCCCTGTCTCCCTCGAACATTTAGCATCATAGTTATCCTTCAACCTCTTCATACTAGAGGATAGCAACATGACAAGCCCACTTTTGCTCCAAGCCTGTGGTGACCCAGGACTCGAAACAAAATACAAATCTGCTATCAAGCTATCCCTAGAACTGTGTGAATCTATACCTAACCAATTCAAGTTAATAGAGACCCCTGTTAATAGCTTTCTGTTGGTGAGCAATATCCTTCCCGAGACAGCAAGGCCATGGGAGGAAGTACTCACAGACACATTCAACCTAGATTGCATGACCCCTCCAGTCATCGAGGGACGGGTCCCACACATGCATGAATCATACCAATCTACACCCGAACTCCCCCACTCTCCCACCATTACTAACATAATCCCACATTACATTATATATGATTACCATGACTGGCAACGGGCACTAGAAGAAGACAAGAGCCCAATAATCAATGAGGCAGTAGAGGCTCTTGCAAATTCATCTACGTGGTCGGGTATCCTAGCCACCGATCCTCTGCCTTGGTGCATACTCGCATTCTATGGCTCCAGGTCATACTGCACCCAGACAGACTGTATCTACCGCTCCTTATACAATAAGCCAGGGCCTATATTATTCCCCCCACATATCTACAAACCAGGGCTAGAACCCGAAACCTTCTTACACCATGTCATGAAGTATGTAAAATTTCTATACATGGGATGTTCCACAATAGGTGATATATTAAGCTTACAAATGAGGACTATGATAGATGAAAGCAGATACCAGGCAGTACTGGATCTGATACCACAAATAGAAACCGATCCAATTACATATTGTGCAAATACGTGTCTTCTGTGTGCACTCCATACCCAGAACACCCTAGCCATCACCTCAGATGGATACATGGGAACTTATCTATTCTTACAAGGTGGGGAGAAATTCCTAGGAGAGTCTGTAGGAAATACAAGAGATCTTGAGACCGGTGATACACTATTGTACCCAACATATGATATCACTAAAATAACAGCTGATCTAGCCAAAGAATCTACACTATGAATAACAGGATGTTACTTGCACAACACCTCATGGTCGAAGTAAACAAACGTATATCTGTATCTACACATGATAGATTTGGACCTGAACATGGTTTGTTTGCCATTCAATATGGCTCAACATCTGACTCCATACGCCGCCTGGAGCATATAACTAACGCTTCGCTGATACACAAGATATATGAAACTGCCTCAAGCTCTCATAATGCAGCGGTGGACGAATTAGCCACCTTATCTCGCATTCACCCCAAGCTGTTTACAGATACTGAGAAATTAAGGGACAAAATAGAGGACAGGCTTGACGAGATCCGCGAATACGCCGACCCTGGCCTGTCTAGTGACCTACCAGAGCGCCGCGAATACTGCTGCTCCTCCAACGATGTCACAGACACAATTGCTTCATGGCGGCTCGAATCACTTCCCAGGCCAGCAAGTGATGAGCCTTCCGACACGCACCCAGCCTCTGACCATCACAGCCATGGACATTCTAACCATCCAGGATCGGTACATCCTGACTGATGGGATTAACTACGAGTCTAAGATACTCTTTGTAAAGATCCCAAAGAAATATTCCATATGTAACCATGGCCATTTTGATTATGAAACCCCCATAGGAAGAGGAGCATTTGGACAAGTGGTGCCCCTGGTCAGCCCACACCGCACATGCGCAAAGAAATTCAATAGCAGCTCGGATTTTTACCACGAGCTCATCATGAATGACCTAATTGAAATGACTATGAGCTACAATTATGACCTACAGAAGAGACGACGCCCCCCACTAATAAGTCTCTTTGGAGCCTGTGTGAAGTGTAGGGCCATTTTCTATCACAGATACACATGCAGCCTCCACCACTACAAATACTGGACCACCCACAACATCAGATCTTTCGCGGACAATTTCCGTCAACTGCTGGATGCTATATACTTCCTCAACAAAACATGTAATGTGTTCCACTCAGATATAAGTCCATGCAACCTCCTGGTGGAAACGGCATATGACTCTTCCTACCTTAAGAGACTTGTTCTCACTGATTTTGGCATATCAAGCATCTGTTCCAATGGGACATATGAGCACATCACCCTCAGGGCACCCCGCGGCAGAAACATCTACTGTATCTGCTCAAGAAGAGTTCCATTTGCATTATGCAAAGATGACTACAAACCAGCGTTCTTATTGCGTCACTGTCATCAGATATTTAAAGAAAGGATGGGAGGCCTACCTATTGCGCTTGCTGAGCCAATACCAGCAGAACTTGCCCTTCAAACAGATATATCATCACTTGGATATGTAGTATTATTTGTAATTGAGAGATACATTGATTCTAGGAGAAAATATCTCTCAGGCCACTACTACAGAGACTTACAGGAGACCCGACAACACCCACTGTATTATCTCAAATGTGTTGTACCCAAGGTAGTTATCTGTGACTTTCTGTCACGCCAGTTCTCCAGGAATATAAATCTAGGCATAGATCCCTCAGTTGATGTAACTGATTCCGATCTAGCACCAGATGACTACTCTGAACTGAAGGAACAGTACACAGCATTTGAAGAAGCAGTAAAACAAGCCTACACCAAAGTTCAATACTGTACTCACCTAGAAACTCTAGTGGACCTCTTGGAACACCTTATAACCCGGGATACCTTCCTTCTGAACCATAAATATTCATGGCCTTCCCTGACATCACAGAACAGTGGGATATAGTGGACTTTATGGGAGACAAGGACTTAGAGGAGCACCGCGCATTCATCAATACCCTTACATTCACAAATTTCCTTAAGTCGCCTGCTGTGGAAAAATACGTAAAGGAACATGGCCGTGTCAGGATGCCCTCCATCCGCTATGCTTATCTCTACTATCTTATGACCAAATTGGGCCCATACTATGGAAATAGTAAATACACAGCTTATTTCGAATCCGTGTGCAAGTACGGCCATAGTTCTTTCCCAGAAGTGTATACATCATGTCAAAATATAGATCCCCACATAATGACCAAATTATGTCTGATTCTAGAAACTATGACAAGGGAACAGAGTGACAATGATTTATGGTCAATGCTAAGACATGGCATCATATCCTCAACTAAGCTTTACCAGACAGTCAAACCCGGTAGACACTACAAGATATTTGAACCCAGGCCGCTCAACACAGACTTCTATAGTGGGGGAGCATTGGCATTTGGCCTCAGGTCAGAGACTGTAGTTAAAGAACTAATGGATTCTTTTGTACTGCGGGGAACTGGGAGAAAAAATCTAGGCTTCCTCATGAGCCCTCTAGATGGGATCTTCGGTGTGTCTCTAGACATGTGCTCGCATGTAGCCATAGGAAATGATGGACTCGAATTTCAAGGCAACGCCACTATCTATGAAATAAAGAGCAGATACAAGTACCTATTTAGTAAAAGGGAATATGACTGTACATACAAAGCCTACATGGATCTCTACGAAAGTCCAAATAAAAGAAACTTCATCCACTTCATCACATCTATTCCTAGGGCAACAATCGAATATGTGGAACAGGGCCGGGCTCCTACTGAAAATGACTATCTGTTGACAGATGACCCAGCCTGGGACATATGTCAGAAGAAGAGGCGCAGACTCTTGAGAGATACTGAAGTATGCCGAGATCTAACTTTCAATCGGCAAGTTGATTCAAGAGTACTGATCTTAAGCGACCCGTCTGTAGAAGATGGAAACATCTATATTAAAAGTGAGCTGATATTACCCATCTATGTCAATCCAAGACATTCTTATTTTTTCCAGCTCATGCTCCAGTACAAGGTAGTAAAGAATCTAATTCAGATAACAGCTACACAACACTTCCTGACAAGTAGATATCCCGGAACTAGTGTAGTGACTGCCTTCTTCAGAAAACGGGAGAGCTCGGACCCTACTCCTTGCTACATAGACAAGAAGCCCATCACTCTGACAGAGATTCCAGTCATACTGCTTATAACGCCCGTTTATTTCCCCCCCGACACAGTCCTTAACCGCCTAAAGACAGCGGTGCGGTCGTGGGCCTCTGAAGCTGCGGACGTGATACCCAACACCGCACCATGGGCTCCTGTAGCTCTTGTTGCAAGTGGAGATATAACACCTTGAAAGACAAGGAGGGTAGAGAAATATCCCTGGATGAATTTGATGATCTGTCAGAGGGTGAAGTACTCATACAGGCCCCCGTGGCCCAATATACCAAAAAGAAAGACTACAGCAAGAAACCAAAGAAGACATCCCATAAATATCAACCTGTAATTTAATAAAAATATTTAAAAATTATTAATGTTGTAGTATTTTTACGTTGTTAAGCTCGTTGGTCTCTCAAACAGCTCTTCATCACTGTCATCTGAGGGAAGCACAAGAACATCCTGTTCATGCTTTCTAAATTTTACCTTTTTATGCCTCCGCTCAGGCCTTCCAACATTATACTCCAATGGATCATACTGGATATTGGTATTGCGCTTAATTCTAGTCCACCGCATGACCAGGAAACAACATGCACATATGGGTATGAGGCTGATATTACATACGGCCATCTTGTAGACAGCAGCTGAAACGAAGCTAGTCTCGTATCTGAGCACGGGGAATGCCATTATAACAGATGATGCAACTGCTCCAATAAAAAAGCCATATTGACAATCCATATAGTCACAATACAACACCTCTGTTAAGAAGGCCCACAGAATCACAATTGTCAGGTAGAGGTTTATTGCACCAAGCACCAGATCTGACACTCTGACATAAAAGGTATTACCAACTACCAAGAAGACACTCAGGACCATTAACATGATCTCCATGGAGAGCACAAACAGCTTCAAATTAATCATCAAAGGTTTATAATGGAGGACTATTCTCTCCAACATAGTATTCTCCGGGACATTCCTGCCATAGAGTTTTAGAGACCAGCTGTCTGTCATCCTTGATATGCTGAATTGCACATACACCATAGAAAACCCACAATGAGCCATATACAGAACTGCAGATATGTGGATATGCTTAAAAGATAAAGTATGAATAAACAACTGCAACATCCACAGCCTCAGCAGCCCCATAAAAACCAAAGTTGTATTACCAAGCACTGTCAGCCACTGAGATAAAACTGTGGGCCCGAAAATATACACCCTGGCTTTATACACGGCTATTACTGCAACTACACAATAAACCGCAGTGAAGAAGTCAACCGAAAGAGTGACACCCAGATAGATGAACATCTCCGGACTTTCTAGGAAAAGAGTTGGAGTGACATGCTTCACAATATTTCTCTGATTAGAATATATCTTGGTGTAATCTACCAAGGAGGTGAATAGGCATGGGAACCCAAACCCAGGAAACAGAGCAACGATAGGAACCACACACGTGGTCAAGAACATAAGAACATAAAGCACAACCATTCGAAACCAGAGACTGAATGCATAATTTGCATTCTTAGATCTCATATCTTTAGATGTTTTGGACATCATGATTATTCCCTGCTGGAGGTCTTAGGGTCACTATATACCCCCTGAAGATAAATATAGCATTTTAATAAAAGCCATGGATGTCAACAGTGAGAAAGTTGTAACCATCCTAGGGGTCTACTTCTACACCTGGATTAAGGTAGAAAATGATAGTCTCTATGCAATATATCAGGTAATCTACTATGAACTGAATGTTCGGGGAATATGCTTCTACCTGGTAGAAATCCCTCAGAATCTCCAACCCCCTCCACTGCCATCATCAGATGACACTACTGTGTGGATATACAACCGCCCCATCCTAGTCTGGGAACTACGCCTGAGGCTGCATAACCAACTACTACATGACCTCCTATCAGAGTACTATCCTGCATACAGGGTACACATACTGGATGGTCTGTTAGTTCATGCCACCAGATACACTGAACAACTTGACTTCACCCCTCTGTCTGGATACCTTCACTGTGAGACTCGAATGCAGTTCATAGACCCACTACCAACACCATCCAACAACTGGCACATAAAACTAGCACCCACTGTAAACATTAGTGAACTCAATATCTACCTAAAGACCAGGGATGGTGTTTTCATACACACAACCTGCCAAGATGAGCCACCTGGCAACAGACCGAAGTACGACACCCTGACCATAGATGACATCTTTCACAGCCATGACATAACGATAAGACCACATCCACCCGGTAAGACATATCACTTGAGGGCCATCCTCCCATCCATAGACATCCTCTGGATGAACCGGACAAGTAACTTCAATGGAGGCCCAGTGATTTTCTTCAACTCACTATTCAAGAAATTATATGCAGACTTTACAGGAGTCACCCCACTCCGGAGCTACATCTTTCCTATGGGTGTCCACGAGGGAAGCCCGTTCAATTCCCACTTTCCTGGATTTCCATTTATACACATGGATTATGGAAGTCCAAGTAAACGTCCTTCACGATCCCCCATGCTTTCCTATAGCATCCTCCTCCCATACCTGACAGACAGCCCAGATGTTCGTGTATTGGAAGAGAAGTTACTTTCAGGACCTTGGCAACCAAAACATCACAGCCCCTGCCTGAAAAATAGATCCTTCATAGATTATAACACCGAACACCTTTTGCTGTGTGACACATCAGATAAAGAAGCCAGAACAATACACATACAATCTCCCCATAGCCTGATACACATTAACCTAGGACAAGCATTACTATACCCATCCAACATGGCGTTCCTGGATTATCTCCTCAAGGTCTGCAGCCCTGAAACAACAGCAATTTTTTGGAACAGATACAATTGTCTACTCGAAGCCATCACCGGAAGTCTGCACCATTATGGATACCATACCCTCTTAATACACAGGACAACATTGGTGTTCTATAGACCAACTGGACCTGAAGTTGCAGACGCAGACCACAAGACTCTAGATCTGCTTCTATCAGAAGTACCTGAACTCATATTTACTATATCCAACCGCCAAGAAACACGTATGACACTTTATCACTCTGAGCTCGTCATAGCTCATGTGCTGGACACCCCTGCAGAAGACACCTCTTGGATGTCCACATTGAGACTGGGGGCAGCTACCATGGAAGCCAATTCCCAATACACCGCACAGGATGCCATCAGGTCTATATTACCCATCCTCACAAGAAACAGAGGGGACACAAAATTCTGGGTGATCCCTACCTCTTCCCATCCAACTGATTACCCTGCACCCATCATACCGATTGACTGCCAGAATTTCAACAATACCTATATATGGACACATGAAGGTACTGTATTCTGGCACAGATCTTGGTCTGCCCCCATCAATATAGACTATGAAAAATATCTCATAGAAATACTACTAACCCTAAAGAGACTAGAGAACACATATTCTGGTACATGTAAAATAAGTGACGCAGAGAAGAGAAATTTGCAGTCTATGGTCAAAGTATTAAATTTATTATAAATAAAGCTATAATTTGTATAGTATCTTGTCCAGTGTAACATTTTGTCCACAGACATCAAGTAAAATAGTTCGAATTATACCAAATTCCAATGGTTTAGTGAACATAGTGGACACGTACATTATCTTTGCATCCTCACATGAATCAACCCTGATATCTGATGTTATGAAATCAAGTTTCTTAGATGTTATCATAGCAGTCAGAAGTATCTCACATGCTTCACTCTGAGGAAACCGACTCAATTCTTTATAGAGTCTATACACTTGCATACCCTGCATATCTACATCATAAGGCCAGTCTATACCCAGGTATTCAATAAGAGTAAAAATGAGTTTCTTTAACCCATGAAAAAGGAACCTTAAATCATCACAGGTACGCCCCAACTGAATCTTCTCTGCTCTATCCAGGATGGATCGTAGAGTCTCCGTGGTTGGATGGGCTAGATTCTCCACAACAGAAATTAGTGCACACATCTCCATGGCAACAGTGTCATTTTTCCAATAGACTATACACCTTTCAGCCAAAATGTGGGGAAATATATCCAACCTGAAACATCGATCCTCACATTCTAATAATATAACCATCACATAACCAATAAATCTGGAGGAGGACAGTGCATCATTCACATGTTTACATAGGCCATCGACATCTAATAAACCACCTGTCGTATATTCTGTCACACCGCTGAGAACACACGTGCCTTGGTTCTTACGGGCCTCCAAAACCAGTCTTGGTATGAAGGGTACTCTTACCTCGTCCAACCAAAACCTGTTGATTAGATTTTTCACTCTCCTCATGGGCATCATTAAATAAAATCTTTGATCCTATGTCATCAATATATACCTTAAGCCTACTGACACCATATAACCTGTCAACTATATCTGCCAGACTAAGATCAGAATGATCATGTGGAATCAGTTCCACAGATTCCAATTTCAGTATAATATAGATGAAGGGCCCCAGAACATTACTTATTGTATCCTGCGTATATCTCACATACAACCTTTGACCCTGATTATCCATGACCGGTTCCATCCTGAAAGAATGTATAATCTCGCTTTCCCATAAGTCACAAAGATCCCTCACCGTCTCCCTATAGGGGGGAATATATTGGGACATGAAACTGTTAAGAACAACATCATCCTTACCCACTCTTACTTTGGCCACATGTAAACCCGCCCCATACATCTTATTAATTGACTGGAGCGTGTCAGCCTTTGAAACATCCAACTCCACAGTTCCATCTGAACCCCCAGCATGCTCCATTACTGTGTAATTACTGATTTTCTCTTCCATGGAACTGATCTTTTTTAAATAAGTTTCCCGTTCTCTCTCCAGACCTCGGATAGTCTCAAACTGATCATTCACCTGATTACTCAGACACTTCAACACGGACTGATTCACTCGCTTCTTGAGCCCACTCACCACACCCATATCAGGGTTTCCAAATAATTTATTCTTATCTATGACCACATTTGAGACATCACTGACAAAATCCTCTACCACATCTGTCACACCACTAACAGTCTTATTTTCCGATAACTTAACTAACAGCTTAAACATTTCCTTTTTGGGGTCCTCCCTCTGTGAATTCTTCTCAATATGTTCCATGATATCCTTATAGGTTAGATTATTAGTGTCCCCAACAATGGCCTTTAGTGGAGCAGTGTGCAACAGCTGACAGACCTTTGCATGTTCAATAGTTCTCTGACATGAAATAATATTAGCGTGTAATCTTTGCAGGGGGCCATCAAAAGTCATTACACCAGATACCCCAATGATTGGCGCACGTATCACAACCACAGCATATTTTTTCCCTCTGTAGGTGGCATAAAATTCACCAGCATCATACTGAATGAGGACTTCTGTCGAATCTGGTATATAAACTGATGTCAGTTGGCCCAGCACGTCCTCAACCTCAGCCTTCAACACAGAGAGGATATCTGATAAAGCCTTACAAGAAGCTTCAGCCTCCAGAGCATTAATCCTAGAAGTCACAAGGCCTATAAAGTTCTTGTCCCGTGGTCTAACGACCACAGGAATCAACCCTGTCGTAACCATCCAATCAACATATCTTTCATATAGTGCAGAAAACCTCACATGAATGGCATGGTATATATTATGTAAGACTAGTTTGTCCACAGCCAACCTCACAGTCTTAGCCCAAGACTCAAAAGTGTGACTTTGACTATCAGCAGCCTGAGCCACCCGATTCCACTTTGCTGTCATCTGAGAGGAATATTTCTTCCAATCCTCCACCAGAGTAGCATAGTTACATGCTGCAAGAGCTGTTTTATAGAAGTGTACAAATAACTGCCTAGTGAAGACTGCAGGATTCCTCAGACTAGAATATAGTGTCTGACCCTTGACATAAGACACCTTGCCAGTGAGTATGTCGAACAGTGATCTGGAAAGCGATGTAGGATGCACAGTAATAGGTGGATCAGATCCAGGATTCATCCTGAATATGACTTCAGATCCTCAGATAAGGGACCTGGTCAATAGGATAAAGACTTTGGCTACCAAGACCACTACAGAAATACCTGAAATGAGCTGGATGGATAGCCAATGGGACCCAGATGATGAGCCTGGTCCGCTCCTTCCCTTTACGGTCTACACAATTACAGGCACCGCAGGCGCTGGTAAGAGCACTAGTATCAGTGCCATTTATCAAAACACCAACTGTATAGTTACTGGGGCTACAGTAGTGGCTTCCCAGAACCTATCTCAGAAGCTGAATACCTTCTGCCCCACTATTTTCAATGTTTTTGGCTTCAGGGGGCGCCACATTAATATCCCTCTACGAAGATCCTCAACATATCCTAAAGAATCTATCCTTCAAATACAATACAGGGAACTATCAAAGTACTGGAATGTCATAAAGGACATACAGGATGACTTCATGAAGACTAAGGTAGAGAAACTTACACCAGTAGAAACAGATGAGGAATTTGAAGTTCTAAAAGCGATAACTGCACCCAGTCTATGGACATCAAATATCATAGTGATAGATGAAGCAGGGACCCTCCCATCATACATACTTATGACTGTTGTATATTTCTATTGGTTTTATAATCAACAGCACAACACTCCCTTATACAGGAAAGGGGTGCTGCCATGTATAATTTGTGTGGGCTCCCCCACGCAGACAGATGCCTACCAATCCCTATTTGATCACTCCAAACAGGAAAATCGTGTATCTGAATGTGAAAACATCCTATCATTTATCATAAGTGACAAGATTGTATCTGAATACATAGACTTATATCATAACTGGGCCCTTTTTATCAATAACAAGCGGTGTCTGGACCCAGAATTCTCTCATGTCCTTAAAACCCTCGAATACAATCTAGAAGTTCACCAAGATGTTCACAGTTACATGGATCGCCTTGTGGTCCCCAAAAGCAGAATCCTGAATCCTCTCGAGTACGTGGGCTGGACGCGCCTCTTCCTCAGTCACCAAGAAGTAAAAACCTATCTGGCTACATTGCATGCTACACTGTCAATGGCCACCCCGTTCGAGGAGTCATCCGCAATGTTATTCACTTGCCCTATCGTGTGTGAGGTGTTCACTAAGCAATTTGACGAATACAAACAGAAGATTCATCTCTATGAACTGACTCCTCTGGAGTGGCTGACACGCAATCTTCACCGCCTCAGTAACTACTCACAGTTTATTGATCAGGACATGACTACAAACAGCACAGAAACCACAGATACATCTACAAGAGTCACCTTTCTAACGCAGATGGTCAGAAACACCTACGTGTCCATAAATGGGAAACCAAAAAAATGCACATGGGGATATATGGGCACATATGAAGACTTTAAGGTCATTCTAGAAAGCGACAGTTTTATAGACAAGAACACAGGTGACAATCCAGAATATGTATATAATTTCCTCAATTCCATACTCTACAACCTGATGTACCTATTTCATGATAAGGGCATCAAGGACAACAATACCACCTACCTGACACAGCTTCATTCAATCACAGTGGCCCAGTGGGGTCAGCCGTCTTTCCAGCAAGAGGACTATGAGTTAGAGACTCTTATGGCCGAAAGGGATTTTGATGTGTTTTATTACCTCTGCCCTAATCCAACCCTGAACAGGCCTTCATGCCTCACAGACATAATTGACCTGAACAACAGGTTAAAACACACCTTCTTCGCCAGACTCGATTTAGCAACAGGTCTCATCGACAAGTCCTTCCCCTCTTCGAAGTTCTCTGCCTATACAACTAATACAGTTGTTGAGAATGGAATCCACTTTAGGACCACCACAGAACACATCTACGGACTACTGAACTATGCCTCTAACATAGAATCTTATAAGATTAAAGGCTATACCCATAATCAGTTGAAATTTGGCCGCATGCCCAAGAAAGATGACATGACCAAGGAACTTAGAGATAAACTACCCAATCTGGTCCTACAGGATTCCACTGGATTCATTTCCTGCCTGGAGAACAACATCAACAAGATGACAGAGACACTAGGTGAGGAGACCATCCATCTCTGTAACGCGGCAGATTATGGAGTCAGTTCTAAACTAGCCATGACTATAGCGAAGGCTCAGGGTCTATCCCTAGACAGAGTGGCGATTTCCTTTGGAAACCACCCCAAAATCAAAAAGAGTCACCTATATGTTGCCATTTCGAGGGCAACCGACCCAAAACATCTAGTCATAGACAGAAATCCCATGAACAGCGTGGACTACGTGCAAGACTCCATCAAGATCACAGGCTTTATCAGGAAGGCTCTGAAGGAGCCTTCCACACTCCTAGTTTACTAATAAAAACAAACACAATTTTAAAAGGGTGTCTTATTTATTCAACCACGGGGTCTTGTAGGTTACATCACGCATCCCACGACCACAGGTAGTCAGTTCCATCATGAATGGGCGGAGTCTTAGTAGCCAATCTGCCTGAAGATCTTGGGTCTGTGGGACTGGGACCAGATCCCTTGGAGACCGATTTAGATTTTTGCCTGCGCCTCTTACGGCATCCAGGTGCACGTGGTGAAGCCCCAGTACTCTCAGTAGAAGAGATATAGATGATCCCAGAGCCAGAAGCAACAGTATGCCTATCATTGCCCCCGTCCTCTAAAGTCATCTGTATCGTAACAGAATTATCCCCTGTGTCTGTAGATCTGTGCCTCTTTCCTGCAAACTTAATCACAGTCTCACGCTGCATACAGATATCTGTGCCTTCATCACCACCATCTTGAATTCCTTTCAATACCTCTGGTGTGGATAAGCTACTAGACATAGAATCTGAAGAGTCACTGCCAGCATTCCTCAACACTGATGGAACGGAGGAACTTGAACTATACATACTATTATCATCCACACCACGAATAGATGACCTATGTCCACACCCCGAAATCCCTGGTTCACCAACCAAATCCAATAATCCCAATAGTATATTCCAATTATGTTGAATTTCTTCATTTACATCATCAGTGTCCATGTCAACATACCGTGGTCCTAATAACATGGAAGCTACAGCTCTGTTCGGGGCCATCTGTCTTAATCTCAACTTTACCCCTGGTGGATAATGACTAAGGGGCACATTAGGATTCTCTCGTCTATATCGGATAACCCCATCCTCGGGTGCTACAGTAGGCGCAAACTCGTCATCACTGTCAGACAGAAAGGCATCATCTGACAGGTCATCTAAATCAAGGTCATTGAACTCATGATCAGCACTCATCACACCTTCCAGGTACATCATATCTCTAACTAGTGGATGCCTTGAAGGCTTCCTACATATATTGCCCACATACCGTCCAGGAAAGCGCATCTGTAAGAGGCCCCTCAGATCCTTGACAGAAGTATCAGGGCCATGTTGATCAGACATGTCTACTCAAGTCCCCAATCAATAACAGCACGACCCTTCTTCTCCAGAAATTCGTTAGCTAGTTTGAAATGACCGCTCCCAATAAATGGACCCAATAGTGACTTGCCGTGCCTCAGAGCCAGAGGAGAAGGATGTTGACACCTTAATACTAGATGTTTAGACTCATCAAGCAATCGAGACTTCTCCACGGCCTTTGCCCCCCACAACATAAACACACAACAATCAAGCTTTTCTGAAAGCGTACATAATATCAGATTGGTAAACCAGGCCCAACCCAGATCCCCATGTGATCCAGGACGTCCCTTCTCAACTGTCAATGCGGTGTTCAAAAGTAATACCCCACGTTTAGACCAAGCATCAATACAGCCATGTGAGGGAACTGTAAAATTAGGTACCGAACCACGTAGCTCCTTATAGATATTCTGCAGACTTGGAGGAATGGCACAGTGTCTTCCCACACTGAAAGCAAAGCCTGTGGCCTGACCCGCATGGTAAGGGTCCTGCCCAACTATCACCACCTTAATATTCCTAGGATCGCACATGTAGGACCACAACATGACCCGATCCGCAGGTGGATAAATTACAGTTTTGCCTCGTAGACACTCTATCTTTCTTAAGAGATCATGAAGCTTTCTGCGCAAAAATTCGGATAAGCCCAGAAAGTCTAACCATGACTTAGAGAGCAACAGTTCTTCATCAGGTACTGGTTGATCTTGCGCACTATCCCAAACAAACTTTTTAAGCCAAGAATCCATCAGTTCCCCTGGAATATGCTAGTGTTAGTCTTACTTGGATCAAAAGCATTCACAAAATCCTTCCTCAAGCTGAGGAGGGCCTGAAGTAGTTCAGATTCGTGTTCTGATCGCCCTTTTAAGTTCTGCAGAAGAGATGTTATAAAGCCCATTACATTGAACCCATTACCACAAACTTCATAAGTCTCATTTATCTTCAATCTTACAATATTGAAGCTACTACACGAATTGGTGGCCATGAAATAGATTGCTTCATATTCTGTGAAGCAACCCAGGATATGTGGAGCCTGATATGCGATGTGACAACAGCTGCTGTTCTTATCTGACTCAACATATACCAGCTGTGGCAGAATAAGAAAGATAATAGGGTAAGTCCTGGATTTAATCATCTCCAGCAGCTGTCAGGTTAATTTCTGGATTCTTCAACCATATGACACAGCAGGGCTGGTCTCATATCCATAAACTGAAGGCCTTGCTGTACTAACTTTTGGCTTGACTGAGCCAGTATTTGATGATAAAGCGAACTTCACAATTGAGAATTGTGAAGTATCAGTAGTATTCGATGAAAATGTAGTTAAATATACCTTCTTCATTTTAATCAAGAGCGAAAACAATTCCTCTTCCCGAGACGTTCTTTTTGTTCCAATAAAATCAAGAAGCGCTATGAAAAAGCTCATAACATTAAATCCATTTCCACACCTGAAGGACCGACTCTTGTTAACTTTAAAACGATACATAGACACCATACTAGTATTCCTACACTTATCTGGCCCCATGAAATGTATGTTCTCATATTTCCAGGGCCTAAAGACACTGTTGTTAAGGTAGACAACGTCACAGCAGCCCTGTGCCAGTCCAAGATAACTCTGAAGAGGTGCCTCATAAGACTTAGGTTCTATAATTCCTAAAGTCAACCATATGAGAGAACTGTAAAGCACCACCTTGTCCATAATTGTTAAACTAATAACTTATATGGTATACTTTTAATAGCTATATTTACACTGGTGACATAACTAGGGATTATCCTCCTGTGCACACCTGATTAATGCATATTGACCTATATAGTCTTCCTGGTGTAAAAGTTCACCAAGTCATCACCTTTCGCACCATGATCATCAACCTGTAAACTCTCTTCTTCTACCTGAGTGCTTTCTTGTACCTGATCTACTGTTTGCACATCACCATCTGAGCCAGTCTCTGAATCCTTCTTATACAATTCCATCTCAAATTCAGGTAAATCAAGGTAGTCATACTCAGGATTATTCACATCATCCAGATCAACAGAGAATTGTAAATCAGACACTCCTTGTATGAGGTCAGTCAACTGACCGTTACTCACTTCAGAAGCACCCGAAACTGCCAAGTCATCCCAAATATAGCCACCTTGATCCTCAACATCCTGATCTTCATGAGCAACACTTTTATGAGAACTGACTTCCACGTCAGCTGAATGAGATAATGTACCACTCCCATTTCCAATCTTGGTTATCAGCTCTTGAACCTCATGGGAATCAATACTAGCCACACCAAAGTCGTGCATGCTCACATCAAATGTCTCTGGTATCTGACAGTCCACCACATCATGGGGAAATTTACACCTGATAGACCTCAAAGCTGAATGTAGAGTAGAGGGGAGAAATTCAGATTCCAGAACACTTGTTAATTCTTTCCGCGCCCTGCAGCCACTCTTTAGTATGCACCGTATTGCTGAAATCCAGTCCACAAAGTAATAGGAAACAATAGAATAAACCCAAGACAAGTATATCAAAACGACCAATTTACAAGCTGTGTTCCTCTCACTTGCAGGTAGGCCATGAAACAGTGATATGTCTGGAACAAGATCCAGGGGGGCAATTTCCAGATGATTCCAATTATGTAAAGTCATGGCCGTGTGAATAGCTGATGCTTTTATGTAAACATCACATTCATGCACATGAGGAATAATCTTCGGAAGCCTATTGTAAGGGGACACCTTAGCCAGATGATCACACAGTGCTCTACACTCTGTACAACCACAGCTAGATTTGAGTAGATCAGTATATTTTCCAATGGCTTCCCTCAACATGCTGTCCGGACGCACATCTTTAAGACTGTGGAGACCTGAAGCGAGGTTGATGGCAACCTCACAACAGTTTGCAGCTTGTTGAACTACACGGCCATGTTCACGTAACCATTGAATTTTCTGGCAGAACAGTAGGAACAAGGTCGATATGAAGTCAACATTTTCAATTGCCCCAAAAGTTCCTTTCATGGCTGTCAAAACACAGCCCAGCTGCCCATGCCTGATGAAATCTTCCACAAATTTCTTCTTCTTAGTCAGCCCAATACCACTCACATCAAATATGGGCAATTTGGCCATATTTGAGACCCCTGGGCAGACCCTACTCATTTTTGAATCCAGAAATCAATTAAATAGACTAGATCAATCTCACAAAGAATCTATGCTTGTAGCACCCCCACGAAACTACAAGAGAGTGTAAACAAATCAAAGGCCAATATGAAACCTGACAACATCTGTTACTTGCAGATTAACCCACTTTCAGGATTATTTCGTATACTTTCTATTTGTGTTCCCACTTCTTTACAACTTTCCGAATACTCAATCAAATAGCTATATACTGTTACCTTCCTAGTTTTGCCACATGCAAACACATTACAGTAAATATCACAGTAAATATAGCTGTAGGTGTAACACAGAGAGCTCTCAGTTCTTTACCAGGTTCCAATCCTTCCCACTAAATCTAAATACAGGTGTGCACTAAACTCCATAACATCATGTTTGTCCCCCTGTGGTGCTTTGGATAGGTGTGACTTTGGATGTTTCATAAAGTAGCCATGGAAACCAAACCAACAAAGTTCCTACCCGGGGCATGACCCTTAAATAACACACTAATAGTACCCAACACAGCATCACTTTATTGGGTTCATGAATGTGAGTAGATTGTGTCCAGCAGATACTCTGACTCAGTATAGGTTCATTCAACCACCAGTTATTGCATCATTAGTCACTTGGAATAACCTGTATCAGTGCCAAGATGATCTAATCCTTAGTTCCTGCAGCTGGAGATAGTATTGCACAACAGCCCCTGATTGGCTAGCCGTGACATGGGAGTGATTTTAGGACTATAAAAAGGAAAATCACACATTCGTGACCAACATCTTTCACGCTCCAGTGCAACTGATCAGAATCACCAACATGCCCCGCAGGAGAAGGTAGGCAATTTCTCTTTTAACAATAGCTTGTAAATTGTGGTAAATTTAGGTAGTTAGCCAATACAAAAGTCATTGAAGCGTAGCGCATTTGTTTATTGGGGTTACTGATTTGACATTTCTGTACTTAATCTTTCTAAGAACATGAAAAGGACAGGGTCACACATTTCTCTGCTGTCTGAAAAGCTGTGTCTTAACCTGGCCAAGTCAGTTAAAAGTAGTTCCTTTTCCAGACACATAGGTGCATCTGCCAGAGCCGACTGCACTTCACCAAACAGGCTTTCTAGCAGCTTTCTAACAAAGTTTACCCGGCTGGGCAGCACACCTTTGGCCAGGGCCTTTTCAAAAAGCATCAGTTCAACAGTCCACACCACAAGCCTGTTGTAACATACATTAAATATTGCCTTTTCTCTACAGAGATAGTCAGACAAAATAGAATAAAATCTCATAGAAATCTTCTGTAGATAATGAATGGTTGGTATACGTTGCTGCCACTTACTAAAGCTATCCAGTACCACAGCACGCAAATCGGGTTTGATGTCCACTAGCATACCGTCCAGCCACCGTACGGGATCCGCCTCAATATCCACGTATGGCCGAGCTGCATAAATGGCTGGATATCCGTGGCCTAACAGACCCTCGAGACATTTAATCAAGGTGTGCACCAGACCAGAACTATGAAACGAGTCTATATGTTCATAGATTCCTCTAGCCCAACACATACCCCTAGGTAGACCTCCTGACCGGGCTAGTAACACTGCATTCTGTTTCATATAGTTTACAATTGAATTCAACACAAGAGCCTCCTCCTGTAATGTAGCCTTTAACATAGAGTTGACACACATTGTTTTAAGCGCCAGCTGACACAATGCATCCAATCTCATGTTCTCCATGTGAGGGGGCATGTGATGAATATCCAGGGCATCACAAATACCTTCATCCGTGAGATACCACCAATCTCTAAACTTAGCCAGTAGCTCCACACATTTAGGAACAGTGGAAACAGCTTCCACCATACTGAAATAGTCCATTTTTTATCAGGACAGACTATCCTTGGTGCCTCACCGGACTACCAGAATGCGACTTCTACGGGATAACGGAGGAGACAAGGTTGGCCTTGGGCCACTATTACATGAAAATGCTCAGATACATCAAAGAAAACCAGCCTGGTACTGATGCCATCCAAGACACAAAGGAAATGGTGGACCTTCTACTCCGCGAAGCCGCCAATGTGTCTAGATACATGCAGGGCTTCGTAAGTACCTTTAACCTATTCAACTTCTGGATGTTACTGAAGCATCTCAGAAATAAGAACAAACCCCCTGGAGCTTGCCATTTCATAGTTGCAAATTACTCAACATTGGCCCTGAGACTAAAAATGGAGGATATTCTGATCAACACAGACAAAGCATTCATCTCATCTGCCTGCCTAGGAATACCTATGGGGTCAACAATTGCAGAGTTCATGAAGACAATCCTGATACACATTAGGAGAAAATGTATCAGACAATCACGACCTCTTGGAACAAGCAGAGACATGATAATGAACGCAGCTGCTGGCATAATGGATGAATACTGCAGGCAGAATAGCTTAGGGAGCCTGGATCACAAAACAAAGGTTATGCTTTTGCTACTGTTCCCTCCCATCAGATTGCAAGATGAATTCAAAAGCCTGGATGATAAAGAGGTAGACATGGAGCAGAACTCTGACCTAGAGAGTGATGAATTAGCTACGGGATTCAGATCTACCACAAAGAAGAGGGGTCTTCGGAACAGATCTAAGACTGGTGACTTACCTGAAAGATTCCCTGATCCTATCCTACTGTCTGGAAAATCTACGACCCATTCGGACATTTATGGGACCTACTGTCTAAAACGCAGTGTTGAGTTGGTACTTCATATGGAAGAGACTGCACTGAAAGCAGGGCAGCCTCTGCCCGGTGTTGATGCTATAATGCTCCATGTACAAGAGCAGTGTGTGCATGGTGTTGGTGAGACAGCACCTACCTCCAGATCAACGATTGCTAAAAGACGTTGTCCGGATGAGCCTGCTTGTCCATCTCCTGCCAAGGCATCCAGGCAGACTGATCAGCTGCTGCTAGAGGTGGATGAGGAATCTTCTGACACGCCATGTTGTAGCAACTCCATAGCGCCCACCATAGACATTGCTCAAGTTTTTGCCGAAACAGTTGGTGAGTGTGAGCCCTATGGTGAATCAAATGGAGGCGTGGTGAGCGCATGTCATATGAGCCCCCCAACCCACCACCAACCACCACAAAACCCGACAGTTCCAACATCCACCCCAAAACCTCACACTATCCTGCCTGGAAATATGTCCCTGACACAAAGAGCAATGGACAACATTTTTGCACAGGGACAACAGCCAGTTCTATGGGAGGTGATTCCTGCACAAAACATAAGTCCGTCAGATTTGCATCAGATCTTATTGCCCACCCATGACCCCTCCCATGTCACGAATCAAGTGTTCGTACACATGACAGATCCGTCCGCAAGTGACCAAGTTACATCAACAATGTCATCTCCAAATGAAGCAGGAGATGTTAGTGTGCATGATCGGCCTGGCCCGAGCCAGAATACCCCCAAAGCAAATCTTTTCCAGCCATGGTTGACATCATCAACCGAGAGGACGACCAGTGCAGGTGTGAATGCTCAATGTTCCTCAGCTACCACCAGTTCAGCCTCTGCCTCAATGGAACGACCATCTGATTATCAGGGAGCCCCATATTCCGATCCCCTCACAGACCTAAATGCTACGCTGGAGAGACTGAAATCAGAGTGGGACAAAGAGTCGTGCCCATCACCCACTGTAGCCCAGGCACCAGATTCCTTTCCTGTACCTCTCAGTGTGATATACCAGCCCAATAGTGGTTCATCTACCCCCGATCTTCTATGCTCATTCTCACTCTCAGACTTTATGAACAAGGAGTGACCATTGGATATAACTTCCATGCACTTTAACCTAAGCAAAGTAGTCTCAGCCACTTTAGTCAATCCCCCAATATTGTGTCACTTCCCAGTTTTCAGTATTATTTTTAATGCTCATGGTAACTTTTTAGAATGCTTTGTAATAAAATCACTGTGAAATATCTAAACTTAAAATAGGTTTGATAATTTATTACTTCCACCAGATGAGATTAAGAACCAATACCAATAACTTTTATGTCTCAGTGACTTGCATTCACTCTGGGGCTGGATCAGGATATACAGACCATAGACCATGTCCACAGGCATTCCGATTTCAGGATATCTGACCCTGTGTCTGGCACCTACAAGGAATGCAGAAGTAAAAAATTTCAGGCGCAGCACCTACTCCACCCCACCCATGAATACCCAATTGGTGACCACCTACTCACCCCATCCTGGTTATGGATGCCTGCGCTTGTCACAATACCCTAGGGGAAATTGGAGAGGCCGTTAATTTCCATTTAACAGGATTGTAATCCTACACACGTCACTACAGACCCTGAGCTACATAGGTCATTATACATAGCGGCTCACATTCCCGCACGGATACAGGAGACTAGATGGAATTTCAAAACATACACTGGTCAAGACGCCAACCACTTTACATACACGTGTGCTGTAGGAAATACATAGCAATACAATAAATGTACCAACTACAGCACAGTTATAATGTAAGGCGCATCTCTTTCCGAAGAAGCAGCGACAATATGAAAATAGGCACTTTACATGTACATGTGCTGCTGGAAGCACGCAGTGCTTCAATAAGCGTGCCACCAGCGGCACAAGCATAATGTAAGGTGCACCTATTTTATATGAAGGTGGTTCTTCAATGTCTGGTCATTGGGAAGTATGATATCCTATGCTGCCACAACTGCTACTCGACCCATGGAGACTCCGACGTTGATTGCTATTGTAACTATGCCCAGAAACAACGTGGGAGCCTCTGTGGGTCGTGCATGGCATATCTTGACCTATGACTCCAATGATTAGTTGGACCCAACTCTTTAAAGGACGATTACAGACCTGACACAGTCAGACTTGGGCCATGAATTACAATAAGATATATTAATGCAAACACGGCGCAAGCCCAGATCATACCAGGCCACATCTCACCTACACACTTCGTTTGGAAATGTAGGCAGTTAGCTGAGCATGTCATTCGCATGCTACGACACACCTCCTTTCCTGTACTCAGAACAACAGTACACAGGACAGGGACGTGCATCAAAGCAGGCCGAAGCATCCCAACTTCTTGCTTCTTTATGTGACGTATCAATCCCACCCTTGAAACAAGCCAATCCGCCTGCTGCTAGACGCTCGCCTTCCGACCAGCATTTCATGCGTCAGTAAGGGTAGCTTCTTGCAGCAGGCAGCTGCTTCACTTTATCATAGCTGCACATATGGAGTCTGGGTTAATATTTCGGCCAACTTACCCATGCAACTTGACATACCTTGGCGAGTCCACAAGGAAACAACAGTTTGATTGTAAGGTGTGAAAGTACCTGTGAAAGGTACCGGCTGTAGGACATGGTCCTGCATGGTACCGGCTGCAGGACACATGTTCCCTGCAGCCAGCACCTTGCACACCAGTCAGTGTTCGACCCCTGGTTGAGTGCCCAAAACTATTCAACACCACCGAGGAACAGTTACAGAACAGGAACTGTCTTATAGATGGACATATGAGAACCTCAAATGTGACTTTATACTGAATAATAGGACGCATGGGGTTCAGGTATGATTGGTTTTATTTTTTGTTCATCTCACTTTAAGGCCACATACTCCATTGAGTAGATTTATCTATGCACTTCGCAGAGGTCATGAGTTGATATCTTTCTTTAATGAACAGCCTTCGCATTATTACACACAAGGGCTAGGACCAATAAACAGAAACTCTTGCTGGTCAGTGTATGGAGTTAATGGCTTGCCCGAGCAGACTGCTGCACAGACATAAATAACTTTTGGAAACCACAATAACCTTGGGGTAGTGTATGTTTTGTGATTTAATTTCACCATATGCTTTGATAAGGTGTGTTTATATTGCCACACCGCTATTCCATCACAGAAGGTACTTCCGGGTGCCTGCAGGAAAAATGGGGGAGGGGGATTAAAATTTCCGGGTGGTGGCCGCCCCTCCCCCACCCTCTCGCGCACACCCTGAACAAAAATATGTACCTATTCCAATGCGGGCTGATGCCATTACACTTCAATAACAAGAGTATAATGTACATAGCCCACGTGGGCACAGGTATGGAAGAAAATTCACCAGAGTTCAGTTTCCCTACTCCATCTCGATTTGATATCCATAAATATAAAAATTAAGACACATTAATTTTTTTCTGATGACAATACCCTGGTAGTAATAACAGGGTATTGTCTCATCAGAAAAAATTTAATATGTCTTGTGTCAAAGGTTGATCGTAATTGAAGGTTCGTCCTTGTGAAATAACATTTTTCATGACCAACTAGACTAACCTATATAAAACAAAATACATTGCTGTGTTTAAATTGGTTTGACAATAGAATTGAAAGTTAGAGCAGAAAATTTATATTGATGCTTGTGCCACTGTCAACGTAAAACAAACAAAGAAGACAAATTGGAAATAAAAACTAAAAGCATTAGGAGTTTACAAGATAATATACATTCTGGGAAGAAAAGCTGGAAATAAAAACTGAAAGCATTTAGAAGGATGGAACAATCCCATGTTACTCACATGCTATGAGGTAGTTGCTTTTGTGGTCAGGTGGAGGTATTTTGATGAGTGCAATTTTTCATGGGTTATGATGGCTGCTTCCTGTGGGGCATAGAGTACAGCACAATTACAAGTCAGAACTGAACGCGTCATGGGGGCGTGATCATGTTGATTTCGTATTTAAGAGAACACGGGAGCGCTCTGAGATCCTGCTGGCCTGTCAAATGAGCTGCAAGGACAAAGACATGGATCCTTCGGCTGGTGAACGGTGCCAAAAATCTATGGCAGAAAGTGATGGAGATCAAAAGAAGGACATTGATATTGAAGGTAAATTTATAGAGGGTACTGAGTGCGTTTACACTAGGGTGGTTCTATGTTTCAGAGATGGGTCACGTAAAATTCTGCACTCACGTATGGGTGGTAGAGATGCGTTTGCTGAGCTCATGGCTCATGATAGACCAGGCACTAGGTCTCTAGCGATGGTTTTTGAGAATGGCAGGATCAGAACTTTTAACAAATATGGGGCAGACTTATTTGTTAACGCAACATGTAAAGACTTTGAAGGGCTGGTTAAAGAAGTATATGAGACTGCAGGAGTTATAACTTCATACTAAATACCATCTCCATGTTTCAGGGACACCAAGTGGTACCGAACACAACTGTCAAGACTCTTGTGGAGGGGAAAGCCTTGTCATGGGAGAGCCTACCACTCCTGATACTGATGAGCCTGTGGAATATTGTGACTGTGGAGTGCATATGATACCATTTCGTGTCAAGCCCCCTAAAAAGAGGAAATATAAACATGTAACACGATGATTTAATCTAAGTTATTAAATGAAACCAATAATATCCAGTTTCTGTGTGGACCTTGAGAAATCCTGTCCGTAATCATGGGAAATAAAAGCTGCCTGTCTCATCTGTTCCTATTGATAGTGTGTATAATTATTGCGAAGGTCATGCTCATCTTCATGTTCACAATATTGGCTATAAATAAGAATGGTGGAAAGGGTTGGGGAAAGGACATTGGACCAGTAGAGACCATTGACGCCATAGTCAAACTTAATGTGAATATTGGGCCTATTTTGGACGGCCCTGTACATATGACTGTTGTAAAACTTCCACCCGTAGTAAACAGGTATTATCAGAGTTTTATGAAATTCATTGAGGACTATAATAGGTCCGTGATTACAGGATATTATAGAGACCCTTCCTGTTATCTATATAACATTTGTTCACCAACACTATATGACTTTTGTCACTACATTACCCCAGGCCTGTATACTTACCAACAATGTTTTGATGTTTGTGGTGGCAAGTGTACATATTTCAGTGCACCTGGCCATGCTCAATGGCTCCAAGATATAAAACAACAGTTACAGCATGATGAATCTTTTTGGCTTGGGCTCATAAAATTAGAAAATATCAGTGTTTGGCGTACATTTGAGAGTATGCATTCAGCTTACATTGTGCATGACTTACAGGGTACATTCTGTCCATATACAGCGAAGTATGACTCTCTTATTAGAACAGATGCTACATGCACATCGTATCGTAAATGCCTTTGTTTATCCCATGTGGGTCGTGCCATAAGTGATAGTTTTCGCCTAAATATTGACCGCCAAAACACTAGTTTTATAGCACACAAACATAACGATGGGCATACTTCATTAACCATAAAGTCCTTTGACTCTGCTTCTATGAAAACATGGCTCAAAAATCACAATATACAATATAAAGCCTATGTTAATTCTCTAATACAGTTCCAATCTCAGCAGCTAGCCAGAATAGTGAATTTCAGACCCCTGGACTATGGTTCTAAATAAATATTTAAGAAATGAGTCATATTTTAAGCAATAAACTGTAAGGTCACCATGTTAGATATATCGGTCACGTGCGATGTTTTCTTAATGGCCCACTTGTTAAATTTCAGCGGGGTAGTGGGCTATGTGGAATTTGCTCTACATCCGGTTGTCTATCCCAAATGTGAGGACTGTTGGTATATATTTGACCTATATGAAATGGGTGAGGGGCCTTCACGTCAGATGCGGTTGGGGACAATGTATCCCAACATGACATCTTTGTCTTTTGGGGGAAATAGCCCCCTCAAATATGAGGTGGTGGTTCGTGATGATTATGCAGTCTTGCTAATCAGTGGTCCCAGGAATCAACCAATCAACAATACGTACCTTCTAAGGATACATGATGTCTTTGATATAGAGTGGTGTCTGGTGGGGAGCGCTCAAAGAAAGTTATCAGTAGGATCAGGGCTACTTGCAAGGGTCAAAGAGAATAACCGATGTAAGACGGCCAGTGGCCGCCTGGTCTTCTACCGTGGATTTGGAATGATTATGCTGAAGCTGCCTATCAGACGGGACACGCGAGCTGATGTTCTATTCTATCTCATAAAGGATTCCATGGTGTGGGGGATGTGTGTAGTGTCAGGGCTACAGCTTAAAGATGGGTTAATGAAGGTTGGTTCATGTCAGTATCGAATTCCTGTCCAACTTTCTGTCATGGTTGTCCAGAAATTATCCAACACTGTCAATATAACCTTGAATGTGTCTGGAGTCAGAGGTTACTATGGTGTGACAGAGGTCAGTATACATATAACGTTTCTCACTACGAAGGCAAAGACATGTATAGACTACAATAAACTGTTTTTCATGGAGCCGAATTATGGGACAGTTGCACAGCCTGTGGAGGCCAATCTGAAAATTCATGTGAACAGTTCGTGTAAGATAACATGGAGAGCGGAAAATAAAGTCACTTTTGTCACCCTGTGGAATGGCACTCTTCACTGCAGATTCCCTTCCAGCCTTCATGCAAGCAAGGGTGGATGTGAAAATTTTGGGCTCTGGCATAATAATACTCATTACGGTATGAAGGCGACCCCAGGCCAATATGGAACAATGATGCTGGGTGTAATTGGGGATAAGAACACCTTTAAGGTGGTAAGTGTTACTTTGCAAGATGGCTTTGACAACGGAACCCTGGGGGTGGGTTGTCAAAGCACAAAAATGGGGGATCCTATCATTGAAGAGGAAACCAGTGATCACCCTGTAGGTACAGAGACTCCATTAACATCTGTGCCTGGTGAATTTATGGACATGCATAATGATTCTCTACCTACACCACAGGCGCTCAGATCTTTTAGGGGTGATCTTCAAAGTCTCCGCGAAAGGGTCGCTCGTACTAGACAAATAAATATAACACTGATCCCAGTAATGGATAATGGTACTTTACCCACAACCGAAACATCTAAACTGCAGACAGGAGTCTATATGACATATCCCATTACAAATGCTACATTGATGACAGAGACCCCTAAACTGCAGACAGGAGTCTATATGACATATCCCATCACAAATGCTACAGTGGCTCCCACTAACTTGATGTATACATTTCCTGAGGCAACACAGAATTCCACCAATGTAACTAGTAACGAGGCACTCACAAATCTGTCAATTACATTTCCTTATGATGGGGAGACCTCAACCCATAAAACACCATCTCCTGATGAAGGACAAAATTCCACCTTTGTAACTGGTGGCGAAGGATTAACAAAGTTATTCTTGACAACCGAACACGAGACAACTGAGTACCACTCAACCTCAAAATTTTCTGGGAGGACTAGGCCTCCATCGGACCAAAATTCTACTCTTGTAACTGACAGCGAGGGACTGACACCCCTGGTGACGAATGGCCAGTCTACTAATAGCAGTTATGAGACTCCCAGGTACAACACAACCTCAGATACACTAGGGTGGACTCGGTTTTCATCAGGGCAAACTCACACCTATGAACCTACTGATGGAGGACTAAAAAATCTAGGGACAACTGACCAGGACACTACTGGCAGCGTAGGAACAACTGACCAGTACACTACTGACAGGGATGCACTAACAGAGACATCTATTACAATTGACCAGGGGACTATGAGGTACAACTCCACCCTAACATCTGTATCGACTGGCATGGTGCCAGGGCATACATCCACATATGGAACTACTAGCGAAGGATTAAGAAATCTGGGGCCAACTGACCACCCCACATCAGTAGAGAATGGATCATCTGCTACTGTGGCTCCTATCACTGAATCATCTACTACCATGACTATCACGGCATTGGGTGGCTCATCAGATGGGCCACTGGCAGAATCAGAGGCACTGACCAGAGCTGTCTTAATCCTTATCGAAGAGGTGCCCAAGGACATCCTAGCTCGCATCTCCCCTGCTGGGCAACCTTTGGACTCTGGGCGTGGCATATGGCTCCGTGCGTTGGATGTAATATTGGATGCCAAAACTAACAAAATGGCTTTAGGTTTGGGAGTTATCCTGTTCCTGATCATCATCATAGGATTGCAGTTACTAACATGGGCAAGGAACTCTACACACAAGTGGGCCATGATAGAATACTAAAATTACAGACTACAGGAGATTCGCAAGTTCAGAGAATAAATTTATTTGTGAGAGAACTCAGCTAGTGCTCTTAGTCTGTGCCCTTGAGCGTGATTTAGATCTAGGTCTTTGTGGGGGCTTGTGGTCCGTTTTTACGTCCACGTCCGATCCCTTGATGGAGAGTTTGAGGTTCAGGCCACCTATCGCTGCTAGCATCTCTTCCTCTGTTAGGGCTGCTGCAGTAACACTCCTCAACTTCGTTTCTATCAGTTGTTGAGCCATCAGGGTTAGTTTACTTAATGCACTCATCAACATGGCCTCCTTTTGCTTGGCTGTCAATTTCTTACGATCCCCTCCCTGGTCCCTGATAATTCTTTTTTCTAGAGCTTTCTTTTCCAGTTCTAGTTGCTGTAGCCTTAGGGTCATCTCTTCCATGGTGGGAGTCTGTTTGGCTTTTTGTTTAGGGCGTGCCCCTGACATGTTTAGGGTGAAGGTTGGAGATTGGGAATGTGGACACCCTAGGATCTTAATAGCGTTTCCACAAAGCGGTTGAAGCAAGAGTTCATTAAATATGTGGCTGCTCCAATAATGACCAGGAAAAGATTCAGTAAGGACCAAATAGATGAGAAACTATATATGTTTATCTGGAATGTATCAGCATGGCAGGAGTAGTTTTGAAAATAATCCCAATCTGAATTATTTGGTGTGGGTGTTGGTCCTGGAGAAACTGTTGTGAGGATCATGGTGGAGTATGCTGCAGGGTATTGGCTAGTCTTAGCTATACTGGGCACAGCTGAGGAGTAAATAGTTGAAGTAGGGGTCTCTTGTGTTCTTGATGTGTTTACAGAGATTGTTGGGGTGTTTGCAGGTGATGTATTGTTGTTTTGTGCATCTGAAATGGTCTGGGGGACAGTTGGGGTGGCTGCAGATGATGTCTTGTTATCCTGCTCACTTGAGGTGCTATTGGGTGTAGCTGCACTAGTAACATTGTGTTGATGATTAGTACTGGATACGCTAGAGTAGCTCGGGGTTTCTGATGTGGTATTGGTTTCAGTAACTATACTAGTCCCAGTCATTGTTAGGGAACTGGCAGGTGGGCCAGAAGTGGCGTTCCCGCTAGAGGTTCCTGGAAAGCTGGAGGTGTGTGAGGTAATTGTGGAGCTCTGAACCGCGGTGGTGTTTGTGGTCACAGATGAGTTGCTTAGGGAGGTATTAGTGGTTACGGTTGGTGTTGTAGGTGGGGGTGTGGTGCTATTAGTGATGGTACTTGTCTGTGATGAATTAAGCCTTGTGGTATTCAGGGTGGTAACAATGGTCATTGTAGAGGGCTCACTGGAGGGTGGGTCGGGAGTGCTTGATGATGTGGCATTACTCAGAGTGTATGGTATTATGAATGTCATTAAATGACATGCTATAATTATATAGAGAGGCCATTGCATTCTGTCACAAGGCAAGGGGATGGTTGCTAAACTATGGGTGACATTGTGGTTTGGTATCCTTGTTTATATATTCTTAACACTGAGGTTCCCTGTTAAGTGAGTAATGTCAATGTGGTTATGTCTTGGCATCATAAGCTGGAATGTTCAGGGGAGTAGGCTGATTAATGCTGGTTGGGGGAGATGGTTAGTTTCAGGGTGTGGCTTACAGAGCATTGGTGTTTGGTATTTGATTGCTGCTCCCTTAGTTTCAGTTGTGGGCTTTGGGAGAATTGGTGTTCCGGCTCTCGGGGGAGTCATGTCTGAGGTCATAAGACCTTCTTGAGACATACTGGGTTTCTGTGTTCGGGTGGGTTGTGATGTAGTTATCATGTGGGCTATGTCAGTCGCCCACAGCTGATTCTCATCCAGTTTTATGGCTGTTATTAGCTTTTCCATTTCCAGCAGGGCAAGACTGTCATCAGCTTGTTTTTCTACGAATGTTTTGAGACTGGCTTCATTCATGGATATGCCCTGAGAGGCAATAGCTAGCAGGGCATTCCAGATGATCTGTCGGGCGGCCTTAAGTTTGGACATTTGAGCCCCAGCTACAGCTTGGCACTCCTGTGGTATTTGTATAGTGTCGAAGCGTGAAAGATATTCATTTATCTTGTTACACTGCACCGCCAAGGCATAGGCCTGGTCTACAATTTCTCTGTTCTGGGCATTCTCTATCAGGTCACCTACACTTATCCCTGGTGGTAGGCCTAGAGCTATCTCCCTATTTATTTTCTCATTACCTCGCGACTCGGAGGGGAGCCTCCTGTAACCAGATCTAGACAATCGCCCAAACGGCCATATCCCACAGCAGGTGAAAGCCCCTGGGTTAGAACACATGGCGAATGAAACACGTGTATTATTTGCCACAGACGTGGACCCTATTGAGCTTATATGTGATATTCTGGTGGGTACCAAGGAAGTGAGGGGGGCGATATTTGGTGTGATGAGTGATTGTAGTGGAGGAGGTTGCGAGAGTGAGGACTTCACTGGTACAGTGAAGCTTTGCTTACCTGCCAGGAGGCCAAGGGGGGGCGATAGGCTCCGGTGCGTCTTCGTACTCAAGATGTCTATGACCAGGCTGATGACATTTCTTCTCTCAAAGCCTCTCACTGCAGAAGACATATCTAAATATATATGCAGGAGAAAGACAGAGTCAATTTTTAACCCTATAGTGGATACTCTCCTGAAAGTGAAGGACAGAAATAAAGGGGCTGGATTCAGACAAAAGGTCTTGTGGGTCAGAGCCAAGTTCTTGTCCTGTCTTAGGAAATTGTACAAGGTGAGTCCCTCTCCGCAATGGATGATATCTACATTTGGATCCATTGAGTCTCAATTTGTATTTACAGCAGCCTATTATTTCTTTGTGGGGGACGTCTCCACGGTGGAGACTATTGGGCATCTTGCCAGACTATTTGAAACAGAGACTGGACGTTTACTCACTGATGTGATCACTTACCAGGACCTAGGTCTGGTATATGTTAACTCAAAGTATACCCCTCGGATCTCTGAATTTTTTGACTATGTTGCTAAAAAGTTGAAAAGGGATGACATGGAGGCCAAGGCCATCAGGGAATGTATAGATGACTCACGAACAATGTTCATGCTCTCTGATAAGGAGACAATACAGTATATCTACCTAGCCTATCATGAGTGCTTCAATGCTAAACAATTCATGCACTATAGTGCAATGACTGCCCCATCTGGACTGGCTGACTGCGAGCCTGAGCCCATTCTGGTCAAACACATCACAGATGAGTTTAGGGGCAAGATGGCCTCATACTACAATAAAGATACATATCTCCGTACCTATGTCCAGAAGGAAGAAATCTGTATGTCTATTGATAATCAGGGCTATGATGCACACCTGTTTGAACATACCAGAGGGCAGTACTGGATTGGGACATCTACAGATGTGGGGAATGCGTTAACCATGATTGAGAAAGAATTTCCAGAGCTGAGAACTAGCAAGGATCTGTCAGCCTTGTTGGACTTGGCAGGTCAGACACGAAGTGAGACTGATGACCCTCTAGCCTTTCTATTGGATGTGGAGTCTATATGTTCACGGTTACCCGTCTATAGATGTGAATTCATGAACAGACACTACTTTGTTCTTCCGGTGAGAGATGGCCTCGCTGCTGCTTTTAAGGAAATGGTTCTGCTTCCAGAGCTTAAATCATGGACTGAAAGGTCTGACACAGACCTCACTTTAGCTATAGGTTACCGGGAATCCTACTGTTCAGCAAGAGAGTTGAGAGAACAGGTATATATTTCGAGGCATGAATTCTTCAACAACAGGTTACCTGTTTATCATCTTGTTTTAGATTTTGATCTTAAGTTAACTGGAACCAGTCTAAGTCTACAGGACATATACCTTATGGTCTGTGAAATTAGGCGAGAGATATTGGACCTATTGTCCTATATTGGACCAGTTCAGGAAGACCACCCTGTTTATTTCTTTAAGTCCGCTTGCCCTTCTATAGATTTATATGATGAGCTGCAGTCGCCAGTCCGTTCCTTTTGTACATGTACTGATAAGCTTGGCATGAGAATAATTACTCCGTTTCCCAAGGGGTATGTTGTGGTTGGGGAAGAAACTATTGTGGCATTAGTGGGTGTTCTGAATAGGGTGGTCATGATGAACAGGGTTATAGTTGGTCTATGTGGGGATTGTTTCAGAGATGGGGTGGGCCCTTTCGATGTTGGTATCTATCACAAGGGTAGATCCATAAGGCTACCTTACACTTATAAAGTAGGAACTCTTGGCAGACTGGAGAGGCTTTTGAAACTCTTTGTATGTCATCCTGGAGATAGGGAGGCATATGTACATGATACCCTGAATCCTTCCAATCTCCTACATCATTCCAAACATACTGGGTGGCCAGATGCCGGACACATAATATACGACATGAGGGATATTAATGAAGGTTTTCTCAGTAAGAGGACTATGGAGCGCTTACCTCGCGGTTCAGACGATGTGCTGGACAGGGTTACAGTTGGGACTGGTCTGTCAGCCATCCAGTGGATAGAAGATGTGGCATGGCCTAGTATTGTGCGGACACTCCTAGTCTCTTTTCCAGAGGACAAGGCTATACAGTTCAACAGTGTTTCCTTCGAGGTGGTGACACAGTCTCTTGTGAACATCAAAGCCAGAGGACTTCCATTCAAATGCCTAAGGTTCAATCATAGAAACAGGAAGACATCAGTACGTGCATTCCTAATACTAAGGCATGTTCCTGGGGATAAAACATGCATTACTTTCATGACTCAATGTTTTGCAGACAAATGTAACAGTAATACACCAATGGCCCATTTCTCTGTGCGTCTGTCGACACCCTGCCTAGGGTCTGGGATGTGACTCACATACAACTCATATAACCCCACCCTAAATTAACCTCCGAACTGCAGGGATGGATTTGAGCCAACAGTCATTAATCAGAGTTTCGAGAGCTTACATAATAACATACTCTAAAAGTTGTGAGTCATTCACAGCATCTATGCCATCTATTCAAGGTTATGTGAGGGTTAGAATCACTTGTGTGTGAAAATAAAAATATATCTGATTGGTTAACCTCATCCATGGGTGTGTATGACTCCCTGCATTCATTATAAAACAGCTTAGATTCGAATGAAATTCATGTTGCAGACAGAGATCCTGAATTGTCACCATGGATAGTCGGCCAGAGGATGAATTCGGTGGGTATATGTGAATTCTGACTTGGCTCTGGGTATGGTGGGTAGTGGGTTAGGTTGAATTGATCAGGACTTATTTTTCCCTTATTCAATTACCAGATGCAACAGACCTCGTATCCGATGGTCATGGTCCAGGCAACAGTGACCTAGCTGGTGAGGCTGCGTCTATAAGCTCGCTCTCTGATGGTGAATTGAGTGACTCCGATGAGGAATCATGTTGCACTGATGATGACTTATGCGACCCTCCCATCCAAGATGCCCCTAAATCCAAACATGAGACCCAAAGATCTTTGGTGATTTCATCCTTTGTTATCCCTAAGGTGGAGCGTTCAGGGGCATCTTCTTCAGTGGAATATTCTTCTCCATTATCCAGGATAAGGGGGCCAACTCCAGAAAGTTCTTTACCTACAGTCAGTGCATCTAGATGGGGGTCAAGAAGACACCCCACGGATAGAGGTTCACGTAGACACTTCCGAGGACGTCATGACAGTGACAAGCAGGATAGTAGGGGTCGGCCGAGAAGAGTTACAGATCTGCGTGCCAGACTGACCCTACATCGTGGAGGTGACAGAGAGGGGTCCAGGATGAAACAGCGTGACAGATCGGGCTATATGGATAGAAGAAGACCTATGGGACCGCGACCTGAGAGATTGAGGCTACGTACGGAGGATAAACGGATGCAAGACTCATTTGAACGCATGCGTGTTCCTAGTTCAGCTTTAAGGCCACTGCATGGTGAGCCTTTCCATCCCACCCTTTTTCCATTAGGGGAACAATGTATTTCTTTCATTAAAATACAACCCCCAACCTTTGAACCTGAGGTGGGTTTCTCCCACTTTACAGAGAAGCTTATCATGAATGCATGTGTCACAACTGACTTGAAAGACAAGAGTTTTCCCAGTACTTCAATCAGGACGCATCTGCGTGAACTAAAGACTTTTTTTAAAACCACACCCAATTTTAATGCATTTTACAATTGTAGATTGGCTAGCATACAACAGGCTGGTCTGGTTGACCTCCTAGCTTTCCAGGAAGAAACGGTATTTCATCTGAGATCTCATTTGGAGGAATTCAACTTCATTACAGATGATGACAGACAACACGACATGATCTTGGCATCCATAGACACATTGTGCCAGCAAGTAATGTTCAAGTTGCGGGGGATCATCTCTTTGCACACGGGACCAGATTACCAGGGAGCCATAGTGAGGCAGCTGTGCTACCTAATGGCAGCTGGAAATAGAGAAGAGGACTGTGGTAGAATGTTAAATGAACTATCTCTTGACTTTGGGTTGGGAGTCTTGGCAGCTTACTGTCTCATTCCAATGTTATTTTTAAGATTTAGGGAGGACAAGACTATGTGTCTGTTCATATTCAAATACCTGGACCTATACCGGCCTGGTATGATCATGGGCATTTTCAACCAGATGCTTATGGGTCACCGAGGATATGCTAGTAATGACTCCACTTTTGTCTCCACTGTCTTCCAGGCAGTTGGAGTAGACACCATCAACCGTGGTCTGTTCTTCTACCCCTTGCCAGATAGCCCACCACATGTTTAGCATATATATTTTTGTACTGTTCTCAGTACCAATTGAGGTACAGTCACTGCAATGTTGGTTATGAGGGCAAGCATCAGAGTGAAGCGGGGACATATTATGTTATGTTTAGCCTTTAGTCTGATACTGTAGAATTGGTATCCAATAGCATTAAAAAAAAATAAATAAATGCAATTAAGTAAGCAATTCTGCACGGCTCTAGTCATTTCTATATTCAGGTGGAGGAGGCAGGCAATTATTGCCATGGGTATGATAAATAGTACACTGGTTTTCACGCCCCTGAAAAGCATAATACCAGTCAGGCAGAAATTCCCTATGTAAATTAGATAGCATAATTCCCCAGGGGGCCTTAACCCTTTGCGATAATCGAAAGTGCTGACAGTACCAACAGTGATACATAGAAAGAAAACAGTCAGCCAAATTTCCACCATACAATTATGGTACATTCCACCAATTGTGGATGTTTTGTGGGGAGATTTGCATATGTTTTTGTTATTCTTACACTTGGTTAGAGCCTTTTTAAAGATGTTATGAGTGGCTATGGCATTTAGGGAATGAATTCCTGCGTGGAAAACAAGGAACAGGAGTACTAAGGATACAGATGACTTGGCCCAACCCAGGTGCAGTAGATATGTGTATGTGAGTCCAGAGGTCAACAGGCCCAGCTCATAATACCTCTGATATATGTCTGGGCAGAGGTATATTAGTTGATAGGACATTATATTGATCATGGACAGTATAGAAGTGGTAATGAACGTTAGACTTGGGATCATGATATATGATATGGATGGAAATTCAGCCACTAGGAATGTGGCTAGTAGGAGGATATGACATATAGGATCTAGTGTGGATATAAAAGAGAGATCTGATGTTTTGGGCCATTTAAAGGAGAGGATGAACATGAAAACCTGGAAACCCAGAAGGATCCATGAAAAGATTAAAGTCTGGAATAAAGATTTCTGGTATGCGGGAGATGACGCAAATAGTAGACATGTGATCAGGGGGCAAGAACTGAGACAACCTACAAGGAAAGCATGTAAAATAAATTTTATTTCTACAAACGAATCTTTAGGTTGTGTTGGAGATGCCATGATTAAAAGGCGAGGGATAAGTTCCTTTTTAAATAGTGTATCAGTGTTTATTTGGTAGGCTGTCTGGACTTGGTCACCGTTGGTCAGTTGTCTTCTTGGTCAGTGGCTGGGGGTGATCTGGGCTCTAAATAAGACGAGGGCATGCCCTGGGTGAAGGAGTCCTCCATGTGATACAATAGACCATAGAGCGCACACTCTCCAGGCTGGTGCGTCCCATGGACCTGCAAATAGCGCTTGTTGAATAAATGAAAAGATGCATTAGATATTCTGGGAATTTTGAAAGCCTTCATGGTCTTCAGTAGATTGTTAGTGGACACTATACATTCACAGTCTTCGGACACATAGGCTTCATCTTGTGGCCTCTTACGTTTGCCCATTTTTGATTCGGGTCTCATCTTGTAGTCCATGGAAAAGGAAAATTCCCCGTTTGTCACATTGAAAATTGATAGGAAAGATGAAACTGAGACTTTCACTACATTCACTCCCATTTCCAGAAATTCTTTTAAGATTTTCATCAATTCATTCTGAGACTTCACGGACAGGGAAACTATGGCAGATGGGCTGGAGGTAGCACTTATGGGATGGTCTGTCAATTCTGGAAAGGGGCATGCTGGTATAGAGTACTTGGCAGTAGTGCACGGGTCAACATAGACTACAGAAGTGGCCACTTCAAAGTTAGATGTCCCCCCGGGGCTGCCTTTCACATCTATGTCTAGATCCAGGATGTTGGGGTGGTGCAGGGCTGCCACGTGATCCCATGGGCTGACTTCTGTAACCAGAGCTAGTGGGGAGGCCAGCTGAGGGGCCCAATATGATTCTATAATTACCCCTTCCAGAGATAAAATTACGTGGTCCTTAGATTCCAGGGGTAAATAAAAGCCAAATTCACATTTCCCATTTTGGGAGCGCACTATGTAAGTGCAGCAATGCTTACAGATATCCTTTAGGTGCTGCAAGCTTCGATTCTGGGTACGGAATATGTGTGGGTCAAGGGATAGAGAGGCACACAGCTCCATGGTCCCTTCGCAGAGTAAGCTAGATAGTGTCCCCTGAGAAACTGTCACACTGTATGCCTATGCTGGGTGATCTGGCTTGATTTATCTAAACAGATGATGTCACATCCACAAAAATATCTCCAACATGAAGCATAAAAAAACTTACTCATCAGTGGCAGGGTGTAGTTGTTTATGAACTATGTTCAGGAACTTCTGCAATGTAGCTTGTTTAGACTTTTTGGCACAAGAAGGTGTAGCTACTGCTGAACATCTTTTCAGACATGCTCTGCTGGTCTCAGAAAATGTATAGGGTTCTGTGTCCATCTGCTCAGCTGTTGATGTGGCTGTGGCCTGCACTTCAGCAAATAACTGGGTAGCACTCTTGTTTAGTACAGAGAAACACACAGGCAGGTTTTTATCATTACTGATGATGCGTGTTTTTATGGCTAGTCCCCCATCAGTGTATAAGTAAAATACCGGAAGAAGAGTGTTAGTCAGAGTGCAGTGATGTAAAGTTAAGAGTAGATCAGATATGCATACATTCTTTATCTCACCCTCTGTCTTCAGATACATTGAAGATGCTGTTTTGGGTGTGGTTAATAGGCTAACTTCTGCAATGTTGATGTCATAGAAAATATCTGTGTTGACCATGTATGTTGTCAGTGGTGTGGAAAATAGAACACACCCAAGAGTGTTCCCTGGAGAGATGTGGACCACTTGGTGTGTCTTGGCTTGAGATCTGAGCCACTTAGTAAGTTCTTTAACCGCCTTCTCGGAGAGGGTTATGATGGCAAAAGTGTTTATGGTGGCCAGAGATAGATTGAGGTGGGAGCTGTTGGGTCCATGGGGGGTCTGGAAGGTTACTCTTGGTAGCGGGTCGGTCCACTGGCGAATCGCTCTAAAGTGACAGACCCTGTGTGCACTCTTGTCCAATTGTATTTCAATATAGTGAGAATCTTGGCCGATCAGGTGGATGTTTAGGTTGGAAGATGTGCCATCTTCAAAGAAACACTGCCCAAAAACAAATGAATTCTTATGCACACAGTTGAAAAATGTCCATGTTTTTATCTGGGGTGCCTCTGGTTCAACGGGTTCTAGGATTGTACAAGGATCTCGGTTGATGAAAGTAGGCCCCACAATCATAAAGAATTTGCCACTTGTCAGGTTGCCTTGGAAAAGTAGACTATATGTGATGGAATCTAGAGGCTGGATATACACTGTACTTCCCTGAGCATTAAGAGTTTTTTGTACGTGGTGATAAATGGCAGGTCCACGAACAACCCCAGCCCTAGTGTGCACTAGAGATAGGATTTTTTCCATATTTTCCCCTCACAGAACCTGAATAGCCTAGACTAATTTTATACTGGAACAATCTCTCAGTGGATAACTCTATCCACTATGAACTAACTGAAACACCCACCAGTAAATAAATAAGTATCAGAGGCTGAGATGTTTGCAATCTATGTTTATTATGGAACCACAATCAATAGTCAAGGTGATGTCTGGAGATTCTTGTGAATTACAGGTCATCCTGAATGGTGTTGACATAATCAGAATTTTCTCTTTCAAAGAAGTTTGTATTTTTAGTGTAGCATATATAGAACATGGGACAATCTGGTGGTGGAGTGTTGAAGATTGGTGGCAAGTGTATATTGTGTAGGATTGCATCAGCAGCAGCTTCCAAGAACTGTCTGATCTTACATAGATTAAGTCCTGAAACTCCGTGCCCCTTCGAGCTTATGAATTCGAATTCAATGTCCACTGCCTCTTTAAAGAGGGAAGCTATCCAGTCGCGGGATGGCTTCTCATGTGGTTGGATCACTGTGTTATAGAGCATGGCTGCAGCCTTTGTATGTAGGCTCTCATCTCTAGATATATAGTCATTGGCCAGACACACATTGCTCATGAGCCCTCTACTTCTGAGTAAGCTGATACTATAGAAGGATGCTACAAAAAATATTCCCTCTATAAGTAGAAACAGGAGGGTTTTGTGGGACCTTTCAGTGGCATGGCTCACCCTGTGGTTCAGCCAGCCTATCTTTTTACGGAGTGCAGGGTCTTCAACCACACTGAGGGTATATTTCAGCTGTTGCTCTGTGTCTCTGTCAAAAAACATGCCTAGGATGTTAGCATACACTTTTCCATGTATGTTTTCCATGGCCTCCTGTTCTGCATAGTAGTGGCTTATGTCATGACACTCGAACTCTTTTACAATCACTTCTATATTCAGATTTACCATCTTTTCAGCTACTGCGAGAAATGTGAACAGAAACTTGTAGAATTCTAAATCTGTTTCATTTAGCTTAGCCACCTGGGTACTGTCAGTTGTCAGGGTGATCTGGGCAGGGGTCCATCTATTGTTGTAGCACTCCTCTGTGAGCTGCAAGAATCCACGGTGGTCACACATATACAGTAAACTTTTAACTAGAGCTTCTGGGGTGGCCATGGCAATGTTTGTGAATATAGGGAGCGGTATAGACCTGAGTGTGTTCTGTATTTATTGGCAACTCAGGCAGGTAATGCTTGAGTCCATCGGACAGACCTCTTTTTGTAGGTGAGATGGTAGTGAACCCGTGTGTTTTTGTGCAAGGATGTTAGAGTCTCCAGTCGGCGATTTGGGAAGTCGGGTGGACAACTCATCGTCCACATGGAACCTTAGAAAGTTACAAGTGTTCTCCCTCTTGATCCTACAGTAATACATTAGGGTTTTGAGACCCCGTTTGTAGGCATCTATCAATAGAGAAACTACAGTACTGGCCCTACTTGCTGCCTCCTCTGTGATGAAATATGTGTGAGAGGCACTTTGGTCCACGAATGGAGCATATATGCTCGCCATATGTAGTAAATCATGTTGGTCATACTCAAAAGCACTTTTGAAATGTCTGTATCTCTTATTCAATACTGGAGGCAACTTTGAGACCTCTCCAAAACACCTCTGAATCATTGGCAGGTCAGTACTCACAATTTGTTTCAGAAATGTCATGTTTGGATGGATAATTTCTTCCTTTCCTGTGATTTTAGTTGACATGTTGGAAAAAAATGGATAGAATGAATCAGCAAAGCCTGTCAGTTGCGATGTACCTGCTGTTGGCATCAGGGCCACCAGTTGAGAGTTGAACATGCCATGTGTTTTCAAAGATTGGAGAAGGGACGGAGGCAATTCGATCGCTAAGTCATCCACATTCTGTAACCAAGGTGAAAAATGTAGAGTACCAGAAGTATGCAGACGGGATAGTTCCCAACCTGTAAATGGAGTCCCTTTCCCAACTGTTATGATTTCATGACTGACTTTCAGGGCTGTAGTGTAGAGTCTCCTGTAGATCTGTAGACACAAGTCTTGGGCAGCGGCAGAGGTGTACTCGTGACCAAGCATGGCCTGGACATCAGCGAGCCCATGGATGCCTAGGCCCATTGACCGCTCTAACTGACTAATGGCCATTGCATCCGTGATTGCGGGGCCTCCCAATATTGCACAATTGATAATCATCACTGCAACACTGACGGCATGTTCGAATGTTGTCATACAAAATTCCAGATTAGTCCATGATGACATGTCCATAGACCAGGGGTCGTATGTCTGATCATGGCCTGGGATTAATGGTGCGGGGGTCACCTCTTTGAGACATTTGGGGAGTGTGATATTGGCTAGGTTACAGGTGGATACCCCTTGGGTGGGTTTCTGGATGACCTCAGCACATAGGTTGGCTGCACCTATGGCATCATGTTGAGTGTCTCTCCAATAGTGTACATTGCATGCATCTTTATGAATGATGTAGGGGCTGCCTGTCTTAATTATTGTAGAGACAATGCTGAACATCAGAGACTTGATTGGGACTTCCCTGGTGTATAGTTTAGCACAGACAAGCCTCTCATATTCGGTTTCAAATGGTTTGCCATATAGAGATGGTAATTTGGATGCCACGTCCGGCTCAAATAGGTACCATGGATTGTTGGGGTTATCTATATATTTTTCAAAGAAGAGGGAGGGTATGCATATACCCTGGAAGATATTGCCACACCGTTCTGGGTTTTCTGGGTTTTTGGAGCTTAGAAATTCATAGATTTGGTTGTGCCATGGTTCTATGTAGGTGGCAACACTAGCTGGCCTTCTGCTGGAATCATTAAAAAAACCCACATGAGCATTTAGAACTTTCATGAGGCTGGAGATGCTCTTGGATGGCTGAAATGTTGTACAATTTATGCCCAGTCCTGACTCTGTGCTCAACAGAGGTACCACTTGTTCACATAGTGTTTGCACGGTCTGCTGTGTGGTGGTCATGTCTCGATCTACTATGAAACAGCTTGCCAGATTGCCTGCTTTTAGACCAGCTGACCGCATGATTGGGGTTGAGCAGGACACTAGCTGCTTACATAGGGGTTTGTAGAAAAAAAGGAAGAGATCTAGCTCATGGTTGATTCGTGCTCCGTATTTCGGGGCCAGTTCACAGATGGTTTTGTGGAGACAGCCATCTTCTTTCTCTATGGACGTGACAGTGCAAAATGCAGCAATTCTCATAAAAAAATGAGGGATGGATTCTTGGGTCCCATTTTCTGCATGTAACACATAGGTATCATTGAACCTCACTGCTGATAGGCGCCCATTGGATATTAGGGTCAGATAATCTGTACTGTTCTTGAACATATCACAGAATACCTGGAGTTGATGTCTGTACTTCTCTATGAATGACCCAACTGACCCATTCAGTCTGGAACTAAATGTAGCAAGGTATGTATCAACTGTACGAGTGGCCTGTTTTTCATTTAGATAATGTTGGAGCTGTCCACTCAGTCTGTAACCTTGGAGGTCCCAGGCACTAGTACATTTCAGGTTATCAATGAGGGCCGAAATTAGGTTGACCTGCTCAGACATTTTAAATTCAGGGGAGATATTATCAGAGGGTCACAGCAAGAGTCTCCAATCACCGGGTTCCACTGTAAAGTTGTGAACGGCGATATATCTCACTGGAGTGACTTTGAAGGTGAATGTCTCCGTGTCAGCTGGTCTGTCTGATACAGCGAAGCCCAGGTAGCATATGGCACCAAAGACTATCTTATTTATACTGTCCTCATCAACAAGAGATGAGATGTGGGAAACAATCTGTTGCTTGTACAGTTGATATATGAGTGAGGTGGTTTCGTGGGCCCCTCGGTTAGTGCTCAGAAACTTAAGTTCAGCCCGAGTGCCAGCCAAAGTTTTAGTGTATATCAGGACAGCATAGAGTTTGGATGTGCTGTTCCGTGTGCTCAGAGTGCTGTGTGTGTGTATGGGGAACATTTGTTCCAGGTCTGTAAACATTTCCTGGGGCAGGAGTAATTTTACATGTTTAATGGGGACTTGAGACAAGGCGGGTCCGTGAGTGATGACTCGTATTTTGTTCATGAAAGTGCTTTGAGTGTTACTTACCATGAGGCCTAGGGGATGTAATAATTTATGAAGATATCGACCTTCTATGGCCTCACGGACCTTACTTAATGGGGTCTCTATAGATTCATCGGAGATATAGTCAGAGTACCAGATATTTGAAAGTCTGTGGAGTTGTGGAAATGTTTCTGCCTCATAATGAAGGAGGTTTGAGAGGAAAGTAGGACTACCTGCAAATGTGATTAGAGTTCTATCATCATCCTCATCTATTAATCTCATTAAGAATGAACCCACAGGTTCATGATCATTTAGGATTTTACAATTGACCAGGAAATCACTGTATTGGGGTTGTATGTATGGAATAGTTACCAAGGATGCACGTATTGTAGCAATGGACAGTGATGTGGATGATTTCGATGCTAGGTTGTCTGTGGCCCTATATAGCCCCAGCTTATCATTAATTGAATATTTATGTGGCTGTGGGGGCAGCAAACGTAGAATATCTGAGGTCATATGAGTATATGACTCACTATCTACCATAGCTTTGACTTTCATCTTAGCAGCTGCTTATATTGCAGGATATGGATAATAAGAAGACTTTACAATATATCACCGACCGACTACGTGAAGATGACGATGTTCATACCCTACGGCTATTATTTGAATATGAAATGTCTACTAGTAATGTTAATATGATAGACAGTGCCCAGACGCTTCACAATTTTTTAAATAGTCTGTCCACAAAGAAAATGGAGCATTTTAGAAACATAAGAGCTAATTATGTGTTTTTTATACTGAAGGCATTGTCACTTGATATTGACGGGCGATGGCATGGGGTAGACTTCACTAAGAAGGACCAGCGATGGCAATTTCTAGTTAAGATATATGATATGCTAATTAATTATGCTAAGACAGACTGTGGGGCTATGGTAGGGAGATTCACAAATCTGGATCTCTTGGGAAAGGTGGATGCATACTTGAAAGACCTTGATACATATGATATACAGCATGACATTCCCCCAGATCCACATAGAGACATTAAGTACTTTTTATGTATAGAAGAGATATATCATGCATCTTATGTGGGTTATTGGAAATCTATATCTCCTAAGGGGGGATATACAATTCAACTCAAAGGTCAGAATGTCTTACATAGGTGGCTCATTATGGAATATGGGTCAAAACATGGGCTTATGGTACCAATAAACAAGGGAGAAACTTTAGAAACACTGGCGGCCAAGGTCTTGGAACGTAGGGAATTATTTGCCACGGGGTTGGCCTATAGAAGTGACTTAGATGCATTCCCAATTGCCAGGATGCGTGTAAAAGAAATTGTAACCAGCGTCACCAGTGGCGGTACCCATATCAGTTTGGACTTCATGCCCATCCTAATATTTACATCTGAAGATCTAAAATCCACTGATGTCAGTAAACTGTTTGTGTATGATTTTGTTCTTGAGGCGCTTATGAATGGGATTTCGCACGGCTGTTCCCATGAGGAAGTGACTGATTTCTTAAATAGGGGTATATTATCCCTCGAGGAACTTATAGAACAGATTATCCAGGTGGCTACAAGACCTAATGCGGCGCATGATGTAATACTTCATGTCAAGAGAATTTTATTGACCTCTGGAATAAGTCTATCTACTTCTACTATAGTCAGGGGACTGATTAGAGTAATCCCTACGTCACACGAATACTCATGGGGGAACATGCAGCGATTCTATGACCTGGTTGATGAGGTGTCTCTATTTGGGTTGTTTTTTTTCAAATGCCTGAAACATGCTAGCCCAACAAGTATATCTTTTTATGAAATGATGGATCTAATGAAAGAATATACTTCTGAAAGGAAGGCTAGGGTTAAGCATAGGGACAATGTCTGTCCTGAAGAGTTTGATGGAATGATTGTGCTCAATTCTCTGATACCAAGGCCAGATTTGGTTACATACGAGGCCTTTTCTGACTTTCTCCCATCAAATCTTATGAGAATCATGTTCTGGTCATACATTAATAGGCGATGGCATCTGGACGCCATACCTGACAAGCACATTACAGTTTGTGGGGTACAGCCTGTGGCCCCGAGTGATAGTATCCCAGAAGATGAAGTGAGTGCATATTGCCGGAGGCTAATAATTGGTACTGGAGACTATGATATGAATATAGTCAGAAGTCGGTTTTTTGCAGAGAAATTTATCAAACATAAAGTTGTCCCCATACTTCAGAAGATCATGGCTAACACACTGAGGAAAAACTCCATGATCTTTCAACTTAAATGGTTATTGCTATTTGCAGTTGAAGATGTTGTTGGCTTGAATCTCTTTAGATATAGGCTCACCCTCTTTTTCTATGAGTTGCTGCCTCTTATGACACATGATTCCCGTGCATCCTTTGTGCTGATGTTGAAATACTGGGCTGATATTAATAGCCTGTTAGAAGAGCATGTGGGAGGAGTCAGTTTTTCCCCAAGTCTCTTTGAGTTCCTATTTACTTCCACATATACCACTCTTGTTGGCCATCTAATGACCGAATCTAGGCACTTTAATGATTCTGTGGGGGTTATTCTAGATAAGGCTACCGAGATACTGAAATTAGGTCATGCTATGTGTCACACGAATATGGTCTATGACCATGCATCTTCTGAAATAACTCTCCCAATCAGTGGGCAAGGGGAAATTGGTTCACACATCACTCTAGATAATGTCACATTCCAGAATATTCTTTCTTATCTTGAGGATAGTTGCCAGGAATATCTGATGGACCTACGCAACAGATTCAATCAAAGGCTACATATAGCATACGTGAAGCTGCTCACGATGGTGGAGGACCTCAGGTTTCTTGACAGGTATCATATGACCATAAACATACAGCCTGTCAATATTACAGAACTTGAGAATATGTATGTGAGGAATTTCAGGGTCTTTTACAAGGCTGGCAGACTATTTACAGATTGTTGTGCAGCCAATCTCAAAAGGAGGTGCCGGGATCTAATGGAGCCGAAGCTCATAGATGAACAGATCCTACAGAAGATTATCCTACTATCTGAAGATGCTGACACTGGTAGAGAAGATGACGGGAAAGTGAAGTTATTTATAGAGGAAATCAAAGAGCCTCTCATGAAGCTTGGGAATACGCACGAGGCCGCCAAGACAGGGTTAGGAGCCATGAATAATGAACAGGCCATCCTGCTCAGAGAATTGGTGAACAGGAAGGGTGCCTCTAATAATGCTCCTTCCCAACGCGAACTGTTTCAGTATACTGATCGGGTTAATGTGGAGGCTATGAACATAAATTGGAAAGCTTACAACAGGTCTGAATATCAAAGTATAAAACGTGATCTGACTTATATTTTAGTAAATGTCAGAGATGTCCTAGATGGTACTCATGGCGGCGGAGCATGTGAAAGTAGAGTTGGTGGCACCATACAATCAGGCCCATGAAACGTTTGGTGATCATGCAGGCTCCCAGTGTGTCAGTAATGCTACTGTATTTCTCCTGTATTGTCACTACAGACAGAGGCCTCCTAGCGTGGTAGATGACCTACTGGAGGTGTTGGTTCAAGGCAGTGCGCTTGATTTGGAGCTCAGAAATCTGTCAATATTAAAAAATGGAGATTATGCTCAATTAGTGGACATCCCACATAGAGTGAGGTCGAAGGATTGGGCATATGGGATTTTTTGTTCATATGAGTTCCATGGAATGATTAATACAGACTCTACTATAAGAGATGAATATATTATTCCATTAATGGAGCTCATCCAGACGAACCTGGCTGGTCCAACAAAATATCTGATAATTATATGCAATGACAAGGCAGTGGCTATTCTGATACAAAATGCCCAAATATTCATATTTGATCCCCATGGTTCCCTATCTTTGAATATTCATGGAGCTTTTATTGCTAGCTCGTACAATGTCAGAGATATCATTGGACTTATAGGCGGGGTGGTTGATGTGTATACAGCATGTTTTCTGTACCCTGTTCCTGAAAGGTATTATGGCACTAAAGATATTTATCTATTGGATAACTACAGAGTCATAAGCAGTAGGGTGTATAATGATACCTATGTTGACCTCTTGCATGAAAATGCTCCCATGTGTAAGAGAGATGATACTGAAGAAATTACATTCGATGTTGTGTCAACTAACCTTATACAGACCAAGAATGAATCTCAGCGTAAAAGGCTTAAGCCTTGTGGGGGGTCTGTCACGCGAATTTCTATGAGCGATGGGCATCCTATGTCAAAGAAGGGAAAGATTGTCCAGGATAACGTGGGGGGACTTAGTTCTGAAATGCAAGACTCAATCATAGATTTGGAAGACAATGAGTTCATATTCGATGAGGATGATGTTTTTATAGATGACGAGCTCCAGGTGTTAGAAAATATCCATGATGATGTGAATGGAGATGTACAACTTCGCCCCAGGGAGACAACTGATTATCACACTTTAGAATTTACTGCAGCCCTAGAGTTAGATGACGGGGCACAAGACATGTTGTATAAATTAGATACTCTTATGGGATTAAAGCATATGAGCAGTGGTCCAGTTATAAATGATTCCATTTATGGGAAGGTACCTAAGGATGTGAAAAACATTGAAGAACTACAAAGGTGTCTCTCCATGATTGTATTTGAATATGGTGTAGTTATTTCTCCCACTGTATCCAAGGTTATTAACTTGATCAAGTTTATAATTATATGTTTTCAGAGACTTGGCATCAATACATCTGTCTTGGAGAAATTATTGGAGAGTAATATGGATCTATATGAACTATATCGACTAGTGTGTCAGGTTACTTCACGTGAACAAGACACGATATACTGCCTGATTGACAAATTAAATCACTGTTTAGAAACCATGTACAAAAATAATGGTACCAATGTACATGGTGGTGCATCAATAATAGACGCTCTACGGACAATCTCATCAGAGGCCATGCGAAAAATTAGAGTGTTGGACATGCGAGAATTGGTTGATATGGTATTCAATGGGAACATATGGTGGATATTAACTTCAAGTGAATGGAGAGAGCTACAGAATTTCATGAGGGAACTGAGAGTACTAATAGAAAATCATAATGAGGATATTTCACTTGATGGGCAGAGGTATAGGGACGTCTTAGGGGCATTTGTTAGATTAGAGCCTGTACATATTGATCAGCCTCTACTGATGGATACTGAAAGGCAGACAGATATAATATCTGTTGTGGGTGAAGTGGTTGATAGGTTATCTCAGGATGTAGAGCAGGCTGTGGATGTAATGATTGAATTAATCAGAGATGATGTAATTACTGATATACCAGATCTGGATGTGACACTTTCACGCATCATGATAACTGTAAGGACTGTACAGTGGTTTAAGGACTTTATGTCTGTCCCAGTTGACCATCAGATCAATCAATTATTGAATTTAGGGCAGCAGGTTGCAGAAATGGTGGGTAAGGACTGGCCTCTGCCTGGACCCGAGCAGGTTATACCTATTGTAGCTGTGGATAAATTAAGGAACGTTATGGAAGTTGCAAGACAGACAAGGGAAACCCAGAAAGAGATAGATGATTTAGTAACTATGATTGAATCTATGTTGAGCCACCAAGATGATGCTATGGAAGGTTTGGATATCTTTTCTATAAACGTAATAGAAAGCTATCTAGCTACAGCAAAGACCCTTATGAAGGGGCAACACAGTGATAAGATTGAACATCTTGAGAGCATAGTGAAGAACTTATCTGCTTCTCAGAAGTTTGTGCTGGAAGTTATAGATAAAATGACACTACAGTCCGTTGAATATGATATGCTCAGGGTAAGAGACGCCATTATAAATAATGAGCTATTAGTAAGAGCTGAAGAAATAAGTCAAAAGTTGGATGCTAAATTATATCTATTATGTGCAGATATTATAAAGGACATGGGAAAATCAGATGGAGCTGCGGATAGGTCAGTTCTTTATGCAATGATCTCGGGGGGTGCAACCTTTAAGGCAAACAGATCACGTGAGGTATTGGAACTGGTCGCTGATTTGGCAAACATACTCAATGATATGCGTGAAGGTCAAGCTGTATCTATGGATTTCAATGCATTTAAGAAAAAACTGACTGACTCCAATATAGGATACATATACAGGAAGGATTTAATGGGTATTGTGTCAAAAGTTCAAGACCGCCTATGTGAGGCAGAATTAAAAAGGACAAGAGACAAGTGGTGGAAATTTGTGGAGGCTATTGATCCTAGAGATACACAGCAAGTCTATAATGCTCTGGCAGCTGCTGCAACAGATGATGATCGTGAGCGCGCACAGAAATACCTTTCATCTAAGGTTGGAGCCAAAATGCCATTATCGGTGGTGGATCAAGCAGTTGATAAGGTTATCAAAGAGAATGTTAGAACAGTCTCTATAAGGTTGAAAGCGGCCTTTGAAAACCTCACCTTTACTGACATTAGTGGGACTGATTGGGTTCAACTATTGGAGGCTACTAAAGATCCCAAGCTATGGTTTGAAATAGATGCCATGGTCAGGAAGGGGTTTGATAGGATAAGGGATGTAATCAATACCCATATCTCTCAAAAACTGCACAGTATTGTGATAGGTACAATGCAAGAGACATCTCCATTACCTTGGCTATCTGATTTTGAAAATAATGTCCTTTTCCATCTAGTGGATCGGCCTGAGTGGCAAACTAATTCAGAGCTTGCTAAAGAACTAAGAAAATTGGTACATGTATTCAAACAAGTTTTTTCCGCTACGGACCTGAAGCAGGCTACAGCTGGTACTTCATTGGAAGACACAACAAATGTCTTTCTCAATATACTATGGACAGTAGAACATGCCGTGGATGATTATAAACAGGGAGTGAGAAATGAGGTCTATGATTTTATATCAGATACTCAGAAAATGGTTGGTCAGGATGTGGACTTCCCAGCACCTCCAAAGATCATTATTCCCAAGTCCGTATTAGGGCCGCAGAATGAGGAGAAGATATCTAAGTTACCCGAAGTCTATAGGACCATGATTAAAGAAAAAGAAAGGATGATGGTTAATGACATAACCAATGAATTCAGTAAATTCACCTTGGATATCCAAACTCTTAGGGAGGAGTTTGAGGCAGGCAAGCGTGGGGTCCTGATGATACTGTATGATGAGATAGTGAATCAGTTATCTAAGAGTCCCCCAGATGTCACTAGACAGATTGTTGATAGAAAGAATCCATTGAAGGTTTTGGAAGATATGGGTGCTGTGAATAACCTGAACAAGAAGAACTACGTGGAGGCTGTTGCCACGTGCCGTTGGCTGATGGATACATGTAAGTTATTGATTGTCACTGCCCCCGCGGACATTGTGTCCAAGCTGAAGCAGATTATGTCAGTGGTGGAACCTCTACATAAGAAGATAGAAGACCTTCACAGTTTAGACCTGGCGCTGGACACCATGACAGATCCAATTGCACTGGGACAGGCATTAAATGACTTAGACCCCAATAGGATCAAGGGTGGTAAAAAGAGATATGATGACACAGTTGAGAGAAAAAAACAATTAGAAGTGGCAGCTCAATCGGCCATAGATGATGCGGAGTTTGCAGCTATGCTTCAGAAACTTGAGGCAGAATCTAGAGATGCTGCGTGGGAACAGGACTTGAAAGATCTCCTCTATGAGGCTGAGCTAAGTATACAGAAAGGACAAACATCTGGAGTGAGGGAGAGAAATCCACCCATATTCAAAAACATGCATGATGTTTCCCTATATATAAAGTGGAAGCTGGAGTTTATAGTCACAAATGGCCGCCGGTATAGAGAACTCTTTGAGATGTTTGCCCTCCCTAAAAAAATACGCGACTTGAATGTCCCTGTGAATCATACACGGAGACTAGCATTATATTTTGCACTACAGAAACCCAAATCTGTTTTGTTGTGGGTAGAGATTCTTAGGGGACAGACTTTATCTTTAATCCCTCATGGGAATAAAGGGAAGGTGTTAGAGTTGTGTCATGTGTTAGACAATGTCTTTGATACCATGATATACTCTCAACAAATATGTCCCTCTCATATACCTGGAAGAAAACCTATAGCCACATTCCTGGATAATAAGTTTGGAGTTAGCGTGGCCCGGCTATTAGTTGGGCATTGGGAGGATATTGAGGCAAATATGGGAGATATTATTGGAGCATATGCAGAGAGTAACCTATCAGGGCATACATCTATGAGCCAATTTCTTGGAATGGTCTTGGTTACTTATGGACTGGAACTAACGGCCTCCCATATGGACAATAGGCGAGGTCCTGATGACAGGGTGGTGACCCTGACCAGTAAACAGTGGGTACCCATGATTACAGCCTTCTTTCCATATCATTTGGCGACGGGTCTCAGAGCAACATCTTATAGCTCTATGCTTGATATTCTAAGTGCTGTCCTTTACCAGGCTAGAAAATTGTTACCATATAAGTTTTTATCTGCAAAAGTCAATAAGGGAAGGCGGATCCCAAGGCACATCCAAGGCGATGGGCCTGATTTACCTACATACCTTTTTGCTTCTAGTGTATGGAATCAGATCCATGTGGAGGATCGTCTATGGGCACAGCCTAGGTTTCTGGAAATTTGTGGCTTATCCCATGAAAGGGCTAGAATCTCTACCTTGATATGGGCAGTACAGTGCCTGAATGAGGTCATTTTGGAGCAGCTTTGGGCCTCATGCAAGCCTGCTAATATGGATAAGAAGACTGTCGCAGATTATGTGGCTTTGATGCAGGATGCGGTGTATGGGCCATTACCAGGGATCAGAGAAATATCCAATATTGTCACAGATGGTGACGGGTTTGGTACCATGACAGGGCAAGCTTTAGAAGTGGTACATTCTAAAAGTACAATAAAGGTACCACCCGTTTGTGCATTTGAGGTGATTGTTGCCTGCCTGATGTTCAGAGTAAAAGCACAGCTATATGTCACCCTTGACTCGGACCTATTTTCTGACAGACAATTAGGTGTAGTCAAGGTGATATCACTCCTGTTAGACTGTGATTCTAAAGTAGAGCCTTATAAGGGTATGTACGAGGCTCCACGTAAGCGACCAAGTGTGAATAGAATTAAGGAAGAAAATGTATGCACCCCTATTGATATGGCCATTTTAACCCTACAGGTGGATTGGCTCCAAAGTGTATTTGGAGCAGAGGCCGAGAGTGACAAAATGGTGGTTCTAGTAGATACTGGGAATTATGTATTACATACATATGAACCCACTTCTGACTACGTGAAAAACAGAGACGTGGATTTCACTTTTGTGGTGAATTCTAACAATTTACCCAAGCGGCTCTTTTATCATGGAACTGGCGTTACCCCCCATGACACACTGAGCCATTATTCTGGAGAGATACGTACCAACACTAAGGTGGTCAATTTGGAAAATATGTTTACCATATTTCCTGAAAACTTATCAGAACCTTTGAAAGACGATGACATTTTAGATGTCTATGATACACCACATGAGGGCGCTGCTTTAAACAACGCCGGTTTAGTCTATGAAACTACTATACCCACGGGGCGCCGATGGGACGAGGGCAAGATAGAGCTTCTGCAAAGAAGGGACAAGGACACTTATGAAAAAACATGTCCCAGGGAGCTACCCACCATAAAATACAACCCCATACAGCCCCAAGACTTGCAACTGAAAAATATACAAGTGGAGTCCAATAAACATCATATTGTTTTGCCTATCCAAGAGGCATTGACACAAGAGGATATATTTATTGACGCAGAACAAGAGAAACGGACAAAGACATCAAAGGATATCATCCTAGGATTTATTAAGCATATTAAGACACGTATAAAAATATCTACTGAGGCTGTACTTGATACTATTCAGCGAATAAAACTTCTATATCTTTATGTGGGGGTCAGCTGTTATTTCTTTTTCGGTTTAGGTTTAGGTCCAGTTGGTATCAGGTCTGATTCATCTTCAGGGAACGTAGAATCCTCAGGCAAAGGTGGGAAGGATGTGGTCAGAGAGGAGCTCGAACTCCCGGTCTGTAGGTCAGAAGGAACAGCACTAAGAGAGGTTGGAAAAAATAGATGCCCTGAGGTTCTTGAAGAAGATGGGATCCCTCTTTTTGAAGAGAGGTGAGGTGTAGTGTTTTGTTTGGACTGAAGCATGTCCGCGTAGTGTTGTTTTCTGATAATGCCTGTCTTTTTGCTCATAAGTTCCTCGAAGCACCTGGATGCCAGTATGTAAATCAGATATAGCCGCCTTGTCCTTTTATATTCCGTATCCGACTGGTTTCCTTTAGGTATTTCTTTCAATCTCTCAGGAATTGTGCTCTCAGGAAAATCAAGCTCTATCTTGTCTTCCAGCCTGGGAGATGGTGGTCGTGTGGATGGCTCGGTTGTCTCAGTTAATTCTGGAGCATAGGTTGTCTCCGGACAAGTTGTTGGCATTTTAGCTATAGGCATTTTGACCCTGGCACTTCAAGCAGAGCAGATTAGTGTGCGAACTTGTTAAGTATAGTAACCTTCCTATAGTGATTCTTTTAATAATTGTTTCAATACATTCATCGCGGCCTAGACATGGGATAATAAAATCCACCTCTTGGTTCTTGGATCTCAGCATTACAGTTGCATTATTTGATATCACAGCACGAATAATATATCCATGTCTGCTCACATCAATGAGTCTACGTGTGGTGATGGCCTGAGAGCCACAATAGGAACAGAAAATCCTACCTGTAGTGCCACAGATGACAGTCTGCTTCTCTTTATGATCTCTGCAATAAAATGCATGATTTGGGTTGAAAGTGACTCGTTTAAATTTGCCGCGGCCAAAGTTCAAACAGTGTCCACACTCGAGACATATGACAGCTTCGGGGACACGGTGTTGTAATTTAGCCTTAGCTCGTCGTATGCATTCCATATGAAATAATGGCAATTTAATTCTACAATTTAGTACATTATATGCCAAGATCCTGGACACGAGGTTGGGTAGAAGGGGTATCTTCTTGTCTATATTGATTGGGAGTATTACATGAGCATCTGAGACAGCTTTCCTGAACAACAATTCATAGACCATCTGGTCTAGTGGATTACCACACGGGACAGTGGGGCATTGAGATCTCATTGTATGGAACATAGCTGTTCCATGTGTAGTTAGTCTATCGATCCCACCTTGAATAAACTGGTCACTTAATTGGATGCGGAGGCTTGGTGCTGGTACATGGATCACAGGACTTATCTCACTATGGAGGGACTTCTTTTTTAACATAGAAAATTTTGTTATATCTTGGATTGAGACGTGGATGAGTGGATGCTGGTAAGTTTTCCCGAAGAGTATGAGGTTAATTTTTTTAGTAATCTTGGAAAACTGTCCAATTAGCTGCCTGGACGATTCACATATAGGGAAGGCTTGAAGCAGCGCCTTAAAGGTGGGCCCATGGATCCAAGGAAATATAATTTTGACTAAAATGGCATAGCATAACAGCAGGCAATTTCCTCCAAATATGGCTCCTTTCTGCCTCATGGCATTAAGGGATGCAAACCTTTTCAACCATAGATGTAGGGCATTATTAGGTGCATTATGCTGCATCCATGATAGGCTCAGAGGAGCACCCGCAGGATCCTTGCCATATAGCACAAAATTAATGAATTCGCCCCTGTGTACTGCAAGCCTCTCCAATAGGATACCTAAGCAGGAATTCAAAATAGTGTCATCAAATACTTCAGGATCAGTAGTGTCAATATGGTCATAGAAACAGCGAACCACCATTGCCATGAAGTCAGTAGCTGACATGTTCTCTTTGTAGCTTCTGTCTGCAGTGTAAAAGAAGCTTTATCAGACTTACTGGGTGATGGCGTCCTCTGATGGTCAGTAGCTGGGCACGTACCCGACTGTTCTAGATTTTGGCGGCGATGCCTTATGGCCAACAGTGGGGGTGTTAGCTGAGGAGGATCTATGTATACAGGTCTCCCAGGTGGTGTGTTCATGATATCTTTAATTAAGTCAGAAATACGACTGGAGTCTTCAGCACGCATAATGATGAACTGGAGAGAGGTCCGGCGGTCTGTGATATGGGCTCTCAGGACAGTTATGGTCTGAAATATTGTCAGATCCGAACTATATAGTTCTGTCTGCTTAAAGGCTCTGAATGAGCCTTTTGATATAATCACGGAGCCATTTTTTTCTAACTCAACATTTGGGCAGACAGCCAAGCAAGATCCAAAGTCATTTGTGTGGTCAGGAGTTTCAGTCAGGAAACCTTTTAGAGTTGTTGACACACCATTATTAGAAATCATGAACACTGGATATAGGGAACTTTTGTGCTCTTTCAATTTGGTGAGCCAATATTGAAAAACAAACTCAATATTATACATTCCATGTGTATGAAGCTTTACAGTGCACAGGGCTTTTGCATCCCCCCTTGAAAAAATGTGAGTGTCTGAAGTGGATTCCATGTCTAATGGGGTCCCTTGTCTGGGTAGAAATGTTCTTATGATATCTGTTAAATCTTTTACTAGGAGCTGATGATTCTTTGTTGCGCAAAACATGATTCATAAGCTGTCTGATGTCAATGAATACCTATTAAAGCTGTGTATGTAATCATCTACACCTTCACCATATCATCGGTCTCAATGATTTTAGAAATAAGATGTTTAATAGTGCTGATCTTGGTGTCTAACACAGTCCCATGTTGGCAATTTAGGAGGCCACAGTGTTGAGTATTGAAGCAGGTCATATATTGACAGTGATTGATGAGGTTCAACTTGGCATATGTGCTAGGGACCATAAGGTTTATGTCTTCCGGGACCATACTTTTAAACTCTGTTAACCATTGAGAACTTTCATTATTCTCTGACTCAGTGTGAGACATGAGTGGCTTTGTGCCACGTAAATTATGTAATGTTCTGAGAATGAAAAGGCATGCCATTGACCTTATCAGTCATGCATATATGCCTTCTAATATAGAGACTGCTTTAGACTGTGAAGAAATTAAACATGTAGAAGACAGTCTTTCTGCAATTGCCCATTGTAGAGTATGTATGCTACTACATGGTCTGCTCCAAAGAAATGATCCACCTGACTCTTTTTTTGAGGACTATTCTCTGTTATGTTTCTATGTCCAGCGCTCACCTAAATGTTGGACGTCTGTGTTTCTAACAGCGCTGGACCTGGCTTATATCCTAGAGGCATATTTTGAGGAATATGGTCTTAGGGAAAAAGTTATATATGGTATAAATGCATTATTGGGGTCAGATATATTTCTGCACTTCTATGTCCTAAAGTGTTTCGTCCCTGTGAAATCTACAGAAGTACAACAATTCGAGGATCTGAATGCCTTGAAATTGGGATTCCTGCAGTGTACATTCAAGGGTCTCCAATGTAATAAGATTCCATTTAAATCAGTTTGGAAGACCCTCTCATCTAATGATTCATTGGAAAAATTTCAGTCTGATGCATCCTCAAGTGGAAAGCATGTTATACACCCACTCAGGGAAACTCAGGACATACCAGATAGTTTTTTGCCAATATTTGTCTCAATTTGGAAGGATTCTGTTCTGTTTAAGCAGCCATTTCCTGTGGTGGATAATGCTGGCATCTATCCTCCAGACCATCCCCTGGCCGGGGATGGTGATGTAATAAATAAATATAGTGGGCCATGTCTTATGGCTCCTACATTTACATCCACTCAGAAGAATGGGACATGTTCAGTATGTGTAATTTGTGAATGTTTGGCTGCTTCCAAGGAGGCCAAGGGGGCTATTGATCTAATGAGGGATGAAATAATGTCATGTTTTGGTAACAATGTCAAGCTAATTGATAGGATTGCTTTTATACTGAGCAAAGTGGATGCCCTGAGTTACATATCAGACCCTCTTCTCCGGCAAGTATTACTGCAGTGTAGGCCCCAGGAAATACATAAGCATCTGTTCTGTGATCCAATTTGTATAACAAATGCTGCGCGTGTGGACGTGGATGTTTTATTTGGATCTTGTGATATGAAGGATCTAAGTGTATTTAAATCAGCTTTGGCATATGGTCTTCAATTAAGACAAGAGCATATAGTGCCCGCGGAAGAGCTAGACACGCTATTAACGATATTTAAGTCTATACAACTTGTTGGAGTTAACAAAACCACATTTAATGAAATATTGGCAACTTTAGGACAATTATTACATCAGTGGGATATAAAATTAATTAACTTATATAACACGGCGCAACTCTACGTTTAAAGCACGATTATAGTATGAAGTTTCATCACATGAAACCTAAAGATACAAGGCCCATATACAATCAACACACGGGGCACACTGTCCCACATATACACACACAGAATAACTGTGAAATGAAATTTGTGTCGCCTGGAAGGATTAGGCGACCGTCTCTATCTTGTACTGTCAAGAAGAGAGGTAAGAGAAGGCATCCTGTACAAAATGTAGTGGACCTAGTGAATCCATTTTTATTCTTTCAGCTTGTGACAAAAAAGCCTCAGGTAGGTAGAGACTTTATAAGAGAGATGAGCATCCCAGTATCATCGGATAATACTGTATTTTTGCCCCTGAATGTGAGGAGACTTCCCCCAGGGAGATGTATTATGTTGTCTCCTTTTGGGCACAAATCTGTGTTAGAGTTTCACTGTGGTTCATGCAGAAAGGCATATCATGGCATCGCAGAGGCGCATTTCAGTGCTCTATTGTCTGGGCATCAGATTTCTACATCACATGAGGTAGATGAGGTGAATTCTCTACCACTTACAGTATTCAATAATGCAAGCAAGGTTATCCAGCATAAACTCTTTTACTTATCTCTATTGAGTCAGTCTATGGATACCATGAGGGCGAATTTCAAACAGCCTGGGCTTTTCTATGCCTACTTTACTTTAGCAAAATTCTGCCCTGGGGGTTGCCCTATATTTAGGAGACAGGCCAATACAGGCCTCTTAAGGATGATCACGGTCTACAGAAGCACATCAGTGCATATTGGAGACACATGCCTCCAGTCACTGTGTGAAAATCTTCCCGAGTATAAGATATCTATAGATACTGTGAATAAAGTGTATTATGTGTCCATTGAACCCAGGGAAAAGGAAAATAAGAATATTGCGCTTAATGAGGATGCTATCTGTGAAGCAGTAGCTTCATTGGATTGTAGTGATGAGCTGAGACAAGAACTAAGTACAGTTTATGAGCTTGTCTAGTTTCTCACAAAAGGTGGTGAAAATGTCAATACTGACAGTTGAAATGCTGCAGCTTGTGAGCCTCTGAGGCTTAAGAATCTTTGCATATGACGCTTAACTACTTTTGCCTCATTCTCTGATGGGAGATAGCATTGGAATATATAGCAACGTGAACTACCAGGATTTATACCAGGCATAGACATCATTGGTGTAATATTCTCATTTCCAAAGCACTCAACGATGGCTGCTCTGAACTTTCTGGCACCCTGGGGGCTTTCAGAAGAGACCTGCAGAGCTGCCCTAACTATGCTCACGGGTCCTGGTGGTGTGTAATCGACGAGAAGAAAAGCAGCTAGTGAGTTTGCTAGTCCTTTTACCAGTTTTGTGTAAATTTTGGGCACTGTGGGTGTCCCCGACGATGGTCCCTCACCTGGATCTTCCTCATCGGGTTGTTCACCAGGACCCTCGATGCCTTCTGAACCTCCTCCCTCCTCTCCTCCCTGCTCTTCCTCCTCCCTCCTCCTCTTCCTCCTCTCCTCCTCCCTCCTCTTCCTCCTCTCCTCCTCCCTCCTCTTCCTCCTCTYCTCCTCCCTCCTCTTCCTCCTCTTCTCCTCCCTCCTCTTCCTCCTCTTCTCCTCCCTCCTCTTCCTCCTCTTCTTCCGAGGGTCCGGGAGTCTCGCTGCCTTCATCAGGCAGCGGCTCAACCAGAGGCGGAAAAGGAGGGCCCGGTGAAAGCCGTGGCTCAGGTGCGGGTCCTGGTATTGGCACTGGCACAGGCACGGGCACTGGCACTGGTACTGGTACTGGCACAGGCATCGACGGTCCTGGCTCTGGATCAGGCAATGGGGATGGTTCTGGTTCATATCCAGACGACGGGGGTGGTTCAGGTCCTGGGACTGGCGGTGGAGCTGGCGCTGCCCCTTCCTGTTCTGGTCCCCTTTCAGGTCCTGTATCCGGTTCTGGTCCCGGTGGCTTTTTCCTTTGAGCGAAGAGTCGGCATATGTATTCTGGATTCTCCCACAGTGGCCACAGTGGACCTAAAAAACATCAGATATTAGGACATGAAGAGACCACACCTATGGTCTACTGATCCAATAATAAAAAACTCACTGCAGCCAGGATTAGTCCGGGTCTTCCTCTTCTTCTTCCTTGGAGGCTCCATTTTACTTATAGTCTACACCTATAAAATAAAAAACGAAAGCATTGATTGTTTTCCATCTATGACAAGGATTGAAATAAACTTATGCACGCGGATCATAAATTCAAGTTAATATTTATTGATTAAACGAATGTTATTAGATGATCTGCCTGTAGGTATTTAGGAGTCTTCTGAGTCGGTTTGCTTTCTTCAATTCCCTATTCTTCTGTCTGCACAACATCTTGTCATGCTTGGTTAGTCTACCTATTTCAACCCTTGCCAGGGTACATATGGATGCCTGAGAGCAGTGTGTACGGTCTAGGCCTAGGGTAGAAGCTAGATCCACTAGTTTCTTATTCATTATTGCACGGAGGTGTCTCCTTCTGGCACTTCTTCTTGCACGAAAAGTCTCCCCTCGTCTTAGGAACAGTTCCTGTGTTGGGGGTTCCGGCGAAGAGCTAGAAGTAGTAGCCTTTGGGCTGTCATCATATATATCTTCACAGGATTCATGAATATCCTCACTGTCGTTCTTATCTGGTATGAAGGAAAATATTGTATCAAATATACTAGATTTTGTGTAAGGAATGTCCAATATAGGGACCTTTGTGATATTGGGAGTCTTATTACCTTCATCTTCAAGATCTGTCTGACAGGCCACTGTGCAGACACCATCGGAGTTATATGTCCAGTCCGTTTGAGTGCTCTGTGACATGGTGGTCATGCCGCCGGTGCGGATGTTCCCAACATCAAGTTCAAAAAGTGCCGTGTGGAGGAAGTCATCAGGCTGACCAAACCAAGCTCCTTAAATTGAAAGAGATTTTTAGGACCCCTGGTTGTCCGAGATGGCCATGATGTGTCCCGTCATGAAAAATAATCTTACCTGGTGTGGGTGGCGGCTCTAGGTGGGTTGGTGACACTGTGTACCCTAGTTCTGGCGTGGGTTCGCTTAGTGGTGGGTCAGGGGTGAGTGGAGAGATTGGTGGGCGGGGCAGTGACATTGTATCTGTGAAATCTGATGATGGCTCGGATAAAGGTGGGTCAGGTGTCAGTGGAGAGATTAGGGAAGATAGCATGGAAAAAGTGGATGGAATGGAAATAGGTGACAAGTGCGGTGGACTCAATGGTGGTGAGGTGTGCTCTGGGGTGGGTAAATGCAGGATTGGTGGCGATGGGCTGTGGGGTGGGGCGGTGTCATCTAAGTGTGAAGAGGAAGTTAATGGAGTGGTGATGGGGTTCAAGTGCATTGGTGCCAATTCTGGAGGATAATGGCTGTTCTCTAATGTAGTTTCAATATTTGTATGTGTAGTGTCAGGCATATTTATGTCTTGGTCATGTAATGGAGATTGGAGGAAATCCAAGTATTGACTCCAATCAATGTCCTCTGTGAAGTGAGATTGGGCTTGCAGATTGGGTGACATCATTATATCTTGGACCAATTGATTTAGGTCCCCATCAGACTCAGGTAGTGTGGGTGATTGTGGGTAAAGGGACTCTTCATGCTGAGGTGTCAAGGGATAAAAGAGCTGGTGCCATGGTTCGTCTTCCATGTTATATTGTCTGTAAAATATGATAACACATGCATTTAGATAGAATTGAATAATTTATTAAAACAAAACAGACACAGTCTGATAAGCAAGTAAAATATACACATGTTTTCAGATTTGTGATGCCCATATGTGTAAGCTATGGAACATGAGACTCCAAGGTGAGGTGCTTAGGTATTCATTGGAAGGAATATGTTGCCATTGCCAAAGGTGATAAGCTAGGGATGGGTCAAAGAGTAGGGCAGTATGCCGCCCATCTGATGAGGATACGCCACAAATTGGAAGGCCATGAGATGGGTTCCTTGGGTAATGTTTGGCATAATCATCAGAATCTGTGGTGTGTCCATGGTAGGTGCACGCAACCAGTGCCTCCCGGTACAGTAAATTTTCTACTCCTTGCCGAGTGGGTGACACGCCCAAATGTGTCCCCTGTACCCAACATGGAAGAATCATAGATTTGAGGGGAAGCATAGCTATGGAGCGTGATGTTTCTGGAATCCTGATATTTAACCATCTAGATTCAAATCTTCCAGACGATGCCTCCTCTATTACCAGGTCTGGACCTGACTGTTCGCTGGAGGCACCCTTCTCTGGGGTGATTTTCCCAATGGCCCCTAATCGCTCTAAGATTAAAAATCCAAAAGCTCCCACAGCCAATGAGAAAGTCTTATGGTTGGCGAGAAACTGTTCCAAAACAGACCTGATTTCTACATTAGAGGTAATGCCTTCAGTGTAAGCATTCATGGCATGTAGGTTTTGCCTATATGATGGATCACAACCAATAACCAACCCCTTCACCGCACGTAGTGCCTGTCTCAAATTGGGGTCAAAGGCATTTATCACAAGAGTAGTGAAACCAGCATTCATAAATGCCGTTACTAGAGATTCATGTAAGACAAAACCAGGCATGCTTAGAAAAGCGACTGTACATTCCTTATCTGGTATGGCATATATGGCCAGAGTACGGTCCCTAAGATTTTCCATCAGTTTAGAGTCGTCGCCTAAATATATTTCCATATTTCCATAGTCTTTAGTGAGTAGGGCCCCCCTGAGCTTATTTGATTCCAGGAGACCATTCATCCTATCGGAGAAGGAAGACCATGTTGTTCTCAGGGATGATACAGACTGGCTAAAGAGTTGCCTCTGTCCCTGCTTAATTACAAATGGGTCAGTGAGGTGTGGATTCACTCGGCCAATTAACCTACATCGGACATTGTAGTCTTTGCATATTTTGAGAACTTCCCTGGTGTTGATTTCCAGGACTTCGACTACTAGGCCGGGAGTTTCAGACCATAGATATTTTAGGGGGTCATCAGACTCGGGGATATTTACCGTCATTGACAGGTTGCCCCCTATTGCCATTTCTATTAGGGTGGTCACCAGACCACCATCACTGATATCGTGTCCTGACAGAACAAATTTCTTAGCTAATAGCCTTTGAGACACATAGAAAAGGTTTTTGATGGAGTCAATGTCAGGCTCAGGCAGTTCATTGCGCATAGTGCTTTCGGGATGTATTAGTGAGCCAGTCAATAATGGTCTAGGGTTTGCATCCCCAAAAAGAACCAATATATGAGTGTGCACAGTTGTTAGGCATGGATTGACCTTATACATTTTCTTAAACTCACACTTAGCAGAGCACACGACGGCATTAATCCTGGAGTCACATGAAGTGGTGTCCGGGGGTGCGTCGTGCCTAGGTACTGTAATAGAGGCAGCCATGCCACTTTTAACCTCTAGGCTACAGCCCAGCTCGCGTACTAATTCTTTGCACCCGAACAACATGATCTCTAACCTTTGGGTGTCATGTTCGGGCCAGATCACCGACAGACTCAGGGTAAAGTCTTCCAGTCTGAGCTCTGCTGCCAACATGCAGTTTGTTAAGGCCTCTATTATTGTATACTGGGCACCCCGCACGGGGTCAAGTAGCACCTTCTTGGTTTGTTCTCCCAGTCCACACACGTACCCTGACCAGGCAAGGCTGGAGCTCGTGAGACTGTATTGGAACATATCCTCCAATGTTAGGTGCCTCCATATGGTAGGCTCATGGGGCGAGGCCCGGGAATTCTGCCTGCGTTTAGGAGTGATTAGACTTGTGTTAACAACTATGCTATAATCTGACATTGGCAAGTCTAATTCTCCAACTCCACACTGTTGTGCCACTGTGCCAAGACACCCACACCGATCCATGTGATAAGTTAGGTACTCTTTACTTGCCACCACTGGGTGAGACAGTGTCTGCTGTATAAGATTCTCTATATCTATGGTGTCACCTAGAAGACGTGTAATGGCATGTCCCCGTGCTCCAGGTGTTTCAGAGACAAATAAAATATCGTCTTCAACGTCTCTTGTTCTCGCCCGCTTCCTACCACGTGGCATCTGTAGGCTTATTGTAGGTGCCCTGTTATCAGTTAACATAGATTGGGGACATATGGGATGAACACTGTCATCCACAATATCTAGTCTATAAGCATTAGGTGTGGTGACACCTAAAACAGTGGCAGCACATCTATATTGTTTACATGAGTTCAAGAGAACGGTTAGGCAGCTGGTGGGAGCACCCTCAACGTCAACCTGTCTGTCATCTATAACAAAGAACATGCATGGACTTCTCCCATTTAAAAAATATTGTCTAAGATAGACTTCCAATTCCTGTCTGAGGTGGGTTGGGTCTTCAGTCATGCGCAGTTCATTTAGAACAGGCTCTGGTAAACCAGAGACAAATAATCTGAGTCCAAGATTACTGCCACCGATTAAGGCCGACAGCTGCTCAGCAGTGGATGCAAATCTGGGGCGTCTGGCACTGCTACTTATCATTGGGGGGCGGCATAGCTGATGTGAGAGCGCCAGGGCTTGACACAATTTCATCCAAATAGAAGGGGACTCACAATATAGGTCTGATGATTGGATTGTGGTCAGTTGACTTATGAAATCACCCAGGCAGACAATGTATTGACCAGGACGCAGTCTGCTTGTATGGGACTCATTTTCAGTGACCGATGATATCAGAGAATAGAAATTAATTGATTTTGACCAAGTCTGGGCCTGGTTATCAGATGCTTCCCATATGCGATGGAACCCGTTGAGGACAGGAACACCAAGGCGACACAAGGTCTCAGACAAAGTTGTCTGCTCACTTAGAAATTTTAAGTTGTGAATTGCCTGGGAATAACTGCCTGGTTCGAAGAGCGTGGGGACGAACGCTCCCACCTGAGTGCCACTCAGGCATGCCAGTGGGAAAACAGATATCTGTTCTCTGACTGCATCCATTAACATTTCAGTGTAGCTTATGAGTGAGTACGTCCTGGTGATCAGCTTAGTGGGTCCAGTGACCTGTAATGATCTTATATGGGCCCGGTCTATAGGGATCACAGTATACAGCCCACCACCATGTGCAGTGGTATTTCCGGTAGAGGTGATCACCTGTCTGGCCAGGGACAACAGACCCAGATGCTGTGAGAAAATAGCATCATGAATGGGATCCGTCTCCGTTTGGAATAGTGTCCCTGATGTCTGTATGAGGGCATCAAGTGGGAATTCTTGGAAAGGAAAACTTAAATTATTATATAAGGATAAATCAGTCTGAGAAATGAGGTCACTAAAAACTTCTTCCTCTACTTGTCCTGTTGTTTCTAGAGCTGATCTGAAAGTCAGGAGCCTGCCCCTCTCAATTCTCCCAATACATGATTGTCTGGTGGTCACTGTATTAAGGTCCGCCCACTCAAGAGCCAGTTGGGTGGGTCTGCCATGCAGGGCTGGTCCATATTTCAAAAGCACGCTATGTTGACTGGGTGTTTCATGGGCTAGAGTTGAAATTGGCTGTGTGTCAGACACATTCAATCTGGAGAGAAAACTCTCCACGGCTCTCTCTTGGTCATTATCATTACTACTGGAATCAAATATGAAGATAAAAACCTCTTCACTGCTCCCTGAATCTGGTCTTATTTCCAGAGGGGTCTGAGTTGTCGCTAGTCTGAGAAAGGCGCGTTCAAGTGGTGTGTGATCAGATGGTCTGTAGACCACGCGTACAACTGTCCCGGTTTGGCTCCTCAAAATCTCATTTAAGAGGAATAGAGGCATGGCTGCGGTCCACTGGATTTCACCGTCCTGAGGCAATCAACAACTCTATTTTAAATAGACCAAAAGTATATGTGGGCATGGTTTCTTATACACTTAACATAATTTTTATGAAATGGTTTCATACTACTCACCGAGGCTGTGTTCTCACAGTGTTGGGTCGGGTCTGTATGCCTCACTGACACAGTTGGCCGTGTTATTAATCCGAAGGATTGTTCTGGGTATCGAGCTCCGGTAGGCGTGGCGTAGCCGTGGATTTAGTATTAGTGATTGTGCTCAAAGAGAGGTGATTCAGTTTAATGAGAGGAGTGATTCATTTGTGGGTTTATGGGCAGGAGGTTAAAAGAAGGGTGGTGGAGTATGAGATGGTGCAATCACTGCTACAATGGGTTAGATGTTGAAGATTATATTTTTGAGTATAAAATTAGTATGGTTAATAAGATGGACTAAACAATAAAAATAAATCAGTGATAAAAATCAATGCATGCAGACACACTAAGAAGTCAGCTACATGGGCTCATTTGAAACTAGGGGATCCTGCAATGCAGAGGTGAGATTAAATTATTTCTTCATTTAATTTCAAGATCTTTCAGGGGATTTGATCCTTATCTAAACATTCACGTTGAGTGGGCCATATAAATCAGGCCCCCCTATGAAAGGCTCAAATGGAAAATTTTATGCATATATATTAATAGCCCACCAGATGGCAGTAATCGCTCGTGGCTGCTTACTCAGCCCATTGGGGATATCAGACAGATGTAAATGTGAAGTTATTTAAAGTCTCACATTTTTAAATATGTGGGAATAGAAGAAGAAGTGAAAGAGGCAATTACGTATTTTCACTCATTTTTAAAAAAATAGTTTTTTTCATCTGATCTAAATAGTCCTTCCTTTTCCAAGAGAGAGGCATGCCTCTCTTGAAAGTATTTATAAGGATTAATTATATAATCATTAATTAGGAATTTAAAATCACCTCAAGAGAAATATAATTTCAACTAAGTGCTCTGATCCATCACTTGTACCTAATTTGACACATCTGCACTAACAAGTATTATCCACCAGACCCAAGAAGTTTTAAATACTCCCCGGTTAGAGTTGCAGAAGTTATTTGTTGGCTGAAGTCACTCACTCTCCCTTCATCAGGTCCTTCTGGAAAGGAAGGACACATGTTAGTACTGAATAAATGTACCTGAAATAAACCACAACCTAAAATTATCTTCAGTCATCTGGATATGTCTAAATATGAACAAACAAATCTCACAGATCATTCAGTTTCAGGTATTAGAAACCTCAAGGACATTTCTAGATGTAGATAACTCTCCTAGAACCTCAGGTTTCAGGTTTTATGAAATTGAAGATTCACACTCTATATAAAGAAACACCTAAGAGATCATTAAGTTTCAGAACATATAAACTTCCATATCAGAGAATACTCAGCAACATAAGACCCTGAGCTGAGGCTTGGCCTAACACTTAATTAAAAATAAAAATCTATGTGCAAACCACTTACCAGACGGCTGCTCAGAGTGACCTGTGCAGGAAGGAGATGTTTATTGCCTAGGGCATAGACTTGCAACGGCCTGGTCACAGTGAGCTGTTCAGGAAGGAGACACTAATTAACTAAGGTAACAGATGTGCTTGACATGTCTGAAAGCATGAATAATGAGGTTATTTTTTATGAGATGTTGTGGTTTGTGATTAATTATGGGTAGTTGTGGATAGTGGGTATGGGATAAAATCGGAAATTTTTATGTTATGGGAAAAGATTAACATGGGTGTGACCTTTCTAGGAATTCTGAAGGCCATTAATCAGGCACAAAATTCCTCACATAAGCTGCCCGAGACTATGATTAATTATGACAAAACATCCAGGAGGTTTTGGAATCCCCTTGGGTACGGTCCTGGTTTTAAGCCAGGATTGACTCACGGATTTACGCAATCCATATTTTATGATTGGTGGGGGTAAATGACGAGGCGAATGAAGGAGGGGCCCGTTAACTATAAAAGTAGCAGCATAAATCTGTAACTTATTCTACCTACAGAAAGGCGCGCTGTGAGAGATCCAGATTCCTAACTGCCAGAGCCATGGTCAGATCGAAGAGGAGCCCACCCTGCGACCCACATTGCCTGATCCGTGGCTGTGTATATGGAAGGGAAAATTGCAACACCTGTGACTACTGTAAAGGGCCAACAGGCTATTATGGGCACATAAGACCCATATGTACTAAGTGCATACAGCTGTGTGCAGCCAAGCAGCGGGAAAAATGTGATGCTGAGGCTGGCCCCTCTGGTCAGGGTGCTGGATCCGGGCCTTCTACGGCCTCTGGCTCGCGTCTGAATTCTGGGAGCGGTGTGATTGTGATTAGTGATGACTCCGACTCTGAGAACCAAGTTGAGGAGATCTATGTTTTGACAAGTTCTCCCGAACGTCAGGATTCATCTGATGAAGAATCCGATAGGCCACAGAGAGGTGGTGCAGAGAGCTTCTTATTGAGGGAGAGTTCATGTGTGGACCCGGTCAGTGACGATGAGGAAGAGGAAGAGGAGGTAGAGGGGGAATTTGATGACTTTATCAATGATGGGGAAGATGATGATTATGAGGATGATGGACATGAGGGGGATGATGAGGGTGAGGGTGAGGATGAGGATGAGGATGAGAGAGATATTGATGGACATGAGGGGGATGAGGATATTGAGGATGATGGGCATGAGGGAGATGATGAAGATGAAGGGGAGGAAGAGTTTGAAGATGAAGAGGATGATGATTTTGATGACTCTGAAGATGATGAAGATATAGAAGGTAGAGACAGTGGATATTGGACCCAGGACTCCGAAAATGAAAATGATTCTGGGGATGATATGGATGATGGGGGAGATGTTGAGGATATGGAGGATGTGGAAGATGTGGAGGATGTGGAGGATATATGTAATGGACACTGTGGTGGTGCATGTGAGGGTGACTGTGGCGGGCGGCGCGGGAAAAAGAGATCAATAGGAGAAAATCAGGAGGAAGGATGGGGAGACATGGACTATGATCCTGAATCTGACTCGGATTCAGATGTTGGACATAGGAAAAAGAGGCCTAGGCCGATATCCGAGGAATCAGACTCTGATTAATTAAAGGCCTTAAGGAATTTGACAAAAATAAAATTAGAAATAAACTGTAACCTGAAATGGTCATGGAATTTTTAACATGTAATTAAGTATAATGATACTAACCTTAAACTATCTGATTCATCAGCTGTTAATGGTTATTCAACACTATTGACCCGGCGGCAACTCAAAACCCTTTTCTCATTTTAGGACATAGGATTGACCAATGAGGAGACACCTATGTGCAGAATATGTCTTGACACTGCAAATGAAAAGGAACATTTGCTAACCCCCTGCAAATGTTCTGGAACTATGAAATTTATTCATCATAGCTGCCTCACCCAGTGGTACAAGATTTCAGCTATGACCCAGTGTGAACTCTGTCATTATCCATTTGCTTATAGACTAGAGTCCAAACCCCAATCTCTGGTTCCTTCTTGGCGAAGGGATCAAGGCATTTATAAGGTGTTCCTCCTATGGTTGACTCTATTACTAATACCTCTAATTGCCTTCACTGTGTCCCTGTGTTTGATACTAATGTTACATCTACAAACTGTTGTTATTGCAATATTTGTTGGGGTAATGTTATGCGCAGTGGTGGCTCAAGTATCATTGGCTGTGGAATTTAATAGGGTTCTGAGAACACTAATAGCCTGTATCCGGCTCAGAGATAGTGAGATTACGTTCTTTGATCTGGGTGATGAAATATCTCCAAGTCAGACGCCACCCAATACTTATGAAAACTCATCCCCTAATGCCCATCTAATATCAAATGTTAGAATTGATGTTTAGATTGTGAAGAGATTTTATTGCTATAAATCACCTTTTATTGGATGACAATAAATTATTGGATGACAATAAAAAGCTATAAAAACTATCCTGGGTGCCCGTCAGTATATCAGACGCATATTATTAATTGGTCAAAGTCTAGATCTTGAGCTATAAAAACATCAGCCATTTGAACAGAATCTATTTCTCAGCACTGGTTGCTTTGAGGGAAGCTGGAGACCAAGTCTAGATCTGGAGCTATAAAAGAACAGCTCTCTATAAAAGCACCAGGTCCTTTGAACAGAATCTATTTCTAAGGACCGGTTGCTCCAAGGAAAACTGCAAGCCATGTCTCTTAGTGAAGAGGCTCCATTATGCAGGATCTGCTTTGAAGGCAATGTTGACAAAGACTGTCTACTGAGTCCATGCAAGTGTGATGGGACAGTGAAATATGTGCATCAGGGCTGCCTAAGTCGGTGGTACAATGAAGCCCCACGGACCGAGTGTGAGCTATGCCAATGGCCACTGAGTTTAACTGCGCAAGAGTATTCAAGGATTAATTGGACCTGTATATCCTATAAGCAGAACAAAACTGGATATTGGATACTTTGGTCCTTGTTTGTGGTTGTCTGCCTTCTATTTGTAGCCCTGACCTCAACTATATACTATATACCTATTATGAAGAAGAAGAATACCAAGGCATGGATTACTCTCATAGGGCTCCTCTGCTTCTGCTCTGTATGCATTTTGATTGCCGCCTTTCGGTTTGGCATTGCTCTAGCCCTTTCAGGTTTCCTCACAAGAGTGACAACATACAGGGTTAAATTTTACAATAGAGAGCCTGAGACAGGAAGTTTTCCAGAAAACACTGAAAAAAGAACAACTATCAAGGCTTCAGAGGAGATCATGGATGTGTGAGAGCAGGAAGGAGTGGTCATTGTGGAGTTTCGGTCTGACAGCTGCGTGAGAGCCGCAGGCTAGTGCACCGTGGGAACAATATGTATACAAGGACAATTTGTACCCACAGACAATGCAGGGCCCCAGCCGGATGATCTGGGGGCAATGAGCCCTGATAAGCAGATATTGTGGGGGTTGGCAAGATAAGTAT